CTGGACATTTAATTGGAACAGCCAAATAAACAGTAGGCTTTAAAAGCATATCTTTTATAGCTACAATATCTGACTCTGTGATGATAGAATATAAATCTTCCAACTCTTTTTCATTTAAGTCTTCAATTGGAATGCTTTCTCCGTTAGCATGAATCGTTTCTATACATGATACTATCATGTGGGCTATATTTTTATCATCAAAAATTTTAGGGTAATGGAACTTAATTTTAATGTCACCCAGTGTATACCAGAGGTCTTCTGGTGCATCTATTTGTGTATGTAATAGATTTATATGGGTTGGTATTTCAGTTCCACAGGTGCACTTCCAGGAGTTTTCGTGATTAACTTCTCCAAGAGAATGTGCCCATAAATGAATCAATAGTAGTTCTGATTCTTGGCGGTTTAAATCTTTTGCATTTGTGCATTCTTTGATTAGCTTTTTAACGATCTCTTCTACTGAACCGTTCTTTTTAGCAGTAATAAGTTCTAGATATTCTTTAAGAGTAAATGCGCGACAGTTGATTATTTTAGAACCAACTCTCACATCAAATTTGTATTCATACATATTTAGCTCCTTTATTTATCATATTTATAAATAGAATAAAAGGAGCATCTATGGCAAACATTATTCGTTGTAAATTACCAGATGGTGTTCATCGTTTTAAACCATTTACGGTAGAAGATTATCGAGATTTTTTGTTAGTTCGAAACGATATAGAACATCGGTCACCACAAGAACAAAAAGAAATAATTGCTGATTTAATTGCTGATTATTTTGGAGACTATCCGAAGACTTGGCAACCATTTATATTTTTGCAGGTATTTGTAGGGTCAATAGGTAAAACTAAAGTACCGGTCACATTTGTATGTCCAAAATGTAAAAAAGAAAAGACAGTTCCATTTGAAATATATCAAAAAGAATTAAAGGAACCTGTTTTTGATGTAGCTAATGTTAAAATTAAATTAAAGTTTCCTTCTGAGTTTTATGAAAATAAAGCAAAGATGATTACTGAAAATATTCATTCTGTTCAAGTAGATGAAATATGGTATGATTGGAAGGAAATTAGTGAATCAAGTCAAATAGAACTTGTTGATGCAATCGAGATAGAAACATTAGAAAAAATTCTTGATGCAATGAATCCTATTAATTTAACATTGCATATGTCCTGCTGTGATAAGTATGTAAAAAAATACACTGATATAGTAGATGTGTTTAAGCTATTAGTTAACCCAGATGAAATATTTACTTTTTATCAAATTAATCACACACTCGTAAAAAGTAATTATAGCTTAAATTCAATAATGAAAATGATTCCTGCCGAGCGCGGATTCGTATTAAAACTGATTGAGAAGGATAAACAATAATGAGTATGTTGCAACGCCCAGGATATCCAAATCTCAGCGTTAAATTATTTGATAGCTACGACGCTTGGAGTAATAATAGATTTGTTGAATTAGCTGCTACTATTACCACATTAACTATGCGGGATTCTCTTTATGGCCGAAATGAAGGAATGCTGCAGTTTTATGATTCTAAAAATATCCATACAAAAATGGATGGAAATGAAATAATTCAGATTTCTGTAGCTAATGCAAACGATATTAATAATGTTAAAACACGAATTTATGGATGTAAGCATTTTTCCGTGTCAGTAGATTCAAAGGGTGATAACATCATTGCTATTGAATTGGGAACTATTCATTCTATAGAAAATCTTAAATTTGGCAGACCGTTTTTCCCTGATGCAGGTGAATCTATAAAGGAAATGCTTGGCGTCATCTATCAAGATCGCACATTATTAACTCCAGCGATAAATGCTATAAATGCTTATGTTCCTGATATTCCATGGACTAGTACATTTGAAAACTATTTGTCGTATGTCAGAGAAGTTGCTCTAGCTGTAGGAAGTGACAAATTTGTATTTGTATGGCAAGACATCATGGGAGTTAACATGATGGATTATGATATGATGATAAATCAAGAACCGTATCCAATGATTGTCGGTGAGCCATCTTTAATAGGTCAATTCATCCAAGAATTAAAATATCCATTAGCATATGATTTCGTTTGGTTGACTAAATCGAATCCTCACAAACGTGACCCAATGAAAAACGCTACTATCTATGCTCATTCATTTTTAGATTCTTCATTGCCAATGATTACTACAGGAAAAGGAGAAAACTCTATTGTAGTGTCAAGGTCAGGTGCTTATTCTGAAATGACTTATAGGAATGGATATGAAGAAGCTATTCGTCTTCAAACTATGGCGCAATACGATGGCTATGCTAAATGTTCTACTGTCGGTAATTTTAACTTGACTCCTGGCGTTAAAATTATTTTTAATGATAGTAAAAACCAATTTAAAACAGAATTTTACGTTGATGAAGTTATCCATGAATTATCCAATAATAATTCAGTAACTCATCTATATATGTTCACTAATGCAACGAAACTGGAAACAATAGACCCAGTTAAGGTTAAAAATGAATTTAAATCTGATACTACCACTGAAGAAAGTAGTTCTTCCAATAAGCAATAAAGAAGTTTCTATTCCTAAAATGGGTCTTAAACACTATAACATTTTAAAAGATGTTAAAGGTCCTGATGAAAATTTAAAACTTCTTATTGATTCTATTTGTCCGAATTTATCACCGGCAGAAGTTGATTTCGTTTCTATTCATTTATTGGAATTTAATGGAAAGATTAAATCTCGTAAAGAAATAGATGGTTATACTTATGACATTAATGATGTTTATGTATGCCAAAGATTGGAATTTCAATACCAAGGAAATACATTTTATTTTAGACCTCCTGGAAAATTTGAACAATTTTTAACTGTGAGCGATATGTTATCCAAATGCTTGCTTAAGGTCAATGATGAAGTTAAAGAAATTAATTTTCTTGAGATGCCAGCATTCGTTTTAAAATGGGCAAATGACATTTTTACAACTTTAGCAATTCCTGGCCCTAATGGTCCAATAACCGGAATTGGCAATATTATTGGATTATTTGAATGAAAAAGCCACAAGAAATGCAAACGATGCGTAGAAAAGTTATTTCAGATAATAAACCAACACAGGAAGCGGCTAAATCCGCTTCCAATACTTTATCTGGACTTAACGATATATCTACGAAATTGGATGATGCTCAAGCTGCTTCTGAATTAATTGCTCAAACTGTCGAAGAAAAATCGAATGAAATAATTGGAGCAATTGACAACGTCGAAAACGCAGTGAGTGATACTACTGCTGGTTCTGAGTTAATTGCTGAAACTGTCGAAATTGGCAACAATATTAATAAAGAAATCGGTGAATCGCTCGGGAGTAAATTAGATAAATTAACGAGTTTATTAGAGCAAAAAATTCAGACAGCTGGAATTCAACAAACAGGAACCAGTTTAGCCACTGTTGAAAGCGCTATTCCTGTTAAAGTCGTTGAGGATGATACAGCTGAATCTGTTGGTCCTTTATTACCAGCTCCTGAAGCAGTTAATAATGATCCTGATGCTGATTTTTTCCCTACCCCTCAGCCAGTTGAACCTAAACAAGAATCGCCAGAAGAAAAACAGAAAAAAGACGCATTTAACTTAAAATTATCTCAAGCTTTAGATAAATTAACGAAGACTGTTGATTTTGGATTTAAGAAATCTATTTCAATTACTGATAAAATATCAAGCATGTTATTTAAGTACACCGTCAGTGCTGCTATTGAAGCTGCTAAAATGACTGCAATGATATTGGCTGTTGTTGTTGGAATAGACCTGTTGATGGTTCATTTTAAATATTGGTCAGATAAATTTTCACAGGCTTGGGATTTGTTTAGTACAGACTTTACTAAATTCTCTAGCGAAACCGGAACATGGGGTCCTTTATTACAGAGCATCTTTAGTTCTATTGATGAAATTAAAAAATTCTGGGAAGCGGGAGATTGGGGCGGTTTGACAGTAGCTATTGTAGAAGGGCTTGGAAAGGTTCTTTATAATTTAGGTGAACTTATCCAATTAGGTATGGCTAAATTATCTGCGGCAATTCTTCGAGTTATTCCTGGTATGAAGGATACCGCTGATGAAGTAGAAGGAAGAGCACTAGAAAATTTCCAAAATTCTACTGGAGCATCTCTCAATAAAGAAGACCAAGAAAAAGTAGCAAATTATCAAGATAAACGAATGAATGGAGACCTCGGTCCAATAGCAGAAGGACTAGATAAAATTGCGAACTGGAAAACTCGTGCATCTAACTGGATTCGTGGTGTTGATAATAAAGAAGCATTGACAACTGACGAAGAACGTGCAGCGGAAGAAGAAAAATTAAAGCAACTTTCACCTGAAGAAAGAAAAAATGCTTTAATGAAGGCTAATGAAGCTCGTGCCGCGATGATTCGTTTTGAAAAATATGCTGATTCAGCTGACATGAGTAAAGACTCAACGGTTAAATCAGTTGAAGCTGCCTATGAAGACCTTAAAAAACGGATGGATGACCCGGATTTAAATAATTCACCGGCAGTTAAAAAAGAACTTGCTGCTAGATTTTCTAAAATTGATGCTACTTATCAAGAACTCAAGAAAAATCAGCCTAATGCCAAACCTGAAACTTCTGCTAAATCGCCAGAAGCAAAACAAGTCCAGGTTATTGAAAAGAACAAAGCACAACAAGCTCCTGTTCAACAAGCATCTCCTTCAATCAATAATACTAATAATGTTATTAAGAAAAATACTGTCGTTCATAATATGACACCCGTAACGAGCACGACTGCTCCTGGTGTATTTGATGCGACTGGAGTTAATTAAGGAATAATATGGCAATTGTTAAAGAAATAACTGCTGATTTAATTAAAAAGTCCGGTGAGAAAATTTCAGCCGGACAGAGTACTAAATCAGAAGTAGGAACTAAAACATACACTGCCCAGTTTCCAACTGGGCGTGCTAGTGGTAATGACACTACAGGGGACTTCCAGGTAACAGATCTATATAAGAATGGATTATTATTTACTGCATACAATATGTCATCTAGGGATTCTGGAAGTCTTAGATCGATGAGATCTAACTACTCTTCTTCATCTTCGAGTATTTTACGTACAGCCAGAAACACTATCAGTAATACAGTATCAAAACTGTCAAATGGATTAATATCAGATAATAATTCAGGAACAATAAGTAAAGCCCCTGTTGCAAATATTCTTTTACCAAGATCTAAATCCGATGTTGATACATCATCACATAGATTTAATGATGTTCAAGAAAGTCTTATCAGCAGAGGCGGAGGTACTGCTACTGGTGTGCTAAGTAATATTGCTTCAACTGCAGTATTTGGAGCACTGGAAAGTATAACACAAGGTATAATGGCTGATAATAATGAACAGATTTATACGACAGCCAGAAGTATGTATGGCGGCGCTGAAAATAGAACTAAAGTGTTTACATGGGATTTGACTCCACGTTCCACAGAAGATTTAATGGCTATTATTAATATCTATCAATATTTTAACTATTTTTCTTATGGTGAAACGGGCAAATCTCAATATGCTGCTGAAATAAAGGGGTATTTAGATGATTGGTATCGTTCTACGTTAATTGAACCTTTATCTCCGGAAGACGCAGCTAAAAATAAAACACTATTTGAGAAAATGACATCGAGTTTAACTAACGTTCTAGTAGTTTCAAACCCGACAATTTGGATGGTGAAAAACTTTGGTGCAACATCTAAGTTTGATGGAAAAACGGAAATATTTGGCCCATGCCAAATACAGAGCATCAGATTTGATAAAACACCTAATGGTAACTTTAACGGATTAGCTATTGCTCCAAACCTCCCTAGTACATTTACTCTTGAGATTACTATGAGAGAAATTATCACGTTAAACCGTGCTTCTTTATATGCGGGGACTTTTTAATGTATTCTTTAGAGGAATTTAATAATCAAGCAATAAACGCAGATTTCCAACGTAATAATATGTTTAGCTGCGTTTTTGCGACAACTCCATCAACTAAAAGCTCTTCGTTGATAAGTTCAATTAGCAACTTTTCTTATAATAACTTGGGCCTAAATTCAGATTGGTTAGGATTAACTCAAGGCGATATTAATCAGGGAATTACTACGCTAATTACTGCTGGCACACAAAAACTGATAAGAAAATCAGGGGTTAGTAAATATCTTATTGGTGCCATGAGTCAACGTACAGTTCAAAGTTTATTAGGCTCATTTACAGTTGGTACATATTTAATTGACTTCTTTAACATGGCATATAACTCATCTGGATTGATGATATACTCCGTAAAAATGCCAGAGAATAGATTATCCTATGAAACTGACTGGAACTATAATTCTCCTAATATTCGTATAACCGGAAGAGAATTAGACCCTTTGGTTATTTCATTTAGAATGGATTCAGAGTCGTGTAATTATCGTGCAATGCAAGACTGGGTTAACGCTGTTCAAGACCCAGTAACTGGACTGCGTGCTTTGCCACAAGATGTCGAGGCAGACATTCAGGTTAATCTTCATGCTCGTAATGGATTACCTCATACTGCTGTGATGTTCACTGGATGCATTCCAGTGTCAGTGAGCGCTCCTGAGTTATCATACGATGGAGATAACCAAATAACTACATTTGATGTTACTTTTGCGTATAGAGTCATGCAGGCTGGAGCGGTTGATAGACAAGCTGCTCTTGAATGGCTTGAATCTGCTACTATAAACGGTATTCAAAGCGTTCTCGGAAATAGTGGAGGTGTTACTGGACTATCTAATTCGCTTTCACGACTTAGTAGATTAGGAGGAACTGCAGGAAGCATTTCAAACATTAATACTATGACAGGAATTGTCAATTCGCAAAGTAAAATATTAGGAGCAATATAACAATGGGGACCGAAAGGTCCCCATATTTTTATTTACGGAATGAAATAAAAGCAGCAACTGAAGCAACTAAACTGTCTTCAATATAAACTTCAATTTTTACCGGAGCTTCTGACTCAAATTTACCTGTTACTACACCTTGGAAAATGCTTTCAGTCTGTTCTGGCTTTGAAAAATTTTCAGAAGGAAAAATTCCGAACTTTTTATCTGTTCCAAAAATTTTGATAAATTCGTCGTAAACCGCTTCATTAAAAGCGTTATCAGCAGGAATAACGCCTTCAACTACGAGTTCTTGACCTAAAAAGCGCAAAGAAGATTTCATTTTGTGTTCCTCATGTTATGTCAGTAAGATTATTATAACACAACACGAGTGACTTGTAAACTACATCTTGAACTTTTTAGACATTCCGTTGATGTTAACCAAAGAAGCCAAGATTTGAGAAACTTCGTTTTCCTCTTCTTTTGATTCTTCTACAAGGAATTGATTAAATCCAGCCATTGGACGAACTTCACCAGTTTCCATTAGATGGTCGCCATCATATACCGATTCTTCTAATTGTTCAGAAGGAGGAACGATTGTGCCTTCGATTAGATACTTATTATAAGCAGTTTCTTTCATCATGTACGTACTCACTTTATTAATCTTCAGCAAAATTCCACGCGGTAAAATAACTTCAGCTTCTGATGGAAATCCTGATAAATGTCCTGGAACGATAACTTTGATTCGCTCAGCTCCTTTAATTACCATACCCACGCTAGTTTCAGCATCTTCATTCGCATAAGCAGAGTGACTGCCCATATGCATCAAATCTTCTGCGTCAACTGAACCTTCTCCTTCACCAGAAAATACTGCGCCGGAATCATCTAGAGCCATATAGTTTTTACCATACTCACCGAAGATATTTGGTTTAAGCGATGTGGATACGAAGTTCTTGAAGTAGAACATTTTATTTTCAATATTATGACGTAAAGTTTTAAAGGTAACTTCTTGTCCACGGTAAAGTGTAGTTCCTGGAGGAAGAACTGATCCTTTGGCAAAGGCAGAATCCATTGTCTCGATGCGTTTAATAGCTCGTTCCATATATTCTTCACGGGTAGAATCCGGTTTACCTAAAAGGAACGAGTTCATTTCAACATATGAATCTGCACAATAATCTTCAATTACATCAGACTCAGCCTGAGTTAATCCTTTTGGAGTTACTTCAGTACTTGCATATTCATACGCTTGAGAAGCAGACTCATTAATCAATTTATAAACGCCATTCATGACAAATTGAATAATAGCTACCTTTTCATCTGGCGTGGCTTTAGAACCTTTAACTAAATCATTGACGATTTTCTTAATAACATCAAAGCTATTAGAAATATTAATGTCAGCAAGATCGCTTAAAATTTTATCAGTTTTATAATCAAAAAATTCTTTATTCTTTAAATATTCTTGAGAACCTTGATATGTTATATCGCTCTGTAACTTGATAGATGGATCACGTAAACGTGCATGAGCCAATGCAATATGATTTCGGAAGCTTTCTAATTCATAATCACTAGATTTAAAACGGGAAGCACTTCTCATACCACCGATAGCTCCTTTGCTGAAGTTTGAACCAACCTGAATAACGCCAGAGTTCATTGGTCCTTCTGCTTTATATACCGGAACTTTAGATTCAAACTCTTGATATTTCTTAGCAGCGAAGCTATCACCCTGAAGTGAAGCATCGACAGTAGAATATTGAGCTTGTGCTGCTAATCGACGACTAATTTTAGTTTTCTGAATAACAGCTTGATCCGTGCGCTTATCATTTTCTAAGGCAATAGAAGCAGCAACAGCGACAGCTTTAGGAACAGCATTACCTGTTTTAACATCTACATAAACATCACCAACCTTTGATTCAACTTTTGTGAATAACTCAGTTGAAATAGGAGGTACACCTGGAATGTCTTCTAAATTGGCATTTTTACGGTAAACCATAATATATGCATACTTTTTATCATAGTCCCAGATTTCCTTTAAAAGAACATATCGACCTGCTCCTTTAGTACGTACTAAACGGTCGGCAATAACTTGCATTTGACGAGCTGCACCGTTTGTTTTACTCTTTAGTACGCGGAATAGGCATGCGTCAATTTTATACTGTTTCATTGTTTGAAGAGCAGTATCAAAAACCGCATTAATAACACCAATTGGATTTCCACCCAAGTTTTTAAGTTTAACTAATGATAGTTTCTCATTAACACCTATCATTACGATATGCATCATTTTATCGCCTGGCTTAACGTTTTTATTTGTATCACCGCCAGAGGTGTATGTACAAAATCTAAATCCAGGAAGCACACTTTCTTCGCCTGCTTGAATAGCAAAAATTTGAGGTATTTTATGCTTAGGATTTAAGTTAACAACCGGCGCCGAAGCGCCGTCAAATAATTCTGTAATAAGTTCCATGATTTATCCTTGAACGAACTTGTAAGGCATGTTTGTAATATCTATGCAAGACGCAATAATTCCAAGAGATGATTCTACTTTCTGTTTAACATTTGATGAAACAAATGATGCAAAGTCAACTCTGTCTTCTATTTCAATATCATCTGTCATTGCAACTACTTCACCCGTTTCCATTAGACGGTCACCGTCATAAATTACCGATTCGGTGAGTTCTTCCGTAGTCATAACTTCAGCTTGAATGAGTTTTGTATTATTAGATGTTGTTCCGTCATTATTAGAAGCATCAGTTATTTTATTAACTTTGACCATCAATCCGCGCGGTAGAATAACTTCAGCTTCAGTTGCTATTCCGAGACTTCCTGGATATACAACATTAACTTTATGAGCTCCATCAATTGCCCATCCTATTTGAACTTTAACGTATTCAGGATTTTCTTTATACGCTCTTATTTCGTTTGGATTAATAGTTATTCCTTCTTCATTTTTATCAACTGTTAATTCATTACGAGCTTCTGGTTCTAAAAGACCGATACCAGCATGTGTAATTCCAAAACGTCCAAAAATGATAGGAGTTAAAGAAGTAGATACAAAATTTCTGAAATAGAACACTTTATTTTTAACTAGTGCTTCGTATATAGGAGCAGTCATACTTTGAGCACGATAAACTGTAATGCCTTCTGGTATACGGTCACCATTTTCAAAAGCTGAATCTAAATTATTTATCGCAGATTCAATTTCTTTTTCACTCATTACATCATATCGTTCTGGATTGTAGCGGCCTAAAAGAAGATTATTGATGTCAGTATATCCTGATCCACAATACTCTCTAATACCGCGCTTTTGCGACGGAGTATATTTAGAACCATCACGGGCAATAGTAATATCAATCATTGGACCTGCACCAATTCCAGAAAAGCTATAAATCATTCGTTTGAGGAATTTAGTTTTTGCTGCGTTCCAGGAATTTTTAGTTATTTCTTCCCAGACTTCATCTGGCTGTCCTTTACGGGTTTTATTATGTTTATCAAGCCAAGTATCTTTATATTCTTCAAAGAATTTATTAATAGCTGCTGCGTATTTCTCTAAACATTTTATTGAAGTAGTTGGTTCATTTTTGATCGCGTTAAAAATTACGTCTTTAATTTTTTCAGAAATTTCATCAACATCACTTTTTGAAAAGAATTTATAGTCATAGTGAAGTTCATTTGCAGTTCCTTCAGCAATAATTTTTGATGCCTTAGTTTTAGAAGCTAATGAATTAATTCCAAGCTTCATTTCTTCTGCTTCGGGAATTAAAGGAGCGGTAGCAGGTTTATTGAAATTAGCTGCGGTAGATTCATACTTCTGGAATAATTCACTTTCAAATCTAGAAGATTCCAATGATTGACTTTGTGCAATTGCTCTACGGGAAATTTTAACTTTAACAATTACAGCTTGATCAGAACGTTTATCATTTTCTTGCGCAATAGATGCTGCAATTGCCTCATTTTTAGTTACTTGAGCTCCGGTATCTTTATTGATATAAACATCACCGACCTTCGATTCAACTTTAGTAAAGAGCTCGGTACTAATTTCCGGAACTCCTGGAATGTCTTCTAATGATACATTTTTGCGATGTATAAGAATATATGCATACTTTTTATCGTAATCCCAGAGTTCCTTAAGAAGGACGTATCTGCCACCTGAACGACTACGGATAAGTCTATCAGCAATAACTTGAATTTGTCGAGCTTGACCAGCAGTTTTAGACTTAAGAATACGAAGCATGCAGGCATCAATTTTATACTGACGCATCGTTTGCATCGCAACAGTAAAAACTGAATTGATATAATTAATTGGGCTTGGACCGAGACCTTTTAATTTAGCAATTGAACCTTTAGCAGTTAATGTAAAAGGAACAATATGCATCATTTTATCGCCCATTTTTAAATCGCGATTAGTATCACCTCCAGATGTATAGGTACATAAACGAAAGCCTGGTTGTTCAATTGCGTCATCGACATGAACTGAAAAAATTTGCGGTATTTTCTTCTTTGGATTTAAGTTTGTAATCGGAAGAGTAGTATCTTCGTCAAATAATTCTGTAATGAGTTCCATCATATCCTCTCTAGTGTTTATTCTATTTATAAAATTAAAGGCCCGAAGGCCTTTAATAATCTAGTGGTAAGAGAGTACGATATATTTCAAACTTTGGCCCTTTTTCATAGGCATCAAATGTTTCTGTAAATTTATTATAAGCATATGCATCTATAAATTCAAGAACGATTTGTGATACAGAAGTAGAAACATCTCCACCTTCTTTTTGAGCCACGACAATTGTTTCTAAGTAAGCTTTCATAGACCAGTTACCTCATGAAAATCACCAAATACATCCTCGAATGTATTAGCTTTAGTTTTATCTTCACGTAAACGAATCGCAATTGGAAGAAATAATTTAACGTAATCAGTGCGACCATCAGATTTTAACCAACCGTTGCATTCGCACTCTAGAATTTTTCCAATATAATAATTTTGGTTTTCCATAATGCGAGTACGGTCAAGTTCATGCGATTTTACACCGGCTTTATCTTTTAAGCCTGAACCAGCATTTACTTTAATTTTTCCACACTCTGATTCAAGAATAAATCCACCCGCTTTAGTAGGGTCTTTACGGTGAGGATAAATTCCTACAATTTTTAAATCAACATCAATTACTTCTTTAAATTTATAGAGATTTTTTGAACGAGCATTTTCCCACAATCCATCGGTATTTTTGAGAATAATACCTTCAAGACCTTGGTCAATATATTTTTTATAAATTACCTTAGCTTCATCTAGGTTATTTACTACCTGGTTTTCAATTAAAATTACTTTATCATATCCTGATGTCATTTGTTCTAGTTTAGAAAAACGTACATCATATTTTAAACGAAACGTCGGAAGACCGTATATTTCTACTAACGGAACATAATCCCAGACCTGAAACTTCATGCATTTGGCTTCTTTTTCTGAAATAGTTCCCTTTAAAGATTTATTGGCGATTCCATTAGAAGCAGTACGAGATTCAGCTACTTCGGCAAACTCTTTAGCTTTACTATTTTCAGGAGCATCAAAAAGAAAATCTAGGCCTTCTGGTTCCTTTTCAACTTGCTCATGGTATACCAATTCGCCATCAATTAACACACCTTCTGGATGAATCTGGCGGGCTTCAGCGGTCATTTTGATTAACTCTTCCTTAAGAAGATCTAATCCTAGATATTCATTACCAGCTCGTGATAAAAGACGAACATCATCTAATTCATCTCCTCTGACTTCAGCAAAACACCGAGCTCCATCTGCTTTTAACTGCGCAAAAGCTGGAAATTTTATATTCTTACTAATGCCTTTTTCATCATAAGAACTTGCCAGCATTTGAGGTTGTTCAGGAATTAAACCTGGCCAAACTTTATTTGCAATAGATACTGAAGCACCACATTCAAGGTCTCGCATCATAACTCGACGCAAAACTTCAACATCATCCTTTTTACCATCGGTGATATATCCAGTTAATTCCTCAATTGCTGCATTGCCAGTTAATTTCCGAGTAGCTAACGTGAATTCAATGAAGTCAAGCATATCGGTAATAGTCAACATTCCAAAACTCTGGGTAGCAATACCAGGTTTAGGCCATTTCTTGATATAATACTGTAACCCACGAGAATAAGTCAGACGATATACTCGTTTAAGCAATTCATTATCTTTATTCTTTTCAAGAATTGCTTGCTTCTGTTTAGTTGATCCAATAGATGCTATTTCATTCAGAATTTTAAGAATCATTGCTCATCCTTCAAGGTTTGGTTTACAGCTCTATTATAAATCAATTCATCATTAAGCTCAGGCAAAGACTTATGATATGTAGTTCTAACTTTATTTCCTTGCATCCAATGCTTGACGTAAATGAAACCTTGTTCTACACATTTTTTAAAAATTCGTTCGTCTTTTTGAGCACGGAATTCTGGATTGCATCTAAAAAATTGATTTACGTGACCGTAATCACGTGTAGTATTACCTTCATTTTCATAAATAGTATGAACAACAAACATTAGAATGCTCCTTGAAAAATATTATCACCACTAGTAGGTCTATTATACAAATACTCTATGCCACCAGGTTTAATATAGTTCCATGTCTGAAACGGATGTGTCTGATATGGATGATATAGATGATTATAAGGATTAAATCCAGGCGTTCTCCAGGTAGTATTCCAAGGAAAAGAATTGTTTTTAACCATTTTCTCAATTGCATCTTTTATAGCTTTTTCACTATCAAAACTTTCTTTATTTTCCTTCGGTGAAAAAAGCTTATTTTCTACATCATTCCATGTATAAACTCGCTGAGCAGTTTTTGGAATATTGTCACGCTCTCCTCGAGCCATCCAATAAACTGGAACATTTAATATTTCACTCGCATGATCGCAGTGATGAGCGAGATCGTCAATATAACAAATTACGTTATATTTTTCTTTTGCCTTTTTGAACAACTCTTCTTTTGAAGAATCATGACCACACATCATTACTTCCGAGAAAGCACCAGGAAAAAGAGCATTCAAATTAAATTGACGATTCAACAGAGCGTCAATAGAATCACCCAATGCTGTAACAGCTACAAAATTATAATCTTCTTTTAATTTGTTAATTACACACAGGGCATCTTTATACGGAGACAAGTAACGAATAAAATCTGAACGATTGTATTTTTCAATTAACTTGACGCCAAGTTCTTCGTCACAATTAAAGAGTTTACCTGGAGAAATAAATTTCTCATCTTGGATCATTTTTAAAATATGTTCTAATGGAAGATTATATTTCTGAGCAAAATAAGGAAGGCCTGATTGCCAGCTTAAACATACTCCATCAATATCAGTTAAAATAGTTGGCTTCATAGAGAGTCTCTTAATAGGTTTAACACATCAATAAATTCAGCTTCGGTTAGTATTGTATCATCTTTTGTTAGACCACTAGCCATGCTGTGCTTCAAAACTTTTCCTTTCGAGGCTTGTAATGCATCACGAAAGCCCCTGTTTTGGATTGCTGCTTCAAAATATGCATTTGTGTATAATTCTTTCCATGCTGGAGAGTATCTTGAAAACGGAACTCCAAGCCAAAAGAGGGTCCCACGGTCCTGAGCTCTAGCATAAGACCTTCCAGCTTGTTGGGCGGCAAGCCCGGATAACCCAAATATACGTCTTTGCTGTTCAACATTTTTCACCTTACATCCTTGGAGGAATCCTTCGAGACCTCCAAATTGGATACCATCCATAGCGAAAGGCCATTGGGCGAAATTGCTTAATGCACATGATGGCCATCTAAAATTGCTTCTTATCTCTAACTCAGACATTTTCAATACTTATAATTTCAACATCAGCCCAATGACCATAGCAAGGAAGACGAAATTCAATTGGCCAGTTAGGGTCCTTTTCTAATATAATAGACTTAACTTGCGGTTCTTCATGTTCATCGGTATACGGACCTTTATACGTTACTTTATATGTGACCTTAATGTACTGAATTCCAAAAATCTTATTAATTATATTCATACTAATTCCTTTAATCCGTAAATAGGAGATAATTCATCGCCCATACGAAGGTCTTCATTTCCATCTACCCAGGAAACAATATAAGCCTCTTTTATTTGAATACCACTCCATTTAAATGGAGGTAGAACCTTAGAAATTAATCCAGGTATACCAACTCCCTTTAATTCAACAGTTTGACCTAAAAAGAATTTCATTAGAACCTCATCTGAAAACCATGCGATTTAACATTACCGCCACTAATATCAGAAATGTTAATTTCGCGCGCAATTGAAGGGTCAATGTCAATTTCACGATTGAGTTTAGTGATAGCTAGAGTATCACGCCCATTTACAGTACGGAACTCTAAAGGGCAGACTACATTAACGTAGTTTTTAATCGATTCACTGGTAGGCTGCAAATGAGCAGGAAGGTCTTTAGGCGCCTTAGAGAAAACTACTTCGCAAAAATTTTTACGAGTATCAAAATAAGTAGTCATAAACATAGTATTTTCCTCAGTAAGGGGCCGAAGCCCCTGTTTTATTTTAAATATCAAATTCGTTAAGAACTACATCAAAGATTGCTTCAAGATGCTCAGGTTTAGCTCTGTTACTCAGAATATGACGAATCCAAGTTTTAACCAGAAGCTTACGATTGACGCCATTCCAGCAAGGATGAGTCCCTAAATCACGTTGACGGAAATCATCATCTAATGCGATTTTAAAAGAAGAACCTTCTTTCGTTATTGAAACCGTGATGCCATTTTCAAATCGCATATAAACGTAGTTAGGAGTCATATACTGTTCAATTTCGCATACTGATCCATTTTGATGTTTCCAAAGGCAGATAGTATCAATAGAACCTGCAATACCGTTAGAAACATATTTACGTTCAAAGTTGATGTAGTTCATTTTATTCTCCAAGATGTTTAATTGCGGTACAGGTATATAATATCATATCCTGTACCAAAGTAAACAATTATTTTACTACTTTCCAGTGCTGCATGTCAAGTTTACCAACTTTTTTCATCTTCTCAATTAAGCGTTCGGCACGTTGGCGAGCTGTAACATAATACCATTCACCCAATTCATTTTGTTCAATTTTTCCAACGATTACTGTATTCAATTCATAAATCCAACCAGTAAAGAAATTATGAACTTGGATTGTAAAGGTGAAATCTGTTCCCATACCTTCTGTTGTTTCTACTTCAATAATATCACCTTCAACTGCCATTAAGAACCACATAGTTTCATCATATTTACCATTGAAGCATTTAGTTTTAACTGTAGCGTTCAGATTAATCGTTTTCATTTTATTCTCCTTTGTTTGTGTAAGATAATACTATCACAAAGGAACTATACTGTAAACAACTTTGTGCAATCTTTTGAAAATAAAAAAGGACTCCCGAAGGAGTCCTCAACTTATGCTTTCTGCTTACCAAAACGAGAAGCATCATCTCGAAGAACCGCACGTGCTCGGCGCATGATCTTCTCAACAGTTTGATTGATACGAGAGTTCGACCCACGCTTGTAACCAGCGCGTTTAGAATCACCAACTTTCTTTTCAACTGCTTTCTTTGCTTTAGCTTGTTTTGCCATTATAAATTCTCTTTTAAATGAAAATGCAGGACTTATTGGCATTGCCTGCGCAAGCCCTCAAGGGGAACATAGGTTTTTGGATATTTAACGACCAGGATAACCATAAACCCGTCATCATTCACATTCAAGAGGTACACCATAAAACTGCCGGGGTCTTAAAACTATAATGATTCGCAAATCATTAATCAGACAGTTCGACGGCTCCTCGATTTTAGCTCACACTAAGGCAGTGAATCTCCAATAAATTACTTCAGTGTTACCACAAAGTGACGAACTGCTTTTCGTGCAGCAGAAGCCAGAGGCTTAGCATACTTAAGTTCATCTTTTTCCTGGAGCTCAGCAGCTAATGCAGTTTGAGCAGGATTCAGATGTTTGAAATAACGCAGGATTTCAAGAGCTTCGGCTTCAACATCAATAGATGCGCCATAGTTTTCGTGACCATTATTCCATGCGTTTCGTTGCAGTTCAAGAGCGTGTTGTAATTGTTTAATCATTTAAAAATTCTCGTTAGAGATTAAAACTCGGTAGTCACGTTCTTCTGAATTTCATCTTCTTTCGACAGATCTCTCAGTTGTAGACTACCACATAGAATTGTTCGGTTAACTTATTATTCCGACACCCAATTCATATTATTATTTATATCACTTATAAAGACACGGAATAGCTTTATAGTGACAAGTAACGAATTTTTGTTTAATTTCTTTTGGCTGCTTAAGACCCAGAGCTACAAAAGGATGCGGAACGTTTCGAATTTGACCAACTGGAAGAGAAGTCAAATCACCAACTTCGCAGAAACCTTCAGGAACATCAGGACCAACAGAGTGAACTACACACAGTTCAGGAACTTCACCTTGAACACGTTTACCGATAATGAGTCCTGATTCTGTAACTTCTTCATCACCAGCTTGCGCAGGTTCAGAAACTAAAATAACATATTCACCGACAGCACGAATTGGTAGCTGTTGTACTTCAGACATCGTTTTTCCTTTTTGTTAACAGATGAATTAATAATAACAAATAATTCTTAAAGCATTTATTTACCAATAAATTGGAGCAAATGCTCAACTTTCATACCATTAACGGAAATCAATTTGTCAATAGAAAAACCTCGCCATGCACCAAGTTCAACATCAAATACTGGAATCATATCAGTAGATTCTTTCCGAGTAGATTCAGTCAATTTACCAGTTTGCATGGTTGGCATAAAGTCAGCATCGCGAGTACCTTTCATAACACGAATAGTACCATCAGACTTTTCAAAAACTACGTTTGAAACACCCATGGACAATTTAGTTTTCAAAATTTCACGAATTGCTACTTTTTGTTCAGTCGTCAGTTTCATTTATTTACCTATTACAGTTTTAATATGGGTTGTTCCACGTTCTTTAAGAGTGGAAAGCAATTTTTGGCATTTTTCTAAATCAGATTTCCAACTATACGGCCTATCAATACTAGTCCAATCAGTTTTATAATACTGTTTCCATTTAGAGAAAAAATACTTCTTATACTCTACAGCAAATGAAATGTTCTCATTAGAATAAGAACTAATTGCTGTGAGCTGTACCAAACGAAATTTCATTATTCACCACAGAATTCGTTGATATTTTCCCAGTTTAACTTATTTAAGTTTTTCTTAGGAACATTAAACACTTCAATACCTGCATTTCGCAGAATATCATCCCAGCCAGGTTTATTTTTATCGTATGTTTCGCAATAAACCAGCTTTTTAATACCAGATTGAGCTATCGCTTTTGCGCAATCCGGACAAGGAGAAAGTGTTACATACATAGTAGCACCTTCAATTGAAGAACCATTTCGTGCAGCAAACAAAATCGCATTTAGTTCAGCATGAATTTCATTTTTAGATGACCATTCCGAGTGAGCACTACGATGTTCTTTCGCCAAGACAAAGCGATCAGTTGAACCAAATGATACACATTCAGGCTTATGACCTTGAATGATAGTATGTTTAGGTTTATTCAGCAACCAACCTTGCTCAGCAGCATAATCACAACAGTTCACACCCCCTGCAGGTGAACCATTATACCCAGTAGAAATAATACGTCCATTCTTTTCAATTACTGCTCCTACCTTCCAGGAGCAACATTTTGATTCTTGTGATACTAAATATGCAATTTGAAGTACTGTACTCGCTTTCATTTCATAATCACCAGATAAGCAGATTTAGCAGTTTCAACACGATAAATTTCGTGACGAAGTTTAGTTATACTTTTAATAACAGAACTAATTATATTCTGCCCATCTTTAAAGCGGTTTTTCTTATCAATAAAAATTGCACCAACCATCTTTTTGTGAAGCTCAACTGGATACTTCGTCACAATAATAGCATCATACACAGAAGGATGAATACTATTCACCAAAGTATCATTCATTAAAGTTATTCTAATGAACTGTGCTGTTTCAGAATCAAGCGCTCTATGATCGCCAGTATCATTTTCAAGACAATTATCAATTATATCAGTTAAATTCATCATAGTACGCCATACACCCTTTGTGCTTCAACTAATCCATCAAAATCCAGTTTAAGATGCGATATTTGATCGCCATCACCTGGATTCACAATTACTAATACTGAACGAGGAGTTTCGGTAATAACACGAACCGATGTTTCGGGAAATCGTTCAGAAACCTTATTTACTAATTCCTGCGCAAATAGTTTAACTTTTTCTTGGAATTCTTTAACAGTAATTGGTTTTTCACTTAGCATGTTGATCCCAGCTCCTTACTTTCAACGTTTTTAACTAATTTGACAGAAACTAATTCAGCATCTTGGGTAATCATTACCGGGCCTTCTTCATACTCTTCAAGATATTCTAGAGCTTTCTTTTTAGCTTCTTCCTTTGTATCAGTTTGAGCATAGATATAAAACATGCAACCAGTAATACCTACTACTTTCCACTTAATTTCTTTATCAGTTTTAATTTCAAATTTACTGACAGAATCATCTTTTTGAACTTCTTCGAAAAAAGAATATTCTAACATATAAGCAATTGAAAATAACGGGCTAACTTTATAGGATTCACCCATTACATCAACAGCTTTATACCAACAATCATCAATTTCGCGTTTAATGCTAATAACATTCTTTGCAGGGTCAATTTTTACTTTAAATAAATTTTCCCCAATAAACTGGGCGATTCGTTTATTAGCCCCGCAAGTTTCATTAAAAATATCTTTATACCCAGTTTTAAAGCGATAAACCTTATCTTCTTCAAACCATTCGCTCATTTCAATTTCCTCATTTGTTTTGGTAGAGCTATAATATCACAACTCTACCGTAAAGTAAACCATTAAATCGCTTTGAATTCCGCAGTTTGAGATTCAAAGCGAATGTCGCCTTTGATAACTAGCTCAGCATCAAGACCGAATACAACAATGATATGCGCGGAACCTGGATACAACGTAATGGCAATAGAATCCACCTGGTCTGGAAGCAAAGTGTTCAATACATGAGTCACTTGAGCGTGGATTCGAAGCTCAGCTGCGTTATCAAGTTTTTCAAACATATTATTAGCGATAATTTGGCTAAACACTACTTCTACGATTTTAGAGTAAGTCGGAAACATATTTACCTCACATAATTTTCTTCGAGCCAATCAATAACATCCAAAGCGTTATCAAAAGTTGCGCCATCTACTTTGTCTTCTGTTTCATAATCAAGAACATCTAGGCCTACTCTTCCGTCAACAATAGGCCATAGACAAAATAGATATTTCTTTTCTTTTTCAATTTTATCACAAAGACGATAAATCTTTTCTAGGTTATTCATACGTTTTCCATGGTAAAGGCAGTTTAGTTTTCTTTACTACTAGTTCAACATCAGGATTCTTTTCTCTTAATTTAAGGCATTCCTCCCATGCTCTATTTTCACTAGTAAATACACAAAATTGCCCATTACTAGTACCAACTAAACCGCTATTTACAATAACAATAGCCCAAGTTTCATGGTGCCAAGCCATTAAAAATCTCCCGAAGCGACTTGCCAGCATTCAACACCGATGCGGCGCCACATTTCAACTACTTGAGTTCGGTCATCAATAGCTAATTTCACATCAAAATGTGGTGCGATGTGTTTCCAGAAAATTTCTTCTTTAACTACATCATCTTTACGGGTATCGCCTTGTTCGCGTTGACACTGCATGACTAATGGAACACCAGCAATGTCCTCAACCCATTTACGGGTCATACGATAATATTTCGTTGGGTCTTCTTCGGTTCCACTTTCACGACCTGAAACGACTACGATTTGATAACCCATAAGAGCATACATCTTGGATAGTTCAACGACCATTGGATTAATAATATCGGTATCGCATTTTTCAAGGTCATAAGGACCACGACCATTCATTTTTGCTAACGTGCCATCAACATCAAAAATAACTGCTTTTGGTTTACCAGGAGTCCCTTTATATACCGGAAGACCGAGATACTCTCGCATGCTTTTATACATTGAACGTAAAACATCAATTGGTACTGCTTTAGTTCCGCGTTTTGAGTTGCGTTTAACCAATTCAGTCCAAGGAACATCAAACACTTTATGTTCAATTTGATGCCCAAGCTCTTTGGCAAACTCTTCCCAAACCTTACGTCGTTCAGGATTCAGATTAGTATCTGAAACAATTACACCCTTCGTTGCGTCTTGGCAGAGAATCATGTTAGCAACATCATGCTGCATGTAAGTTACGATACCTTCTTTATTTTTGGTATACTTGTACTCATCGCGTTCTTCATGTGCCATAATAGATTGGCGATAGTCATCACGATTGATATTATAAAACCCTGGATTTTTAGCAATAAATTCACGAGCCCAAGTACTCTTACCAGAACCAGGACAGCCAATAGTCAAAATAATCTTTTTCATCATTTAATTCCTAAGAAAACTTCAAGAATACGAATATTGTGCTCACGCCGTCCTTTGTACAATTCAGCTGTTGATTGATTCGCTGATTTACTCTGAACATTGGATGAAATAAATTTTATCATGTGATTTTTAAGCTGATACATATCAAGCCCACGAGCTTTCGCTTCTTTTCGCAGGGCTTTACCAGCATCATCTAAAGCTTTAGCAGGGTCTTCATCATTTAATACTATTCCGCGGTCCAAATCCATGTATACTGCACCATGACATGCATCAATGTAAAGGTCTGAGCATTCAATATAACGTTCTAGCAGAGTTTTCATTTATTTTTCTCAACCAATGATTGAATATAATCATGCAGGTCTTTAGATGCTTTGCCCCACTTATTTTGATATTCATTTTTGAGATTAGCACGTGATTGAGCTAATAAAACATCATTAGTTGGAGGTAAAGATTCTAATCGTTGAATCTGGCGTCCATAAATCATTGCAGCCATCTCAGATTCATAAATCAATCCTTTGAGATGTTCAAATTGATGCCATGAAATCATTTACATTTATCCTCTTTTAGCTCTTGACGATAATAACATATCATAGTTTTTTGGTCATGTACATATCGTTTTACATCATTAAGCCAAATACGAAATTCCTGAGAATCTTCGAATGGCATACCGACCCAAGCTTTACCATCAATAACTTTAACTTGCCAAGATAGTTTAGCTTCGTCATATGACTTTATTTGCACAGGCCAATTAGGATGAACTGTTTCTTTCTTTACTTCTAGAGGCTTTGTCGAACAACCAACTAGAAGACCAATAGATAATATTACTGCTGATAGTTTAATCATTTAGAAAGGTCCTGGATGTCTTCTGCGAACTTGTTGAAGGAGTTGTTGATTTGTTTTTCAACCAATCCTGGCTTATGAGCCACCACATCCGCCTTCTTTGCATCTTTGCGCAGTTTTTCATTTTCACGCTCAATAGCAGCAATTGCCTCACGATTTTTATTATTCATCGCATCAATATAATTATACTGAATTCGCAAATTATCTAATGCTAAAGCGTTTTCATTGGCCGTTTTTGTAATTTCTACAACAGACGTTTCTAATCTTTCAATTTTACTTTTTAAAATTAAAGAAGTTCCGCCCAATGCAATTACAATTAATAACAAGCCTGCTGTCGTATTACTTAATTGCATAAAGTTTTAATAACCTCTACAATATCGTCTTGAGAAAGACCGTTAATTAAAATATGATGTTCAGCTGGAGATTTAGAAATTTTAAAGCATGCCTCAACATCTTCTGCCATATCCGATGCGCTACGATTTGGATTACTAATTCCAAGACGATGTTTTCCCGTCAAAGGATTAACGATGATATAGCATTTACAATTATTGATATGAACATTAGGTTGAGTCTGATTAATAAACACTTCACAATCATATTTAGCAAGCTGATTTTCTAAAAAGACTTTCATCTCCTCAACCGCATCAGGAAGCATATCACGGGCTTGCTCAAGACGACGATTTCGATATTCTTTAATGGTCGTTTTCCGCTTGACTTGCTTAGCTAAATCTTTCTTAAGATCGGTGATATATCCAACTCGACGATTTCCTTTAAATACAGAAATCCCATCTGTAGTATCACCGTATGCTTCAACGACCATTTCAGTAGTAATAAGCTGTAAATCCATCATAAAGTCCTCATGTTATGTCAGTAAGTCTACTATAACACAACACGAGGGACTTGTAAACAGCTTAGTATCCTTCTGGGATAAATTTTTTATAATTTTTCAAAAAATTCTGTTCGATTTCACACATGACCTTCTCTTGACTATCGTATCCTTGGTAGAGGCTCATGATGATACCGAACAGATGTTCCATTCCAGCACCTTTAGCAACGCCTTGCGCTTCCATCGCATAAGTCTTTCTATCTTTACCGCAATGCTTATTGTGACAGTCAAGAACTAAAAACAGAGCTCGGTCTAAGTACTTCAGATAAGTCGTTTCAAATGCTTCAATTTTTCTATATGAGTATTCATCATCAGCATACATTGCTTTAAGATCGTCTGATGCACCATCAATAATAGTCTTAAACAATTTTTCTGGATTATCTAACGAACTTTTTGTACTATGAAGAGATACATACCAGTCAGACTTAATTTTAAAATGAGAACCATCTTTCATCACAGCAACATAGCCTTCGATGTTTTCTGCATTTTTAGCTTCTTCAACCCATTTAGGACTATCAATTTCGTATCGTTCAACTAAATATGGACGAAGAACAGCATCTTTATAAATATCATCATATGAAATGTATTCGCCTGTTTCATTTTCACGAATATTCAATAAAATGATTTTCATCTCTTGATAAGCAAGAACGATTCTATTCGTCGGAGCAACGAATTCAAAGTTAGCAGTAAATCCATCTTCGGCTAATTTTTTAAGTCTGTCGCGCAACTGATGATGATTAATATTCATCAAAATCCCATTAGCCATTAAAGCCTGTTCGGATTTGATTGAACCCTTTGATTTGAACAGAATTTCATCACCATCTAAATATGTTGATACCAAAGACCCATCTTCTTTTGTTAGAATGTAATCAACATCATTTAAATCGATATTCATCGTGAATGGATTTTCATTCAAGTTAAAAAACTTTTCCATAGGACGAGAAGCAATTCTTACTGGTTTTTCTCCATCCATTTCAAACATAATTCCACGACATTCTAGTGCGTCTGGAAGTAACCAATCAGAATAAGATGCATAATTATATGAGAAAATTCTGTAAGTTCTTCCAGATGCACTTACATCATCTGAGTAAAAAAACTTACGCTGTGAATCCTTACATAGTTCCATTAAATTGTTAAAAAGTTCTTGCATTGTGTATCCTCTTTTGTGTTTTGAATATAGTACCACACTCCATGTGGAAGCATCATTTTTTCTTGTGTTGAATATTCCAAGGCGGGTTAAACAGTTTAATGAATAGCGGCTCCTCTAAGTCAATCGTTGCGATTGTCATTGTACCTAACTCATTTGTCATAGAAAGATTAAAACATTGGCGGGCGTAAAATTCAACTTTGCTTCCTTCCTTTAGCGCAGCATGAATTAATGCAGATTTAGTAGAATCAGACGTTTTGTCTTTACGGTTAATAGCAGTTCTATAATAGTTTATTCTTTTACGTAAATTTTTAGTTTTTCCAATATAAACAAGCTCATCATTTATGGCAATAGCATAAATTACGTTATACTTATTTGGAATAGATAATTGTTTTATACTTCCGTTGTCGTCTAATTCTAGCTCAGTATATTTAATAAATGAATATTCTGTTGCAATTTCTTTCATAATAAAATGGGCCTTGCGGCCCACTCCTTAAAAATATTTTTTAAAACTCATCATAACTTTATCATCAACATCATTATCAATCTGTGCTACAAGGTAAGATGACAGTTCTACTTCTTGCGGCGCGGATTGAACATTATCAGAATTAAGATATTCACGAATCCAAGGATATGGATGTTTAACCGGAGCATCGGTAATTGGGCATGGAAGACCGCACTGTTTCATACGAGATACAGTTAAGTAATCAATAAAGCTCCACATGCTATTTGTATTTAATCCAGGAACATCACCATCTTTAAATAAATGAACTGCCCAATCTTTTTCTTGACGGTTAACTTCCATGAAAATATCAACTGCTTCTTGTTCACACTCTTGAGCAATTTTAACCCATTCATCACCGTCAGTGCCAAGTTGAAGTTGACGAATAATATATTGAGTGCCTTTAAGATGAAGTTGCTCATCGCGCGCAATGAACTTCATAATCTTAGCATTACCTTCCATGATTTCCATGTTCTTATGGAAGTTAAAGGTACATGCGAAAGATACATAAAAACGAATAGCTTCCAATGCATTGATTACATGAAGGCAAAGATAAAGAGATTTCATTAGTGCTCGTTTAGTACATTCAACAACTTTGCCTAACTCTTCTTTACGAAATCCTTCTGATAAAATTCCTTCATAATCTTCAACCGCATTCTGATATTCACGAGTCTTAACTAGAACATCATCATAATAGCGACCAATGGACTCGGCACGTTTCATAATAGCTTTATCTAATACAATCTCATCAAATACCTTTGATGGATCAGTATAAAGATTTCGCATGATATGAGTATATGAACGGCTGTGAATAGTTTCACTAAAAGTCCATGTAGCAACCCATGTATCAAGACTTGGGTCTGAAATTAATGACATAAGTACAGCAGACGGTGCACGACCCTGAATGCTATCCAAAAGTGATTGATACTTCAGGTTATTAGTAAAAATATCTTGCTGATACTGAGGAAGCTTGTTAAATTGTGCAGCATCCATCATCAAGTTTACTTCTTCAGGACGCCAGAAAAATGACAACTGCTTTTCAGTTAAATCTTCAAAAACTTTATGACGTTGAATATCATAACGCGCAATACCAAGACCTGAACCGAAGAACATAGGTTCTTTTAAAACATCAACTGGATTTGTATTAAAAACTGTGCTCATAAATTTTCCGCTTAGTTAATAGATAGTGACTCGTCCGTGAGTCAAATTATATCATAATTTACAGGATGAACAATCTTCAGCTTTTGGAGTTTCTATTTCATAATCATCAGTACCAGAACCATCACGGGTATTATGATAATAGAAATTTTTTCCGCCAAAATACCAAAAATACAAAAGGTCATCAATCATTACAGACATTGGAACCTTTCCTTTTGGAAAAATCTGCGGGTCATAATATGTATTCGCTGAAGCTGATTGACATACCCATTTCAGCATAATAGCTACCTGCGTAAGATAAGGTTTATTACCTTTCTTAGCTAATTTCCATGTATAATCATAGAGGTCTATGTTATGTTCAATATTGGGCACGACTTGATTAAAGGAACCCTCTTTTGATTCTTTAACCGAGACTGGTCCACGTGGAGGCTCGATACCATTTGTACTGTTAGAAACTTGGGAAGATGACTCACATGGCATAAGTGCTGATAATGTGCTATTACGGATGCCAAAGAGCTTAAGGTCTTCCCGCAGCGCCGACCAGTCACAAACGTATTTTGGAGCTGCGATTTGATCAATCTTTTTATTGTACCAGTCGATAGGTAATTCGCCTCGAGACCAACGAGTGTCTGAATAATATTCGCAAGGTCCTTTTTCTTTGGCGAGCTTAATGGATGCTTTAATGAGTCCATACTGTAGTCTCTCAAATAGTTCATGTGTTAAATCGTTAGCATCTTCATAAGAAGCAAAGTTACTTGCCAGCCAAGCTGCATAGTTAGTAACACCTACGCCAAGGTTTCGACGCTTTTTAGCTTTTTCTGCTTCAGGAACTGGATATCCTTGGTAATCCAAAAGATTATCAAGAGCGCGAACTTGGACTTCTGCCAATTCATTAATTTTATCTTGGTCTTGCCAATCGAAGTTATCCAACACAAATGCAGATAACGTACACAATCCAATTTCAGCATCAGGACTATTCACATCATTTGTTGGAATAGCAATTTCACAACACAAGTTACTCTGACGAATAGGCGCCTTTTCACGAATAAACGGAGTATAGTTATTCGTATTATCAATGAACTGCACATAAATCCTTGCGGTTCCTGAACGTTCAGTCATGAGCAATTCAAATAGTTCACGGGCTTTAATACGCTTTTTACGAATATTAGGGTCTTTTTCTGCTGCTTCGTATAATTCACGGAAACGGTTTTGGTCTTTAAAATAAGAATAATAAAGCTCGCCACCCATTTCATGTGGACTGAACAAAGTAATGTAATCGTTCTTTCCGAATCGTTCCATCATCAAATCATTCAGTTGAACACCATAATCCATATGACGAATGCGGTTTTCTTCTACACCTTTGTTATTTTTCAAAACGAGAAGATTTTCAACTTCCAAATGCCAAATAGGATAATAAGCAGTAGCAGCGCCGCCACGAATTCCGCCCTGTGAACATGATTTAACAGCAGTCTGAAAATGTTTCCAAAAAGGAATAACCCCAGTATGACGCACTTCACCTGTGCCAATCTTAGAACCTTCGGCACGAATCATACCAACGTTAATGCCGATTCCAGCTCGTTTAGAAATATACTCAACAATTGAAGCAGAAGCCTTATTGATAGACTTCAGCGAATCACCTGCCTCAATAACAACGCATGAACTAAATTGCCGAGTCGGAGTACGACATCCAGCCATAATAGGAGTTGGCAATGAAATCTGTCGAGTAGATACTGCTTCATAAAAACGAATAACATGTTTTAATCTATCAACAGGTTCATCTTGATGCAATGCCATTCCAATAGTCATAAATGCAAACTGTGGAGTTTCATAAATTTGACCAGTGGTTTTATCTTTAACGAGATATTTTTCTTTTAATTGCATCGCCCCGGAATAAGTAAATTCCATATCCCGCTCATGCTTAATTTTTGATTCTAAAAATGTAATTTCTTCTGCTGAATATTTTGACAACAATTCAGGGTCGTATTTACCTTCATTTACGCAGTAAGAAATATGGTCAATAAATGAACGTGGTTCATACTGACCGTAAACATGCTTACGAAGAGCAAACATTAAACAGCGTGCAGCTACATATTGATAATCAGGCTCTTCAACTGAAATAGAATTCGCAGCAGCCTTAATTACAATGGTTTGAATGTCATCAGTGGTCATTCCATCACGGAGATATGATTTAATATTTTCATATAATTCATAAGGATCTACAGATGTTCCTTCAGCTGCCCAAGATAAAACTTTAATAATTTTTTGCGGGTCAAAGCTCTGAGAAACACCACTACTTTTGATAACATTAATTAATTGCATAAGTCCTCAACTTGAAAATCGTCTTTAAACAATCGGTTAACTATATGAGCTATTATATCACCATGACACGGCTTTGGTTTACATGTGCATCCTAGCCTCATTCCACGTAAAGGCTCTAAATGTGCTTTAGTTATTTCTCCGGATTTAATTCGACGTATAAAATCTTTTTTGAATAATTCAATGGCAGCCTCCCGGCTGCCAGCATCTTTACCGACGTAATTTCCCCAAAATGTACCACGGTGAATATTAACATCAAAGTCGGATTTATATTTATTCACTACTTGGCATAGACGGCCCGCGCGGTGATAATTCGTCATATTGTTTTTCCGTTAAAACAGTAATATCATAGTAACAATCTGAAGAAGTTTTAACTGTAGAAATTTTATTATCAAAATACTCACGCGTCATTTTATGAGTATAATATTTTTTGCCATAAATGATAATAGGCTGATTTGGTCCTGGAACTTCTAACTCGCTTGGATTAGGAAGTGTAAAAAGAACTACACCAGAAGTATCTTTAAATCGTAAAATCATATATCCTCACAATTAATAATTAATTACACCGCCATTTTTCCTTTAATAGGAGGGTGTGATTCGTAACCTTTAAGAACGAAATCTTTAGGCCTGAGTTTAAGAATGTATTCCAACTGTTCTTTAGTAGAAAGATAGCGGAATTTATAAGGCAATCCGCCTATTACCAGTTCACAAAGCTCTTTAGGTTCACGACGTAAAATTTCTTTACATTGTTCCACGTGGTTCATATAGATATGAGTATTACCGCCAGAAAATATCAAATCTCCAGGAATAAGATTACACATCTTAGCTACAATATGAACTAACGCAGCATATGATGCAATATTAAATGGAAGGCCGAGAAAAACATCTACTGATCGTTGATACCACTGTAAATCCAAATAGCCATTACGCACATTAAACTGATAGAACATATGACAAGGCGGTAATGCCATATATTTAAGTTCAGCTGGATTCCACGCAGAAACAATTTGACGCCTATCATTCGGTAGTTTTTTAATACGATCAATAACTTCTACAATTTGGTCTACACCGCCAAAATCACGCCATTGTTTTCCGTAAATTGGACCAAGTTCACCACTATGATATCCTAAATCTTTTGCTTGGTTTTCGTAATTTTCATCCCAGACTGTTTTGCCTTGAATTAATGAATCGTGTTGAATTAATCGTAAATCATTGACATTTGTGCTTCCTGATAAAAACCAAAGGAGCTCAGCAATGCAAGCTTTCCAGGCGAGCTTCTTAGTTGTTACTGCAGGAAAACCTTTACTTAAATCCCAGCGTAATTTAGTACCGAACAAGGCAATTGTTCCTGTGCCTGTTCGATCATCTGTTTCATAGCCATTTTCAAAAATGTCTTTAATTAAATCTTGGTATTGTTTCATTTAGTACCTTATATAAATTATAATACATTTTATGAAGCTAAATAATCAATGGTTTAGCATCAAATTTTCTTTCAATTTCAGGTGTGAAATATAATTCTTTACTGCGTTTGGAAAAGCGACCAATAATATGATAATTATTCTCATCAAACGTAATATTGCCAATATCCATAGCTTTCAACCAAATATCGATATTTCTGTCAAGCTTTATATCAAAATTCCAATACGGAGAACTATTACCGAAAATACTGCAAGCGGATTCAGTGAAACAACTACTATAAATCTTGTCTTTAGGAACTACTAATTGATAGACGCCTTTAATAAACTGAGGACCCTGCCATTTTGGTTGTTTTGCGTCTTTTTCTAATAGAATAGGATAATAATTAAAGTTCATATTTTCCGCCACGCGTTATTTCATTTATACACTGATTCCGTAAGGGTTGTTACTTCATCTATTTTATACCAATGGGTTTCAACCATTTCACGCTTGCTTATATCATCAAGAAAACTTGCATCTAATTGAACCGTTGAATTAACACGATGTCTTTTAACGATGCGAGAAACAACTACTTCATCTGCATAAGGCAATGCAGCATATAACAGAGCGGGTCCGCCAATTACGCTGATGCGATTTTCGCTGGAATCGATAAACGTTTCAAAATTTGTATTAGGACTGGATAATTGGATACGTCCACCAGCTACTAAGGTAACATACTCATCCCAGGTAATATAGAAATGCGCTAAATCACCGTCTTTAGTTTCAGGATAGCCGCGTTTAATATCACATACCACCACATGACTACGACCTGGAAGTAATGTAGGCAATGACTGGAACGTTTTAGCACCCATAATCATAATTGTGCCTTCAGTACGAGCTTTAAAATTCTGGAGGTCCTTTTTAACTCGTCCCCATGGTAAACCATCACCTAAACCGAATGCTAATTCATTAAAGCCTTCGACTGTTTTAGTTGGAGAATAAGCGAATACCAATTTAATCATTTTAATTCCTCAAACAGACTTTTTCACAATTTTCCAATCAGCTTTAAACTGTTCAACGTCAGAATGATAAATCCAAAATCCTGCGCTTTCTCCATCCTCATAAAGAGGGCATCCATCGCATTCATCTTCCCATCCCATATCACGTAAAAGTTGTTCAGCTTTTTCAACAAGTTCAGAATCTTTACCAATGATATTAAAATACCATTTACCTTTAACTTCTGAATCTTTGATGCTCTGACGTTGTAATCTCATTTTATTCTCCTTAGTTGATAAGGCTATAGTATCACTACCATAGCCCGTTGTAAACAATTATTTTTGAATTTTATCGAGCCACTTACCAAGCTTAATCATTTCTTTAGTAGCCTTTTCCATACTTCTGAACTTAACCAATAGAGGATAGGTATCGACACCCATAACTAAACTGGTTACAAGACTGTGTTCACCCACAAGCCATAACGAATACGTTTGAATATCGAGTCCGTAATTTCTGTCTTTATGGACCCGTACACCCATCACTTCAAATTTCTCACTAGCTTTTTCTACCGCATCCAGGAAATCATCTTTAGTCATATTAGGCCTTAAAAGTTTTTCGCAAAAGTTCAATGATTTCATCTACATTGTTTTCGTCTACAATGCAGTGAATTTTTGTTACGCCAGAAACCTTGTCTTCGACTTCATCTTCTTCAGAAGTCGGTTCTTTATACTCGCGGAAACAATAAAACTCTTCTTCACTAAGTTCAAAATAATCATCACCTATGCCATCATCATTATAGATTTCGCCATTAGCACAAATGATTTCGGTTACATAATCAAAGCCATCTAAACTTGATATTGATTTAACTTCAAACCAACCGCCATTTTCTTGAATGATGCTGACCATATTAGCATTTGATGAACTAATATCAATGAAAGATTTAATACGGTGTGGATTTAACTCATATTTTTTGCCGATTTCCATTTTGATTTTCCTCATTTTAACGGGACTGTAATAGCCCCTTGATAATTATTGTTCAATCAGTCCCATATAAAATTCTGCGTCTTCAGCATCCATGCCATCGCAATATTCATTAGCCATAAAGCGGGTGAGGTCTTCAAGAGGACCTTCAATAACGATTTGAATACTCCAAAACTTAGAATCTTGCACGCTTGTGATACTAAGTTCAGGATAACGATTACGAATAATTTCTTCAGTATATTCAAAATCAACGATGTCAATATCAACTTTAGCCATATTATTTTCCTCTTTAATCATCAGCAGTATTGCCGATAATTGTATAGTACCACGGAAGAACAGGAATGTAAACTGTTTTATGAAAAAATTTTTTGGAATAGGTCCGTGTCATCAGCACTAGATGAACTGCCAGAGCTTGAGCTCATAAAATCATCTTCAGTTTTTGTTTTAAAGTCATCAACATTGAATGCATCCAAATCATCAGCAACTTTATCAGCTTTCTTAGCGGCAGTTGCTGCGGCACCACCCATAGCAGCAGTTCCCATAACTTGACTGAACTTAGTGCTCAGTTCTTCAAACGATTTGAATTTATCTTTAGAAGTCATTTCAGAAAGGTCAACCATTTGTTCGAACAGTTCTTTCTGGAAAGATTCATCATCAATGTTTGGAATCGCAGATTGATTCAGGAATTTAGATTCGTCGTAGTTACTAAAACCAGAAACTTGTTTAACTTTCAGTACAAAGTTAGCACCTTCCCACGGACAAGTTACATCAACCGGAGTTTCACCCATTTCAACATCAACTGCAATCATTGCATTGATTTTATCCCAGATTTTCTTACCGAAACGGTATTTAAATACTTTACCTTCATTTTCTGGAGCAGCTGGGTCTTTTACTACAAGAATGTTAGCCCAGTAAGAAGTTTTACGTTTAACAAGACCGTACTCTTTATTGTCAGTATTATACAAATCATTTTTACTGATGTACTGACATACTGGGCAAGAATCGTAATCACCGTAGGTAGATGAGCATGTTTCAATATACCATTTACCATTTTTCTTGAAACCGTGATTTACAAGAATTGCGAATGGTGCTTGTTCATCATTTTTAGACGGAAGAAAACGAATTACTGCTTGACCGTTACCCGCATTGTCGAGTTTCAGTTTCCACTCGCCTTTATCTTCAGAAGAAAAACCACCTTTGTTTCCAGCCAGTTTAGCCATTTGTGCAGCGAGTTCAGCAGTAGATTTACGTTTAAACATTTTTATTTCCTTTTTAATTTAATTAACAGTTGGTGCTATGACGATGTATGACCTCATAGCTGGTCAGTGAGATAATTATAATCTATTTATAATAAGCAATTAATACTTGCAAGATTTCACAGTTTCAATAAAAACACTTTTGGCTTTCTGTGAATCAATATTTAAAATTTTTCTATAAGCCTTTAACTTTATAGAATAATTATTCCAGACTAAATTATCAGTCTGTTCATCATGTTTATCAATTATATTTAAAAACGAATCAAGCAAGATAAACGTCTCAAACGAAATTATATTCGATTGAAGTAGTTTAAAAATATAACTTGATTGAACTTTTGGATTATACTCAAAGATTTCTTTAAAAGCAGAAACTTCAACTTTTTTACTAAAATAGTAAATATTGCGAATATCTTCTTCAAACTTAAATTTAATTTGCTTTAAGCGTCCGATATATTCACGATAAAACACAAGTGCATCAGCGTCAGAGATGTCACCAATCCAAGCATCTTGGTTAGCAACAAGATTGCTTATAAAGATTAAAGCAAGTTCCTTTAATTTATATTTTTCTGATAGCTTCTGGAAAAAATACTTATCCCTTCGCTTTTGATAAGCGGCATCAGACACCCGCATGCACCAATTATACTTAATTACATCATACTTTCCATTCATATGTTGTTTTATCATTAAGTATAATTTATAAACTGATTTACCATCAATGTATCTTTCACCACCAGCAGGCATGCGGAGTTTAATCATAGTAGAAAATCTAAGGTATTAGTTTTTTCACAACGAACAACAGAAGGACGTAAAAGATTTTCGTCAATAGCTTCTGACTGAATTTTTTCAATTATACCCGAAGGAATAAATTTAGCAAATTGAGTTTCAGGAATAGAATTTTCTTCCAAGAATGCTGTTGTAGCTTCAAGATAACTCATTCCAAACTCTTCTACCATTTTTTCAATAATAAATCCATTTTCTTGACGGTCAAGAAGCTTTGCAATTTCATCCTTTTCTTTCTTAATTGAAAGTTCTTTTTCTGAAAGACCGGTCTCATCGACCGGACGAATATCATTTAGAGAAAACTGTGTCATAAAGTTCAACTACCTCTTCGGTTTCAGCTTCAAACACATCACGGTTATCTTTATGATACAAAGCTAACAGACGATTAAACATCTTTCCATCAACGCCAAGTTCATCTTTAGCACGAATTCGAATGTCTTTAATCAATTCATTATAACCAGAAATTTTCAGTTTATGATCAGATGCTTCTTTGATGAATTTGGCCAAGTCTTCGCCATGAATAGCTTCATCAAATTCAACCATTTCTTTTTTAGCCATTATTCACCTCAAAATTCATTAATGCTATTAGTTAATTTAGAAAGACCCGCTTTTACAAAATATGAATAAATTTTGCCACGCGGTGGTAATTTATATGAATTATAGTAATTCACAATGTTTGAAGCAATATTATCAGGAATATAATCAAAGTCAATTAGAACTAAATTTTCTTTGTATCGATTATATTCAGATTCGGTGAGAAGCACCTTAGCTTGCTCACGGTCATTAGCAATAGCTTCAACAATAGAGGTTTTCATTGAAGGAGTTCGTTCACCTTCAACTCTGGTAAACCAAAAGTCAGATCGTACTTTAACTGAAGCAACGTTATCCTTTTTATCACCCTTAAGAATTTTAGTCATACAGTCAATTTCAGCAGAACCGCTTTTAATTTTAACCCATTTCTTGTGCATCGGTGACCATTGCTTAACATTTGGGTATTTGTGAAGTTGAGTAAAGTCACCATCCGATGAAATGATTAAAATCTTGTGCCCTTCTAAAGAGAACTTTTTAACAAGAACAGCAATGTGGTCATCTGCTTCATACTTATCAATATCCATAACAATGTATGGCATATAAGCTTTCAATTCATCTATAACTTTATGACTGGATTCAAAATAACCTTCCCAGTCCCAAGTAGATTCTTCTCGTGCTTTTCCACGGTTTTTCTTATAATAATAAGCAAAATCACGACGCCAATATCCGGATTTTGCGTTATCGATACACAGTACAATTTTAGTGTATCCAAGAGTTTTTGCTTTTTTGACATTAAACTTAATTGAGTTCAATATCAAATGACGAACCATTGATAAATTAATTTTTTCTTTATCTGGAAAGTTTACTAGAGCAGTCGAAAGTGCAATTTGACTAAAGTCAATTAAGCAAATTCCTTCTTTGTAATCTTCATCCAGCATCATTTCTAAATCCATATGAACCTCGTTCAATTAGTGAGATTTCTATTATATACCATCCAAATCTTAAAGTAAACAAGTATAAATACTTATTATTGAAAACACAATAGGAGCCCGGGAGAATGGCCGAGATTAAAAGAAAGTTCAGAGCAGAAGATGGTCTGGACGCAGGTGGCGATAAAATAATCAACGTAGCTTTAGCTGATCGTACCGTAGGAACTGACGGTGTTAACGTTGATTACCTAATTCAAGAAAACACAGTTCAACAATATGATCCAACTCGTGGATATTTAAAAGATTTTGTAATCATTTATAATAATCGTTTTTGGGCAGCAACGGATAATATTCCAAAACCTGCTGGAAGTTTTAATAGAATTCGTTGGAAAGCATTGCGTACTGATGCCGTATATACAACCGTATCATCTGGACCGTATCAATTAAAATCCGGAGAAGCAATTTCAGTAGATACATCAGTTGGTAATGACATTGAGTTTAATTTACCACCTTCTCCGCTTGATGGAGAAACCGTAATAATTCAAGATATTGGTGGAAAACCTGGTATAAATCAGGTTAAAATAAATTCTTCAAATCAGAGTATTGTTAATTTTAGAGGTGAACAGGTACGTTCAGTTCTAATGACTCATCCAAAGTCACAAATGATATTCATTTTTAATAATCGTTTGTGGCAAATGTATGTTGCTGATTATAGCAGAGAAGCTGCGATTGTTACTCCATCGACTGCATATCAAGCACAATCTAATGATTTTATCGTGCGTAGATTTACTTCCGCTGCGCCGATTAATATTAAACTTCCGAGATTTGCTAATCATGGCGATATTATTAATTTCGTTGATTTAGATAAATTAAATCCACTTTATCATACAATTGTCACGACATATGATGAAACAACTTCAGTACAAGAAGTTGGAACTCATTCTATTGAAGGCCGTACATCGATTGACGGTTTCTTGATGTTTGATGATAATGAAAAATTATGGAGATTGTTTGACGGGGATAGTAAAGCACGTTTACGCATTATAACAACTAATTCTAATATTCGTCCAAATGAAGAAGTTATGGTATTTGGTGCGAATAACGGAACAACCCAAACAATTGAACTTCAGCTTCCAACCGATATTTCCATTGGTGATACTGTTAAAATTTCCATGAATTACATGAGAAAAGGACAAACAGTTAAAATCAAAGCTGCCGGTGAAGATAAAATTGCTTCTTCAGTTCAATTGCTGCAATTCCCAAAACGTTCAGAATATCCACCTGAAGCTGAATGGGTGACTGTTCAAGAATTAGTTTTTAACGGCGAAACCAATTATGTTCCAGTTTTACAGCTTGCTTATATAGAAGATTCTGATGGAAAATACTGGGTGGTGCAGCAAAACGTGCCAACAGTTGAAAGAGTTGATTCTTTAAATGATTCTACTAGAGCAAGATTAGGCGTAATTGCTTTAGCTACACAAGCTCAAGCAAATGCTGATTTAGAAAATTCTCCACAAAAAGAATTAGCAATTACACCAGAAACATTAGCTAATCGTACTGCTACAGAAACTCGTAGAGGTATCGCAAGAATAGCAACTACTGCTCAAGTGAATCAGAACACCACATTCTCTTTTGCTGATGATATTATCATCACTCCTAAAAAGCTGAATGAAAGAACTGCTACAGAAACTCGTAGAGGTGTTGCTGAAATTGCTACGCAACAGGAAACTAATGCAGGTACTGATGATACTACAATCATCACTCCTAAAAAGCTTCAAGCTCGACAAGGTTCTGAATCATTATCTGGTATTGTAACCTTTGTATCTACTGCAGGAGCTACTCCAGCCTCTAGTCGTGAATTAAATGGTACAAACGTTTATAATAAAAACACTAATAATTTAGTTGTTTCGCCTAAAGCTTTGGATCAGTATAAAGCTACTCCAACGCAACAAGGTGCAGTAATTTTAGCAGTTGAAAGTGAAGTAATTGCTGGACAAAGCCAAGAAGGATGGGCAAATGCGGTTGTAACGCCAGAAACGTTACATAAAAAGACATCAACTGATGGAAGAATTGGTTTAATTGAAATTGCTACGCAAAGTGAAGTTAATACAGGAACTGATTATACTCGTGCAGTCACTCCTAAAACTTTAAATGACCGTAAAGCAACTGAAAGTTTAAGTGGTATAGCTGAAATTGCTACACAAGTTGAATTCGACGCAGGCGTCGACGATACTCGTATCTCTACACCATTAAAAATTAAAACCAGATTTAATAGTACTGATCGTACTTCTGTTGTTGCTCTATCTGGATTAGTTGAATCAGGAACTCTCTGGGACCATTATACCCTTAATATTCTTGAAGCAAATGAGACACAGCGTGGTACACTTCGTGTAGCTACACAAGTTGAAGCTGCTGCAGGAACATTAGATAATGTTCTAATAACTCCTAAAAAGCTTTTAGGTACTAAATCTACTGAAGCGCAGGAAGGCGTTATTAAAGTTGCAACTCGGTCTGAAACTGTAGCTGGAACGTCAGCAAATACTGCTGTATCCCCAAAAAATTTAAAATGGATTGTGCAGAGTGAACCTACTTGGGCAGCTACTACCCTGGTAAGAGGTTTTGTTAAAACTTCATCTGGTTCAATTACATTCGTTGGTAATGATACAGTTGGTTCTACGCAGGACTTAGAACTATATGAGAAAAATAACTATGCAGTATCACCATATGAATTAAACCGCGTATTAGCAAATTATTTGCCGTTAAAAGCAAAAGCTGTAGATAGTAATTTATTAGATGGTTTAGATTCACTCCAGTTCATTCGTAGGGATATTGCGCAGACGGTTAATGGTTCACTAACCTTAACACAGCAAACGAATCTGAGTGCCCCTCTTGTATCATCTAGTACTGCTACGTTCGGTGGATCAGTTTCGGCAAATAGTACATTAACTATTTCTAATACTGGAACAGCAACTCGTCTGATTTTTGAGAAAGGACCTCAAACTGGGACGAACCCAGCTCAAACGATGACAGTCAGAGTGTGGGGAAATCAATTCAGCGGTGAATCGGACACAACACGTTCTACTGTATTTGAAGTTAGTGATGAAACGTCTAGTCACTTTTATTCTCAGCGCAATAAAACTGGTAATATAACATTTAATATAAACGGTACAGTAACGCCGATAAATGTGAATGCTTCAGGAACATTGAATGCGAATGGCGTTGCAACATTCGGTAGTTCAGTTACTGCTAATGGCGAATTTATCAGTAAATCATCGAATGCTTTTAGAGCAATAAATGGTGATTATGGATTCTTTATCAGGAATGGCGGCAGCATCACACATTTTATGCTCACTGAATCTGGCGACCAGACAGGTGGATTTAATGGATTACGTCCTTTATCTATTAATAATGCATCTGGTCAAGTAACGATTGGTGAAAGCTTAATCATTGCCAAAGGTGCTACTATAAGTTCAGGTGGTTTAACTGTCAACTCGAGAATTCGTTCTCAGGGTACTAAAACCTCTGATTTATATACTCGTGCGCCAACATCTGATACTGTAGGATTCTGGTCAATCGATATTAATGATTCAGCCACTTATAACCAGTTCCCGGGTTATTTTAAGATGGTTGAAAAAACTAATGAAGTGACTGGGCTTCCATACTTAGAACGTGGCGAAGAAGTTAAATCTCCTGGTACATTGACTCAGTTTGGTAACACGCTTGATTCGCTTTACCAAGATTGGATTACTTATCCAACGACTCCAGAAGCACGTACCACTCGCTGGACACGTACATGGCAGAAAACCAAAAACTCTTGGTCAAGTTTTGTTCAGGTATTTGACGGAGGTAACCCTCCTCAACCTTCAGATATAGGAGCGATCCCATCTGATAATGGAATAATAGGTAATCTTACTATTCGCGATTTCTTGCGAATTGGTAATGTTCGCATTATTCCTGACCCAGTGAATAAAACTGTTAAATTTGAGTGGATTGAATAAGAGGTATTATGGAAAAATTTATGGCAGAGTTTGGACAAGGATACGTCCAAACGCCATTTTTATCGGAAAGTAATTCAGTAAGATATAAAATAAGTATAGCGGGTTCTTGCCCGCTTTCTACAGCAGGACCATATGTTAAATTTCAGGATAATCCTGTCGGAAATCAAACATTTAGCGCAGGTCTTCATTTAAGAGTTTTTGACCCCTCCACAGGAGCATTAGTTGATAGTAAGTCATATGCTTTTTCTACTTCAAATAATACTACATCAGCTGCTTTTGTTAGTTTCATGAATTCTTTGTCAAACAATAGACTTGTTGCTATATTAACTAGCGGAAAGGTTAATTTTCCTCCTGAAGTGGTATCTTGGTTAAGGGGAGCAGGAACTTCAGTTTTTCCATCAGATTCAGTATTGTCAAGATTTGACGTATCATATGCTGCTTTTTATACTTCTTCTAAAAGAGCTATTGCATTAGAGCATGTTAAACTAAGTAATAGAAAAAGCACAGATGATTATCAAACTATTTTAGATGTTGTATTTGATAGTTTAGAAGACGTCGGAGCGACAGGATTTCCAAAAAGAACTTATGAAAGTGTCGAGCAATTCATGTCAGCAGTTGGTGGAACTAATAACGAAATTGCGCGATTGCTAACTTCAGCTGCTATAAGTAAACTTTCTGACTATAATTTAATTCCTGGTGATGTTCTTTATCTTAAAGCCCAGTTATATGCTGATGCTGATTTACTTGATCTTGGAACTACAAACATATCCATTCGTTTTTATGATGCATCAAATGGATATATTTCCTCGACCCAAGCTGAGTTTACTGGGCAAGCTGGGTCTTGGGAATTAAAGGAAGATTATGTAGTTGTTCCTGAAAATGCAGTCGGATTTACTATATATGCGCAGAGAACTGCTCAAGCTGGTCAAGGCGGAATGAGGAATTTAAGCTTTTCTGAAGTATCAAGAAATGGCGGCATTTCAAAACCTGCCGAATTTGGCGTCAACGGTATTCGCGTTAATTATGTCTGTGAATCGGCTTCACCTCCAGATATAATGGTACTTCCTACACAAGCCTCTTCTAAAACTGGCAAAGTGTTTGGGCAAGAATTTAGAGAAGTTTAAACTGAGGGAGCCTTTGGGTTCCCTTTTTCTTTATAAATAATATTAAAATAAAGGGGCATATAATGGCTGATTTAAAAGTAGGTTCAACTGTGGGTGGATCTGTCATTTGGCATCAAGGAAATTTTCCATTGAATTCAGCCGGTGACGATGTACTCTACAAATCATTTAAAATATATTCAGAATATAATAAACCGCAGGCAGCTGATAACGATTTCGTTTCTAAAGCTAATGGTGGTACTTACACCGGTCCAATTACTATTAATTACGGGGTAAATAGTTATCTTCAATTAAGTAATAATGAAATCCCTATCCGAATTCGTTCTGGTGGCGGCACCGGTAATACTCTTGTAATCGGTGGCTCTTCCGGCGGTATTAGTTTTAGACCTGCAGGTAGTGAAATCACTACTGGACAAATTACTATTACGCCGGAAGGTTTGACAACATTCACCAAAGCTGTAAAGGCTCCATCTGTAACTGTTACATCTACTCCTTCCGCAGCATCAGATGCTACTCGTAAAGATTATGTTGATGGAGCAATAAATACTGTTACAGCAAATGCAAACTCTAGAGTGTTACGATCTGGTGACACCATGACAGGAAATTTAACTGCGCCAAACCTTTTTTCACAGAATCCTGCATCTCAACCTTCACACGTTCCACGATTTGACCAAATCGTGATTAAGGATTCTGTTCAAGATTTCGGCTATTATTAAGAGGACTTATGGCTACTTTAAAACAAATACAATTTAAAAGAAGCAAAACTGCAGGTCAACTTCCTGCTGCTTCAGTATTAGCCGAAGGTGAATTGGCTATTAATTTAAAAGATAAAACAATTTTCACAAAAGATGACTCAGGCAATGTTATAGAATTAGGTTTAAAATATGGAGGAACTATAAATGGGTCTTTAGAGGTTACAGAAAATATAACTGGAACTTTAATTGGAAATTCTAGCACAGCTACTAAATTGCAAACACCTAGGAAAATTAATGGTATATCTTTTGATGGGTCAAAGGACATTACCTTAACTCCATCTGACATAAATGTCAATAGCACAACATTTATAAAAAATAATGGCGAATTACCTACTGATGCTAATTTAGATACGTATGGGCCCATTGAAGAATATCTTGGTGTTTGGTCGAAATCTACTTCAACAAATGCGCAACCAGCAAATAAATTCCCAGAAGAAAATGCCGTAGGTGTACTAGAAGTGTTTGTGGCCGGCCAATTTGCTGGCACTCAGCGTTATACTGTAAGATCTGGTAACGTCTATATTCGTTCCTTATCTGCTAAATGGAATGGCGTCGATGGTCCATGGGGTGTGTGGCGTAATGTTCAAGCGTCAACTCGTCCACTTTCACAAACGATTGACCTTGATAGCTTGGGAGAATTAGAACATTGTGGCTTATGGCGAAACAGTTCAAGCGCAATCGCATCATTTGATCGCCATTATCCAGAAGAAGGATCAGCCGCACAAGGATTTTTAGAAATATTTGAAGGTGGTTTATACGCGAGAACTCAGCGTTATACTACCCGCATGGGTATGGTTTATACTCGTTGTCTCGCTGCTGCATGGGATGCTAGTGCACCTAAGTGGGAGGAATGGAAGCAGGTTGGTCATGGCACACCAGCGACTTTCTATGATGGTGACCTTAATGATTTTAAAACTCCTGGGTTATATAATATTTTAGGCACCGATGCCGTTATTAACTGCCCTACAGGTGAAGGTTTGCCGCCTGTTATTGTTGGTTTGCTGGAAGTTAAACAGCGTGCTTCTGGTGGTGCTATTTTCCAACGTTTCACTACCGCAGGAACGGGTGCAACTACTCGCGATCGTATTTTTGAGCGCGCATATACCGGCGGTGCGTGGGGTGCATGGAACGAAGTATATACATCTTATTCTCTGCCAATTACTTTGGGTATGGGTGGCATTAAAGCTCAATTAGCGGAGTTAGATTGGCAAACCTTTGATTTTGTCCCTGGTAGTATGTTTAGCGTTCCTTTGAACAAAATAAAGAACATGCCAGCAAATATGGATTGGGGGACGATTGATGGAAACTTGGTTATGTTTTCTGTCGGTCCTAGCGAGCATACATCAACGGGTCGTACTGTTCAGGTTTGGCGCGGTACTGTATCCCAGACAAACTATCGTTATTTTGTCGTTCGTGTATTCGGTAATTCAGGAAATAGAACTTGCACAGTTCGTCGCGTTGTTCTTGAAGATGGTCGCCACAAATGGACAGCGCAGCAAGATTTTAATGGCGCAGTTAACTTCGGTGCTCCTACCAATTTTAACTCTACTGTTAACCTTAATAACACTACCACTTTTAAAACAGAAGTTAAATTCCGCTCATCTAATGCATTCCGTATGTATGGCGGAAAATTTGGTACAATTTTCCGTAATGATGGAGAGAGTCTTTATATTCTTTCTACCGACGAAGATGACCAAGATGGAAACTTTAATACAAATAGACCTTTCCGTTATGAATTAAGAACTGGTGATGTTACTTTGGGTGGTACTAGTGGTGCTAACGTTTTAAAATTAAAACGTGATTCTCTCACCGCATTTTTTGGTGGTGATATTAACATGAAAGGCTTGATGACTTTTGACGCCGGACGTTTAGGATCACGAGATTATTTTAAATTTAACCATTGGGGTGATAGTAATAATGCTCGTGATAACATCATCCAGTTAGAAGATAGTCAAGGCGCCCATTTTTCCACTGAACGTACTTTAGCGACAGGTGCAATTAAAACTCGTTTCTTTGGCGAAACATTCACTGATGGTACATTATACCTAAATCAGATGAATAATAGCTCTGAACGATTCTCTATTAATAATTGGGGAAATTCAGAAGTTGGTCGCGAGGCAGTGATGGAAGTCAGTGATTCCAAAGGTTATCACTTCTATACGGAACGCAGGACAGATAACAGTTTGAATTTTGATGTTGCTGGCAATTTTACTGCGCATGGACCTTCCGGAATAACCATCAAAAACTCAACTGGTGCACGACATATCTGGTTTAGAGATGATAGCGATGCAGAAAAGGCTGTTATCTGGGCTACAGATGAGGGTATTTTACATATTCGCAATAATCATGGGGGTTCATTTAGTCATCACTTCCAGGGTGCAATGATTAAAGCGGGAGAGCGTGTTCCATATAATGGTGAATACGCTCTTATCCGTGGTAATATTTCAGGTGGTGCATGGGTAGACTGGCAAGAGCGTCCGGCTGGATTGTTGGTAGACTGTCAGGACTCACAAAATCAAGCATATAACATTTGGAAAGCTACTCATTGGGGCGAACAGCACCTTGCGGCGATGGGTGTTCATGCTGGCGGTGGTAATCCTCATGTTGTATTGCATGTGGGTGGGAATGATTATGCATTTGCATCTAACGGTGATTTTACTGCTGGTGCTGCTGTATATTGTAACGACGTTTATATTCGTTCTGACTGTCGTCTGAAAATTAATGTTGAAGACTACGAAGAGAATGCGGTGGATAAGGTAAATAAACTCAAAGTTAAAACCTATGATAAAGTTAAATCTCTTTCTGACCGCGAAGTTATCGGCCATGAGATTGGTATTATCGCACAGGATTTGCAAGAAGTATTACCGGAAGCTGTTAGCACTTCTAGTGTCGGATCTCAGGATAACCCAGAAGAAATTTTAACAATTTCTAACTCTGCTGTGAACGCGCTTTTAATTAAGGCTATTCAGGAAATGAGTGAAGAAATTAAAGAATTGAAAACGCCTCTCTTTACTAAAATTGCTCGCAAAATTGGTAAATACTTTAAATTCTAATAACAAGGGGCATTGCCCCTTTGGAGATAAATTATGGCAGTAGTTGGTGTTCCTGGTTGGATTGGTAGTTCATCCGTAAATGAAACAGGACAACGATGGATGAGTCAAGCGGCTGGTCAATTAAGATTAGGTGTTCCTTGCTGGATGAGTCAATTTGCAGGTCGCTCAAGAGAAATTATTCATACACTTGGAGCAGATCATAACTTCAATGGTCAATGGTTCCGAGATAGGTGTTTTGAGGCAGGTAGTGCACCTATAGTGTTTAATATCACTGGAGATTTAGTATCATATTCTAAAGATGTTCCTTTATTCTTCATGTACGGAGATACACCAAATGAATATGTTCAGTTAAATATACATGGCGTAACGATGTATGGTCGTGGAGGTAATGGCGGTAGCAATAGTCCTGGCTCAGCTGGGGGTCATTGTATTCAAAACGATATTGGTGGGAGACTAAGAATTAATAATGGCGGAGCTATTGCTGGCGGTGGCGGTGGCGGTGGCGGCGGGTATTATTCTCCTTTTTCACAAATGAGATTAACCTTTGGCGGTGGCGGCGGGTATTATTCTCCTTTTTCACAAATGAGATTAACCTTTGGCGGTGGCGGCGGTCGTCCGTTTGGCGCACCGGGCGGATCTATTGATATGCAATCAGGAGCAACTGCTGGTACTATTTCTGCGCCTGGCGCAGGGTCTGTGAACGGTATCTACAACGGCGGGTCTGGTGGTGAAGTTGGCTCCGCAGGAGGTAGATGTAATATTCGTGGTCAAGGATATGAATACGATGGCGGAGCTGCTGGTTATGCCGTCATAGGGTCTACACCGACATGGCAAAACGTTGGAGCAATATATGGTCCAAGAGTATAATGTGAATAAATATCCTTAAAAGGAGGGTCTATGGCAGCACCTAGAATATCATTTTCGCCCTCTGATATTCTGTTTGGTGTTCTAGATCGCTTGTTCAAAGATAATGCTACCGGGGAAGTTCTTGCTTCCAGGGTAGCTGTCGTAATTCTTTTGTTTATAATGGCGATTGTTTGGTATAGGGGAGATAGTTTCTTTGAGTACTATAAGCAATCAAAGTATGAAACATACAGTGAAATTATTGAAAAGGAAAGAAATGCACGCTTTGAATCTGTCGCCCTGGAACAACTCCAGATAGTTCATATATCATCTGAGGCAGACTTTAGTGCGGTGTATTCTTTCCGCCCTAAAAACTTAAACTATTTTGTTGATATTATAGCATATGAAGGAAAATTACCTTCAACAATAAGTGAAAAATCACTTGGAGGATATCCTGTTGATAAAACTATGGATGAATATGCAGTTCATTTAAATGGACGTCATTATTATTCAAACTCAAAATTTGCTTTTTTACCAACTAAAAAGCCTACTCCCGAAATAAATTACATGTACAGTTGTCCATATTTTAATTTGGATAATATCTATGCTGGAACAATAACCATGTACTGGTATAGAAATGATCATATAAGTAATGACCGCCTTGAATCAATATGTGCTCAGGCGGCCAGAATATTAGGAAGGGCTAAATAATTATTTGTTTGTATACATCTCTAGATATCGATATACACCCTCAAAACCCTCGTTGAATTCGTCGATGAGGGTTTTCTTATCTTCTTGAGTTAATTCAGAAACAATTTTACGGAATGAATTCTGATTTAACTTTCTACCTTCATGCGTTACTCCAATCTCATTCAGAAATGCAATAAAATTAGCACGATTCTCAACAATATCTTCTCTGGAAAATTTAATCAAAATAGACGCAACAGTAATAATTTCACGAACTGTATCAATGTTTTTATTCATTAACTATACCACTCAATTAGTTGACTTTGTTATAATATCATCAGACGCTTGATTTGTAAACTGGTCTGTGTTATTTTCTTCAAAAATTTTTTCTACGAATTCCTTGAACGACTCACGTTCCTGAGCTACATTATGCTCGATTACCTTTTCAAGATTATGACTCATTCGAAATAATCTTCAATTTCGTAATCATGGACATAAATCATTATAGTTTCTAATACATCATCAATACTTTTTCCTGGAGCTGGAATTACGTAAAAATATCCTGCTTTTGAGAGGTCTTTATAAGTTCCAATCAAGAAATCATTATTCTCAAGATGTAACTCTTCAACTAATTCATTGACAATTGAATGGTATAGGTTTGGTAGAAACTTATATAGCTTTTCTAGAATATCAATTTTGATTGTGTATTGAACCACGGACTGAGAATCAATAATCATAGACCTTCCCCTTATGTTTCTGTTTGCGATTAGATTCTTTAAACGCTTTCTTCTTATCCTTATGAACAGAAGCTTTATTAAAATTATGCTTTGCGACTAAATTGTTCATAGTGCTGAATTACCTCTCTTAAACATTTGCATGTGAATGAAAACTTTTTAGCTACACCACATTCAAATATATGTTCTCTTAAATCGCGTGTATCGGTATATCCCATCTCAACAATAAAATGCCGTATTAGATTTTTATCTTTATCGTTGAGAGAATTAAAATAATCGGATTTTGAATTAATTTCCCTGGCCAAATTGAATCACCTTCAGTTGGCGTTTTAGCTCTTTTATCATCTCTTCGTTCATCGCAATATAAAGATCGCATAAAGCAAGTTTTAGCATTCCATTTACTGGATAACTAAATGGGCATACATAATCTTTTCCTACGAGCTTTTTAGTGAATTCCATATCACAAAACTGAAATGCAGGTTCATTAGCATAAATTCCCCAATTGGTTGACATCATTTTATTGGCATATTCCAACGCCTGGATTTGATTAGTAATTCCATCAATTTGAAACTTTTTAATATTCATTAGTAAAGGTCCTCAGAGTAAAGTTCTTTTTCACTACCACCACGTTCAATACGCACTTGTCCAGCGTAAGTTGCAATAATCATTGCTTCTTCACGTGTCCAGTAATTGCTATACTGGTCAATAAATCCTTGGTCTTCACCACAAACATGGTCTGATACAAGTTTATCACTTACCTGGTCAAGAACTTCAGCCATATCTTTAGAATAATGACGAGCACCAGGAATAACCAGAGTCCCACCATCTTTTAACTTAAAGCGGTTGGCTGCACACACAATTCGACGTTGATATTTTTCATTATTGTTCCAATGAGCTACTTGCCAACAGATTTCAGGAACCTCTTCTAAAACATCCTCTTCCGTATATTCGGTGTAGTCGCCATAGGCCTGTAATTTAGCTGCTAGACTTTCTGGAGTTTCACGTAATAAAGCCAGGTCTAATAATTCAAGACGCTCTTTGAAGGTTTTCATTTGGTTTCCTCAACACTTTTAATTTTTATAGCTTGTTTAGAACTTTCAAAGCATTGACAATATACTCTTACCGCATCAAACTGGTTGGCCGCTTTAAGATGGACTACACCTTCGCCGTTATAAAATTCTACGACAATTTTAAATGTTTTCATTTAAACCATCCTTTAATACGTTGCCATAAAGTTTTCTGTTGAGCTTTGTTAACACCAATTGAACGAATAACTGGTTGAGATTCCTGAAATTCTTTATAATCAGCAAGGTAAATTTCGTAAGCTGCATCCGTAAATGAACTTATCGCTGCCATAAAATTATTGCGAATACCTACTGGAGCATCTTTACTTTCACGAATAATCATGTATTTACCAGTCTTAATCTTTACGATAGTTCCAAGATAAGCTCCATGGTACCAGATGTCCCAACCCTCTTGAGTAGGTTCTGCACAGCGACGAAGTTCATTGACAATTTCTAACTTGTTCATTATTTATTCCTCACAGTTCAGATGCTACAGTGATTACAGCTTCAATGTTTTCTGCCGAGCGTTTAATGTCAAGATACACATTACCGTTTTTAGCGATTTTACATGACATTCCGATATCAGTAAATTTCTGAATATGATGTTCCATCATTTTGTATCCAAAAATTCGCATATTTCCATTGTTATTAATTTCAAAATTACGAATTCCGTGAGTGCGTTTTTCTAAAATAGCAAGATAGTTACTGCGGTAAGTTTCAACCTTTTTAAGAACAAATCCATTTTCATCTAAAAGTTTTAGCATAAGGTCTTTATCTTCTTCCATATCAGAAGTAATTTCGCGAGCTTTACGAGTTGCTCGTTTTTTCAGCAGTTCCGGAGCGTTTTCCTGTGCGTATAAAGTTGCTGCATTTGAAATAATATCCTGAGCTTCACCAGTAATGATTAATCCATCACCAGATTTCTCCACCAGGCCTTTTTTAATCAATACCCCAATATTACTATTAACTACTGCATTACCTAAATCTGGATGCACCTCACGAACTTCTGCAGCTGTAATGAAATCTTTCTTAGCAATGGTAATTAAAATCGCAGCAGTTTTTTCATTCAGAACATCGTTAGAAGCTTTGATGATGTAAGTTACTTTAGACATTTTAATCTCCGTTTCAGTTCATTTATTTGATAGGTCTATAGTATCATGTTTAAAGCAGAAGTAAACACTTTTTTGCACTCTTTTTCAAGAGCTCTAATAAAGTACTTACTTAATGTTCAGATTACGAACTTCGATTTCGTCTTCATGGGCAAAATCAAACTGTTTGAATTCTGTGTCACCTTTAAATTTAAAAATCATTGTGAAGAAAGTCAGAACACCAGGTTTTTCTTCACGAACTCCACAGATATCATATTCAATACCATCTACAACCAGTTTGTTAGCAGTCAGAGCATTTTTAGCTTTAACGATTTCGTTTTCGATTTTAAATTTCATTTTTGTATCTCCGGGTTGTTTCAGTTCATTTATTTGATAGTTGTATAGTACCACAGTATGCTTTGGAGAGCCGAGGCTCTCCCTAAAATTACTGCATGACTGTGATAACTGTCATGATAACACGTTGAATTCCGAACGCAAGAAGACCTCCTGCTACGGCAGGAACAACACCTAAACCCGCCAGTAAAATGCCACCAGATACTAATGCAGCGCTTGTGATACCTATGAATGGACTCATTTGATTTCCTCTAAATCTTTGGTGTATTCTGTAACTACATCAGTAGTTTTCCAATATTCGTTTTCTTCTTTTTTGGCTTTAGCTTCTTCAGCAAGTTTCTTTGCTTCGTCGGAAGTCATATGAAAAATGTTCATTCCAACTAGTTTATCAACATAAGAAGAATACATATCAATTTTAGAAAGTTCTTCGGTCAGTTCTTTGCGAGTTTTACCTTGTACAACAATTTCACCTGAAATTACTTTCTTAATGAAATGTGCCTTGGCAAAAGCTAAACGAAATGCTGATTCAGTTTCTTTGATTTTGTTATCAATTCGTTTTTGGACATAAGTTTTACGAACTTCAACGAAGTCTTTGATTAAATCAACTACATTATCGTAAACTTGCAGCTTTCCTTTCTCATTAATGACGGTAATATTCTGGGAACGACGCTCAATCAACCCGAAGTCTTTCATAATTTTTGCATGGCGTTCTTCTTCATTATCGCTCAAAGAGTATTCTTTTCGGAATTTAACTTTGAAGCCAAAGCCATGCTCACCACAAGCATCATCCCATGTAATGAAGCCTTTATCTTCAAGCGGGTCTAAGATTTTACTCACATAAGTTTCACGATCATACTTATATGGAATCTCAGTGATATTCATTTGAGTTCGTGAAGTAAACTTGTACGTTCCACGGATTTCATATTGACCATCAATTTCAACGACTTCACCGCGAAATTCTGGGAATTCTACCTTCGGTTTAGTTACTTTCTTTCCTTGAAGAGCTTGTAATACAGCTTTCTTGACAGAAGAAACACTATGAGGAAGAATGTAAGTTGCATAACCAGTTGCAATACCGGAAACACCATTAAGAAGAACGGTAGGAATAATAGGCAAATAGAAAGCAGGCGGAATGTGTTCTTTATCTTGATGTACCGGAGCATATTCAGTATCTTTATATACGTTATAGAAATTTTTACTTACACGAGCAAAAATATAACGACTTGCTGCTGCTTTTTGAACGGTACGAGAACCAAAGTTTCCTTGACCATCTAACAAAGGAAAGTTATTATTCCAAGTGTTAGCCATCAAAGCCCCCGCATCTTGTGCAGAGTTTTCGCCATGATGATATCCAAGGTCAGCTACACCGCCTGCGATAGAAGCGAGTTTGTGAAACTTATCTTTATTTCCTCGTGCCAAATCAAGAGCTCGAGCAATAACAAATCGTTGAACTGGCTTAAATCCGTCAATCATATTTGGAATGGCACGATTTTCAACCGTGTACATAGCATAAGCCAATGCTTCATTATCAATGATACTTTTTAAATCACGATTATTCAGTTGCATAAATTTACCATACTAGTGAATGTAGTGCCATAATAACATCAGAAATGAAAAGCACGACTTGAATTAATCCGAACATTATTCCGTAATATAATGCTATCAATAAAATAGCAAGGGCTAATGAATAGCCCAAGATTTTCTTAATCATTAGTAGATAACAACACAAATGTTAAATATGCACACATACCCTGAGCTAAAGCTTGCGAAAACACACTGCTGGCATCAATACAGATAGTTAAAACACATGCTACTATCCAACAAATAAATGAAATAACTCCTAATAATTTTGCGATATTCATATTTTCCTCACTGGCGTCCGAAGACGCCTTTAGTTTTAAGATTATTACGATAGAACTGCATCACGTGTTCGTTGTGGAAATTACTCATTAATATGCCTGCAAAACGAATTTAAAATTATCAGCCAACATACGGTTCATTTCTTCAAGTGTTTGATACTCAGAATGATGATTACGAGTAAACGCTAAAGCTAACTGTCCTTTTCCAAATCCCGTCGTCAGAGGTTTCATCTTAGAAGCAGGCAGATAAAATACTGCGTATGGAACATTGTTATTTGCAATAGTACGTGCAAGCTGAGACCGACGTTGACGAATATGACTTAGAACTGCACTGAATCCTTGCTTAGAACGCTGATTACCTACATAAAATCGTGCAGACACGCATGGATTACTAAATGGACGACCATCTAATTTACTCACTAAAAAGTAAAATCCAGGTTTAGATAAAAAGTCTTTATGCGGAGTTCCCAAAAACCATTCACCGTTCTTGATTGTACCAATAACGGTAGCGCCCGCATTATTCAGATCAGTAGTAGTCATATATTTCATATTAATTTCCTCTAAATTATTTTCTACTCCAAGGCCGCATGAATACACGCGGCCATTAAATTAATCGTCGCAGTCGACGCTCAATTCCCAAAACTCTTCTACGGTATAAGTTTCAGTATCATTTTCAATACAGAAACGTTCATTACTGTTATTTGCTAAAGTAGCATTAACTGTCGGTTTCTCGCTAGTGCTCTTAAGAGGTGAAATACGAATTAACTGATCACCATTATCTAAACAAAAAATTTCACCAACTTTTACATCTTTAAAGATTTTCATAATTCACCTCAAGGAGTATAAAATCCAAACGCAGTTGTTGACCATCCCATCCAATATGGGAAATTTGCGCCAATGTAAAACATAAGAATATAAAACCAACCGCTCAGCAAATTCATCATTTTACACCATTCCAAATTGTTTCAACCACGGATTTTAAACCATTTTGATGAATGTCCATTCCAACTACCGCCATCAAATAGATTCCAACTACAACTGAACCTAAGGCAAAAATCAGCATGAAAATGAATAAAGCCGGAAAAATATTATCGAAAAACCATTCAATAAATGTAAAAGCACTGCGTTTACGCTTCATATTTTCCTCACATAAATCCAAAGTAAGCGTTTAATACATCAATCATTAAAACGATTGGGAATATACTCAAAACTACTAGTATTATAACTACATTCCATATAGCTTTAACAATCTTTTTCATTTTCTGTTCCTCCGTAGTTGATAGGGTAATAGTACCACGGAAGAACAGTCTTGTAAACAACTTTTTTTAAAAATATTCGTAATAAATGTGAATACCAACTACTACCGCTGAAACCTGTGCAACCCACCACGCACAAGCAATAAGTACAGAATTCAAAATTTTCATAATAACCTCATTACAAAAGTAAATGTTAAACAAATTAATGGAATACTAATTAACCAAACAAAACACCACCATAGTGAACTCATAGTTCAATCTCAGCGATTTTCATTTCATTACTATTAATAGCCGCTTTAAGACTATCTGAAAGAATTACATTCCAGTGGTCATTCATATGACCATTAACTAAGCGTGTAATTTCTTCGGGAGTTGAAAAATAAGGCGTATCAGACTCCCAATGCGATAATCCTAAGCGAGTATAAATCATGCCTTCATCATCGCTAGAATATTCAACTGACACAAACTCATCAGTTATTTTATGTTTAGCGTAATAAAATTTAAATTTCATTTTACTCTCCAAATCCGTATCAGTTGATAGTTGTATAGTACCACGGTCCTTGTGGTATGTAAACCGTTTTGTGAAAATTTTTAAATGGAAAGATACCATCCGTTGTAGTTGCTTTTTCTTACAACCTTACGAAGGTCTTCTCTGTCACCGATGAACTTCGGAGTGTACTGGATGACACCTGGATGAATTTCTTTAGTGTTGAATATAATTATACAGTCAGCGACTTGATGATTTAGAATAGGCCCTAGATTTATTCCAGAACCATATGGATACTCTCCGCTGCATCCTGTTGTTACAGAAATCCAACGTGAGTCAGTTTGATGTGTCTTAACTTCTACACGAAGCCCACAGTATTTTGGATGCGCTAATACATCCCATGCATATGTGTACGGATCATCGACATCTTCTTGGCCTTTATTGACATATCCGCTTAGCCAATCTGCCACAAAAAACTCTGCGTACACAGCGATACGACATCTTTCAATAACTTCTATTTTATCCTGGTTCGGATTTTGTTTTAAAGAGTATCTTGCAGTATCAGCAATTTTGGCCTTCATTTCACTAGTCAAGTCATTGTTTGATAGGGTAAATGACGGAATCTGAAATAGTCTCTGTAAACCCGGATTCGTTTTCTGCATTTAAACTTTCCTTTTATGTCTGAATCACTGGTATTCATATAATAAATCATAATTTCTCTTAAAACAAAAGGGCCGAAGCCCTTATTTTATTTGAATTGTGCAATTCTTTTCTCTAGACATTCAGCATAAGATTTCATTGAGATAAACTGCGAAAGTAACAGTTCTTGCTCAACTGCATTAACTGTTAGAAACTTTGCGCTTTCTAAAAATTTGCTCAGTGCATTAATTTTGAGCATTAATTGATCGTATTCTTCTTTTACTCGTGCTTGATAACCTAACATAATTTTCCTTAGTTAAGGGCCGAAGCCCTTATTTAAATTGTTCAGTAACGTCTTCAACTACTTCGTATTGGCAGGTACGCATTTTAGCATCGTTGTAATCAATCGGAATTGATACTACATCGCGAGGATGAACTTTAACTTTTACAACTCGGCTGGTTGAACTGCCAAAGTGACGAATATAAGATTTAGAACACACATGCAGACCACGAGAACAAGTTTGTGTATCATCGTCATTCACACGAGTACGCGGCATTTTAACTACTTTACCAGGACTGTTATCAAAGGTGTTTGAGTGACAGTCAAAGTAGTTGTCACGAACTACTTTCCAAGCATAGAAGTAACCATCTTCTGTAATTTCAATATCGTTTGCTACCAAGAAATCAAAGAGTCGAGATACCGCTTTTTGGCTTGGGTTTTCCAACAGATTTTCCAAGAACGGAAAATAGAATTCAAAGTTTTCGCCTTTTTCCATCGAGTCAAGAATACGATCAACCAAACCAGATCGCAATTCAATATTTTGATAGAACAAGCTTCCACCTTCAATTCGAACATCGCCGGAAATATATTTTTCAACAGCGCGACGAACATTAATTTTTTGTGCCGCTTCTTCCAACTTATCCGCTACAAGCAGATTAAGAATTTCCTGGAAGTTTGAATGAGTATTAGGAGTTGCGTTATAAGTTACACCGTCAACAGTAATTGAAATGAATTTTTTAGATGCATTCCAAATAATGTCAGATTTAGCAACTGGAGCAATAACTACATCGCTATTAACTTTAACTGTAATATCACCGCTAATAGTAACTTTAGAGCGTTTAGCTTCTTCAGCATTTTTCAAAACACGACGGATTGTGTCAACCGATACACCTTGCCAATCAGCCAATTCCTGTTGGGTGTAATTACCACTTGAATACAGCTTAACAATTTCAGCTTGTTCGTTTTTGGTCAGGCATTTAATATTGTACATAATTTTCCTTATTAGGCCGCAAGGGCCTTCATAGTTTTAGCGATTTGAGAAACTTCATCATCACTTAAAGAGTTGCGATATCCGATGAAGTCGGAAACAATACGGAATTTCTTGGTAAACTCAGCAACCATTTTATCACTGTTTTTTGAAGCATTATTTGATAATACATCAAAAAGATTAGTTACTGTCCAGATGTCATGACCGATGGTATCTTTTCCACCATTAAAATATACACCGCGCAATGAACTAACTATATTAGCGAGTCGTGTATATTCTTCAGAAACTTCATCTGTACTGAAGTACTTCATCATAAAATCTAGTTCAGGATACTTGATAATTTTATCAATATATCGTTGAGCTGAACTTGAATAACCTACGTACTTATCATAATCTACATCATCAAAAGCATCTACATATAAATCACGCAGAGTTTCAAAAATACATTGACACTGACCGAGTTCTTTTACCTTTTTCTGTAAAAGTGGACGAATAACATAAAATTCATTAATGCCAATAAGATTAGCCATACGAATCAAAATATTTGTAGATGGATGACAAAGTGATGTAGTACCATCCATAGAGAAAATATCAGAACGATGCATGTATGCTACATAACCAGTAATTTCATCTGCTTCTGACGTAAGTGTAAATAATTCCTCTTTTTCCCAGCGCCCGTCTTTAATTTCAAACTTAAATGCTGTAGCAGCTTTAGGACGAGGAGCTGTACTTTTTACTACCTTTGGAATATAACTTTTAACTAAAGCTTCAATTTCTGACAAATAATGAATGTTAACTTCATCACTTTCAAACATTGCCATAATATCAGGAAGCAAATCAATCTGCGATTCTACTTCTGGATTAATAAAAAGAAGCCGCTCATTGTGATGAATATTCAAAGTGTTATTAAATTCACTATCATCTAATGCATGTGCTAATCCACGGACAATATTAACACGATTTTTAATATTATCAATAACAATATTAATTTTTGTCGTATTAATACCAAACAGACGATAACTTGATGCAACAGCTGAAGTTTCATGACTTTGCTTAATGCGTTTTAGTCGAGGGTCAAGATTTACTTCATACACAACCCCTGCATTGCATAACTTACTGTCAGGTTCAAACATGCTCTGCATCTTTTTATATGACAGATTTTTAGTCGTGAATTTGACCGAATTACTAATCATATAATCTCGAGCAGAATATCCCATCTTCATCAATTCACGGTATGTATGACGAGGAGATGTAGATTCTTTAAATCGTTTTACATCTTCATTAAATGCCTTTTCACTGAGCTCTTTAACACGCTCAATAATATTTTTACGAGTACGATCATCCAGTGAAAGAGCCTCACGCGATGGAGCAATATCAAGTGAACCCATTGGAAACTTAATATAATTCACTTCATTGCGGATGCTTAACCAGTTACGGTCTCTAATAACACCATCGATAGGATAAACAATACCGCCATAGATAGCATATAATCCACCACGATCAGGCCAGTATCTTTCTGGATTTACACCGTAATAGTCATCAAAATCCGGAAAATAATCAATTTCGCGGTCAAGACCATTAATGATAGCCAAATCTTTGAATGGTCGCATGATATAAGAAACTTCATAAGCAAAGTTTCTAAAGTCTTTTTCTTCAACTGGAACTACGATTTCAATACCAGTTTTATCATCTGGACCCATTTCTTTTACGAATGTAGGTTTAATCTGTGGACCATCACCATCCATGTAAGCTACATAACCACGAATTTCACCTTTATGATACGAAGTAATACTAAATGTATCAGTATAACTAAACGGAGATTTAGAACCTAAACCAAACCCGCCAATAAAGTCATTAGATTCAGCCTTAGATGAACTGAAGTATGAATTATATAACCCAGGAGAATTATCATCACCCTGAATATCAAAATCACTCATACCCGGACCAAAATCTCGACAAACAAATCGCGGATCTAATCGTCCTGGAACTTGTATGATAAATTTTTCAGGATTTCCATTAAGTGCATGGGCATCAATCATATTAGTAATTAATTCACGGACTACTGCACGAATCTTGTTTGTATACAAATCAGATGACAGAATTTTAAATACTTTAGGAGATGCTGTGATGCTAAATGCTTTTGATTTAGAACCATTGCCAAGAATTGTTTCTTTTTCAGTGGTGATAATCATAATTTCCTCATTAATTCATATTACGCTTAATAACTTCAGCAACTTCTAGTAATTCATCTTTAGTTGCAGTGTCGGATTGAATTTTATCTCTAATATCTTTAAAGCGGTTTTTAAATTCTTCGGCTTCTCCCATATCGAAAAAGCGTTGAATGATTCTATATTCTCGATGAACTGCTTTATCAAAAAGTTCTAAATTTACTTTATATGATTTCATTTCAATATCCTCATTTGCCCAATTAATTATACCACATCCTTGTGGTAAAGTAAACTACTGGCTCATCCATTCTTTACGAAGGTCAGCATTATCTCCCATGAGCATTTCAAAAAGCTCTTTCCAGTTCTCAGGAAGTTTAACAACATCATATACTGGATTTTGAATCATCTCACGATATTCAGATTTTTCCAAAGAGCCAAGTCCTTTAATATAACGGATGCTATGTTTAGGTAGAGCATCTTTAGCACTCTCATATTCAGCGACTGTATAAAACCATTCTTGTTTTTTACCAATCTGTGCGATGATTACAGGAGTTTTGACAAAGCGAATTCGTCCTTGCTCAAACAGTTCTGGCCAATTACTAAAAAATCCAAGCAGAGAAGGATAAATGCTTCCTAGACCATCATGGTCAGCATCAGTCATAATAGCAATATTATGATAATTCAAGTTTTCAGCTTTTTCACCGAGAACTAATCCAGTGATTGCGCAAATATCAAACAGTTCTTTGTTTTTAAGCATGTCAGCATATGACATACCCCAACTGTTGAGAACTTTACCACGTAATGGATAACCACCGTGAAGTTCTTTATCACGAACATCAATAAGATATCCGATAGCCGAATCACCCTCAGTCAAGAAAAGAGTAGTATCAGCATCTTTACCACAAAGATTCGCTTTAATATGTTTATGAACCTTAGCTTTAGAAGCCTTTTTAGCTGCTTTAGTTTCTGCTGCTTTTTCTGCCGCTAATTTACGAGCCAAAGCAGCTTCAATAATCGGCATTAGAATTGCTTCATTATTTAGAATAGCACGTGAAATCTTTTTAGCATCAAGTTGAATATGACTACGGATTTCACCAAATGGAGAAGTCAAACGCTCTTTAGTTTGAGAATCAAATCGCATGTTTTTCATATCACGGACAAACATAACGATAGTCAAACATTCTTTAACGCGTGCTTTAGTCACATCAATTTTGAACTTACGTTTGATTTGTGGAATAAGGTCTTCACAAATATCATCCATAACACAGTCAATGTGATGGCCACCATTCTTAGTGTGAATGTTATTCACATAAGTTAATTGACGAAAACCATCCGGTGAACGACCAACCGCAATAGAGCAATTTTCTTGTTCTTGAACGATAGCATGCTCATCATATTGGCGTGCATATTTCTTAAAATTGCCCTGAACCTTTTTACCATTAAAGGTAAATTGAATATCAGGATAAACTACTGCAAGTGTCTGGAGACGATCTAGTGTAATGTCAAGATAAACTTGGGACAGCTCATTAGTTTCAAATGACATAAAATCAGGAATGAAAGTAACACGAGTTCCTTTCCATTTTCCTGGAATAGTTTCCCATGATTTATTTTCCATGCCATTTGAACAACGAACTACAATATTATTTTGACCATCACCAGTTTCACCGACAAACATCACAGAAAAAATGTTTGTCAAACTAGAACCAACACCATTCATACCGCCAGTGACGCGTTCTTTATCATCACCAAAGTTACCACCTGCTTTTGGAATAGTCCATGCAGCAACTGGACCAGGAATTTCTTCACCAGTAGGTGTTTTAACCATAGCCTGTGGAATACCACGACCGTTATCTTCAACTGTTACCTGATTATTTTTAATGGTAACATTAATTTTATTTGCGAATTTAAACTTAGTACGAATACCTTCATCTACTGAGTTATCGATAATTTCATCAATAAGCTTAACAAGACCAGGTACATATTGAACACTTTCCCATTTACCAAACAGAAAGCGCTCATGCATTTCATTAGCAGAAGAGCCAATATACATGCCGCTACGCTTTTTGATATGTTCAATATCGCTCAGAATTTTAATTTCATTCTTAATCATCACTTATCCTCGTTTGGTTTCGGGAATATTATACTCCAATAATCATAAAGCTAAAGGCCCGAAGGCCTTTTATTTAAAACGAATAGTCGAATCCTTGAAGAATAATCCAGAACATACTGTTCCTTCTACTTTCTGCCCAGTAGGTCCAATAGCACGAAATCCAGTGTGTTGGAAATCATTTTCAGAGCAACCAAACCAGTTGTATCCAGTGATTTCAATATTAGTAAACCCACTTGAAGACAAAACTTTAGTTGCATTATCAGCATCAGTACATCCTACTAAAGATACTGCTAATACTAATGCCGCGATAGAACGATTAACATATTTCATAATTTTCACTTAAATTTAATGGCTTGAAGAAGACTAATAATTCTCAAACGGCTTCTTTCATCTTTAACCGTAAATGAAAGAGGGTCGCCAGATTTCATAGTGATGGTGCATTCAAAATCAAAATCTTCTGTAACTTCTTCGAATAGGTCAAATTCTTCATCATAAATTAGAACATTACTCTGAAAACTGTGAAGAATTTTTCCATCATTTCCAGATGCTGTACTAATCATTGTAACATTATTACCTTTCATATCTTCAACGATAAATTCGCTTGTAGATATTACATTACTAATAGAACCATTCCTATAAATAGCAGAAAATAGATATTTCTTTTCTTCACCTTCGCGAATGCGATATTTCTTACCGATTTTAAACATAATTATCCTTTAAGTAAGTCGTAAAATCCACCATTCACATGCTTAGGGGCAGAGACTAACCGAATAGCAATCCGATGACAATCAGGACATACATCAGTATCTCTTTCAGAAATTTTCTTGATTTTTTCGTATTCTTTTGCGCAGTCTTTTGATTGACATTTATAATCATAAAGCGGCATAATTATTCCTTAAAGTGAGCTTTCAACATCTGATACAAGGACCATGCCTGTTCATCATTTTCAATAGTAACTTTCATTACAGGGAATTTAGATTGATCAGTTATCGGTGCAGATTCTTCCTGCTCTTCAGTTGCCTGGTATGGATTTTCAACTTCATTAAAGAATTCAGCTTCATTCGATGAAAGCCAAATAAAATCTTCATCCAAAATATCTTTACCAGAAGATAGTACTAAATTTCCAGCAAATGACATAATTTTAATAGGACGCCCAAGAGCATCCACATCTAAAATTTTAAAAGGATGCATACCTAAACGGCGTGCATAGATTCCGTTATCAGTATGGTCTTTAATAAAATTTTCTTGAGCTTGTTTATTTTTAAATTGATACCATTTATTAACTTCAAATTTAATAGCCATTAATAAATTTCCTTCCAGTAAGTTGTACCATCTTCAGTGATTTCACGAAATACACCGTAAATTGGTTGTTTATCCCCAACCTTTTCATACACATAAACCGAAGTCAAGTGAGTAAACTTAGCAGTGTGTTCCTTTTGAACTACTACCAAATCTGGATCGAATAACACATCTTCAAATTCGTCATTAGTGCAGTTCTGAACAATTTTACGTTTCATTACAATTTCCTCGTTAATTGAACATTGGAGCGATGCGTTTCAGAAGAAGAGTAGCAGCACCTTTGGCAAATTTTCCATTTTATTCTCCAAATTATTTTCTATATCAGTAGTTGATATTGATATAGTACCATAATCAACTACTGATGTATATAGTTTTATGAAAAAATTTTAAACTTTATGCATAGCGAGCTTTGCTGTAGTGTTTAATCCAACTTTCAGGAATGACTTTGTATGTTCCTAAAAATACCGCGTTGTATAACTTAACGCCATCTTCTACCCATTGATCAGTAATGTATGCACACATAGCGCGAGTACGCCGAGGAAGTGGTTGTCCACCTTCGATAAATTCAAACTCATAAGGAGCAATGAACTTAATAGCTTGACCGAGTTTCCACTTAAAGTCTACACCTACATGCGAAGTATCAATCGTTTCAATTCCTTTAGCGGGAACAGCTTTCAAAAACGCAGATTCAAGAAATTTCGCGCGAACATAACCAAACTGAGGTTTAGACTTTCCATCTTTAGGAATGATACGCACTTTTACTTCAGAATCTTCATCTTTAACGCCGTGTTTAAGCTGAATGCTTACAATTTCGACCAATTTTCCTGCTGCTTTAGAACGGGATTTATCAGATACACGAGCAATTTCACCAATATTAATAATCATAGTTATCTCTCACTTGTTAAAAAGATTTTATACTCCACAGGACCATTATACTCTGGTCCCAAGAGTTTGTAAACTATTAATTCAAAATAGCTACCACCGCACTACGAGGTACTACACTAAAATCTCCTGTATGGACAACGTTCAGAAGCTCAACACCATCTTCAATCCACTGGTCTGTTACCCAACCACAGATAGGATTATCAAAAGGACGACGGATAGACACAGCAGCACACAACAGGTCTGTAGGGTCTTGTTCTTCAACTTCTTGGAACAGGATGAACTCATCTTCATAAACCAGGTTTTTCTTTATTTTGTTATTATCTAACCGGCGACCGTGGATGACGTAAGATTTGTCAAACCACTCACTTTTGGCAAATTCTTCAACAATAAATTCGCCTTCGCCAAAAACATCAGTCAGAGTTTTATGACCAGAAATCAAGGCATTAGTTTTAATTTTAGGTTCAACCAGTTTGTAGGTTTTGCCGATTTCAATAGCGGTAGTCATAGTAGGTTCCTTAATTTCCAGTGGTTTAACAGGGCATACATAAGTGCTTACAACATCAAAATCAATCAGTTTAGCTACCGGATTTGGTATGTATTCAGGATTATAATTAAATTTCATAATTATCTCATTTCAATAAAATCTACGAGTTCAGCATGCGATTTGCGGAACATTACTTGGTGCCCACCAATGATAACTTCATCTTCAGGAACTTCGTATACAGCGAGATAAAATCCTTTAGAAGATAATTCTTCCCGCTCTTCTCGTGTGAACCATCTCATCATATCATACTCACTAGCGAAAGCAAAATGATAAAGAGCTATAAACCATCCTGGAATATGATATTCTACTCCAACATAATCTTTCTTGAACTTAGTATTAATTACTATATTAGCGTTTTTAACTAATAGTTTATCTTCGTGTGGTAAAGGAATTCTTTTATTATTATCGCTATGATGCATAAAATTAGGTCTGTCATAACCTACGTGTAATAGCCACTCTTCGCTCCATGGATCTATTATACTCCTGTACGGCGTTATTTGAACACAAAGATTTCGACGTATTGTTATAGCATCTTCATAATCAAGAATACTAAACGATGATTCAACACGATAAATTTTCATTTTATTATCCTCAGTAGCTATGGTGTTATAATACCACAACTAACCGAGGAAGTAAACAACTTTTTATCGTTTTGTTGGAAGAGATAGAGGATCGCATTCTTCCTCTGACGGAGCATCTTCAAGACCCATAGCATATCGCAAAGCATACTTCATCATCAGGATGTCTTTCGCACAATCATGAATAGAATCATGCGCAACGAATCCATCTAAAGTTCCCTTTGGAAGAGGACATGTAGTCATATCACGAACAAGCAGAAGTGCTTCAATTCTGGTACGAATATCACGCTGATTCCAAAATTTACATGGTTCTAACTTAAATGTGTCAAGCTCATTCTCAGATACACCATTAAGACGCTGAATATCACGAATGAGATCGACTAAAATTGGAAAATCAAATGACATTCCACGACACCAGCCTTGAGATTTCCAAGGATCGATATTATGTGCATTAATGTAATCATTAAATTTTGCAATACCATCGATAGTGCTTACATCTTCATCGGATGGTGCAATATTTTTTCTAGCTTCAGGAGATTGATTCTTCCACCATTCGATAGTGCTTTTAGTAAAAAGACGATGTCCTTTTTGGCTTTTTAAATCAAATTTGATTTTAATGCCGCGTGAAACTAATTCATCAAATGTTTCAACTACTTCTGGGTTAGGGTCAAAAGCAATTACAGCCAAATCAATAACAGCTGCTTTTTCACCGCTTCCCATTGTTTCAAAATCTATAATAAAATCAAACATTAAATTTTCCTCGCTAAATCACGAATTTGACCTACAGTATAGTCTTGAATATAAACTTTATTGATAGGCTCATCAATAAATTTTGCCATAGATTCAATATCTTTTTGTATTTCTTCAAGACTGTATACTATCTTTAAAGCTTTTTCGCGAATAGTAATATTTTCAGGACCCGGATTTTCTTCAATGACAGCTTTAACATTTGTCATAAGAGATTTAAATTGGTACCAACTTAATTCAATCATTAATAATCGCCTTATAAAGATAGCTAATTTCGCCTAAAACGTAATCATTGATTGTAACAGTTTTAACTTCACCACAAAAGAATTCTAACGCAATTAAATCTCGTTCAATTTCTTCTAATTGAAGCATCAACTTACTAGATTCTATTTTTACAGTTTCACGATTTTTGTTATAAGCAATTTCATAAATTTCGCTTACTTTATCTTGAAGAAGATAAAACTGATCTTTAGTTATTTCCACGAATAGCTTCCTCAAATTTAATCATACATAAAACACATCATAACGACCACGGGTAACACCAACATAAAGAAGTTGTTGAGCCAATTCAGCATCTGCATAATGAATACAAGGCGTATAAATGAAAGCACGGTCTACAGACATGCCCTGTGCTTTATGGAATGTTGATGCAGGAAGTGCTTTCACTTTACTAAACTGTGATTTAGCATCCCAAAAATCACTCCATGGAGCTTTTCCGCCTTTGTTCCAATTTTTATAAGTTTCTGCCGTTTTACCTAAAAATAGGTTAAACTTATACAGTTCTTCATCAGATGAAATTATTTTAATCTTTTCACGATAATATTCATCATCGCCATAAGTTTCTACTGTTAAATCCCAATGACGAATTAAGTATTCTCCAGGAACACCACGAGCTTTAACAAACGTCGATGTATACTCTGCTTCTATAATACGAACTAATTGTCCGTTATTAAAAATAATTTCTGACACAGGCTTTCCATCAATTTTATATGTTTTAATTAATGGTTCCTGCATTACAATAATTTCACCGACAATAAAATCTTTATCAGTTTCAAAAATCTTTTTACGAATAATGCTATTTAACTTGTCAACAGATTTATTCGTAAATGCCATTACGCGATTTTCAAACAAATCATCTAGTGATTTTACGATTGAAAAATAATTTACCATAAAATCGCGTAAAGCGGTATCACCTGTAAATCCACGTACTCCATGCCCGTCAACAATTTTATCATAAATCCACTTACCGTTACGAACGTCAGTAGCTACATCAATAATAGGAGCATTACTGCGTTTAACTTCAGTGAGTTCACACTGATAAAAATCTTTGTGTGTAAAGAATGGACTGATATAAGCAGTGTTTTCTCCTGGGTCAACAGGTCTAATCTGCTTATTATCACCTATTCCAATTATAGTACACCACGGCGGGATAGTTGAAAGCAGAATTTTAAATAGCTTTCTATCATACATTGACACTTCGTCGCAGATTAATACTCTGCATTTAGCTAAATCCGGTACTTCTTTTTGTTCAAAAAGAACGTTTTCTTCATATGTTATTGGGTTAATTTTAAGAATGCTATGAATAGTACTTGCTTCTTTCCCTGATAGTTTTGAAAGAATCTTTTTAGCTGCATGAGTAGGAGCTGCTAAAATAATTCCAGTTTCGCCTGTAGATATTAAAGCTTCAATGATGAACTTAGTAAGAGTAGTCTTACCAGTACCAGCAGGTCCATTAATAGTTACATGATGTTTCTTTTCTTTGATAGCCCTCATAACAATGTTAAAGGCATTTTTCTGGCCTTCGGTCAAATCATCAAATGTCATCGTAAATTCCCTGCAATTGGTATACTAACAATACGCCCAGTATCTAAAATTCGCCGATATAATCTTTGTGTGTCTACATCAGGCTTAACATGTTTAACTTCTATTTTATTAAACCAAAACTTACGTGGAGTCTCAACTAATCTCGGAATTCCCATACCTAAAGCTAGTTGATACTGCTCTTTAAGAGTTGTAAATACTTTATCAGCAATCTCCCTTTCAAAAAATACAGCAGGGCGATGTTCATCAAGAGGAACAGGCACCGCAAATCCATCTTTATCTCTATACACTATCGCATATACATAAAACATATTATCCTCGGATAAGTTTAAAAATTGAACAATTTAGCGGGTATCCTCTTTTCAGTTTAAGTTTATCAATAAAAGACAAGTTTTGATACCGCTCTATACCTTGAATAATTTTATCACACATATCATATTGCATTTCTGCTTCTGACAACTTTTTCACAGTTTTCCAATCCGAGCCTTTAAGAAGAACGTTCAATTTAACAACTTCAGCACCTTCTGCTATACGAGAACCATCAATACGAGCTTTAAGTGCTATAATCGTTAGCTTAACGTCAGAAGTTTGTTTTGATTTAGAAAGCTGAGAAATGTGCTCAATTCGGTTTTCACGTTTTTTCTGTATAGCTTTAATTTGATTATAAGTCTTTTTGATTTTAGCCCATTTCTTTTCATCTAAATTTAGTTTATGAACTTTTTTCGCAGATGAACGACCAATTCGCAAAGCAAATAAATCACGCTTTTCAATCAACTCTTCTAAAGTATAATCAGAACGAAATGTATTATACTTTTTCTTTACTGCAATAACATTCCCTTTAATGTATCCAACGTTATTATCAAAACGTTCTAATGATAATTTCTCTCCTTCAATACGATTATCAAAAGGTTCTCCCGAGTAAGCGCAAACTTTCTGATCTAAAATGTTCTTAATGTAATTGAAGTCTAAGTTAAAATCTTTAGAACGTCTTTTAGCTGATGCCTGAGTGTGCTCTAAACGACGTGTAATTTTACGAATTTGATTTTTAGACAGTTTCATATTTTTCTCACGGACGGGTTAACTACTTATACTATAACATTTTTACTTCAGCTTGTAAACAACTTTATGAAAAATGCTTTAAAACTTTCATGGTATAATGAATCTAAGTCCTTCCATTATAGATTAAATCCTTCAAAATCAAGAGTATAGATAGTGTATGTTGAATACTTTTTATACTCATATCTATCTGCAATTCTAAATACACTTCCAGCTGGTATCATTACTTCTTGTTCATCTGAAACTAATTCCATATTACGATAGCGATGGCTATCCGGAAACTTAAAACTCGGACTATATTCTTTACAACGTAAAGCTTTTATAGCATACTCCTGGAAATTAAACACCATAGGAGCTTTGAATTCAAAAATAACTTGTGTGTTGTATTCTAATCCAGAAGCAAAATGTAGAGCTATATTTTTATCATATGAAGCTGATACTACTTTATCAAATGTAATAATATCAATTCCTTGATTTAACACCTGTTTAGTCTCAACTGGAACACCTCTCCAAAGAGGTTTATCGTTTGGAACCAAACGAGATTTGACTATTTCATTTAACCAAGAATGATCGTCTGGTTTATTAGTAATACAATGAATTAAAAGTTCAATTTCAGATAAATTAAATCCTTCAGAAAGTAATTCTTCACGAATAGAAGCACGCACCGATGCATCCATTGATTTGATTTTAAAATCTTTTAATTGCATTGCTGAATATTTCATTCAACTACCTCAATATCATACACTTTAAATGTTCCAAATGAATCGTGTAATTTTTCTTTTGAAATAGAAGTTATTCTATACTTTCCAATTGGAATCATCCATTCTTGTTCACGCACAATCATCATTAAGTTATCAGTACGCTCTGAATCTAATCCATCAGTATCTTCATATGTATACTTAAATTCAGTATTAGGAGAAGAAAGTATAATATCGCTGATATGGTCAGAATAATTAAAAGCTTTATCAGTTTTTAAGCGAAATATTATTTCAGTGAAATACTCAACATAAGAAAAACCACATGCTGTGTGCAAACTAGTAGTAAATGAATCTACTCTGTTCGTTGAAAACACTTCTCCGACTTGTAAATCTTTAATGAGTTCTTTTGTCGATTTTGATATACCACGATATAGCTGATAAGGCGATTTAGTTAAATACTTTTTAACGATTTTATTCAACTGCCGATGAAGAGCTTCATTCTTTTTGGCTTCCATACACTGCCAAAGAACTGACTGTTCAAAGTCAGTAAATTTTTCACAGACCTTTTTGTACATATCATATTGAAAATCAACACTTTCAGCTTTTATAGATAACTGTTCAACATCTGCGAGATTAATAATCATGATAGCCTCCATATACTTCAGAAGCTATCATATCATTGTTAGGAAGGAAAGTAAACAACTTTTTGAATTATTTTGCCCAGGGAGCCCAAGGCGGAGGGTCAAGATGGTATGAAGCTAGTTCTTCTAGAAGAGCATCTGGGGCTTCAATTCCATAATTCTGTAATACTATACGGTACTCTTTCTTATAATCACTAGAATCATTCTGGATATTCGTAGAATGATTATCTTCTAACATCTCAAATAAATCCATATTAATTCCTAGCGATAAAAACCAAAATAACGATTAGCTTCAATAATCTTTCTTTCTTCTTCAGATATTCTCCAGCGTAGTCCAACATCAAAATGAGCCCAGACCATCTTAACAAATGCATTTATATCTTTAATATCTTCAATAATGAATGTTTTACTTTTAGAAGGTTGACTCGCTAATTTAACTTTATCATCTTCAAACAGGTCAAAAAGACCATATTCATGAGCTCTTTTATAGCCTTTAATAGTTAAAGCTTCAGAAGAAGAAAACGGTGAATCAGTATTCTGTAAAATATCTTCAGTATGCTTTATAATTAGAATAACATTTTCTGGATATTTTCTTTCTTTTATATCTTTAATTAAAAGATCCGGATTTTCTGCTAAAGGAATAATTAATGAGCATTTTTTATCAAGTGCATTTACTGATTTACCTTCTTTAGACATAAATTCTATTGAATAATGTTTTGCTACTTCAATCATGTGATTTCCTTTTGCCTACTAATGGGCCGTCAGGAATTTTGTTTTCCTGGATATATTTCTCATTTTCTTCCATCATTTTACTGCCAATTTTAAGAAGCAAATCCAGTGCTTCATTTGCTTTAGCCTTGGCCTCTTCTAGCGTCATATCTCTGTTCATGATTTATCACCATAGATATCTCTCATCAATTTAAGCGCTGAGCGTTCTAATTTCTTTTCTTTCTCGGCACTAATCATTGATTTCATCCATTCTTCTGATTCGTTCTGCATTTCTTTATTTGCCTGTTCAACCCAACCATCATCAATATACATCGAATTTGGTCTATTGAACCATTCAAACATTTTCTTCAGAACTTTCATTTGTTTTACCTAAAACAACAGTAGGAGCATCATCAAATTCATGAATTTTTAGCAAATTTGGATGTAAACTATTCCATACAGAAGAAATAAAGTATGATAAAGCATCTTCACTTGCAATTATAAATTTATTTCCTTTATCTATTTTCCAACTATATAGTGAATCGTACGAATAAAAAGATAAAGGCTTATCATTATATTGTTCTGCGCTAACATTAATGTATTCGGATTTAGTAAATGCTTCAATTGCTCTAAACGGAATATTTGGTACAGTTTCAATAATACCAATCTTTTTAAGTTTTATTTCAGCATCTTCTGGAACTGGCATTGAAACGAAATTTTCTACGAGATACATTGGGTCACAATAACCCTTATCAATCATTACTGCTACTGTAATTGGAACATCTTTAGCAAACGACATACTATTACTGCTAATATACATTTCAAACAAAATCGCTTCCATAATTTTCCTCAATCGCAAGATGTAGATGAACAACTAGAATCACAAGAACTTCCACACGAATCGCCCGTCCATACATGAACAGGAACATTAGTGTCATATGAATCAGAACTAGACTGTGTATTCTGCGTATTAGATGATGTAGGTGTTGACCAGCGCCAAGGATTTTTATAATATTCTTGGGCTTCTTCATAAGTCATAGTAACTGCTTCTACTGTTCCATCTCCCATATAAACATATTCAACTACAGTTAAAGGAAGGTAGTCATTTGAAATAGGAACTACACCTTCTCCGGGAGTTGTAGAGAAAAAATCCGTAAAGAAACTTTTAAACCAATTAAAGATAAACATTACAAAAAGCCTCTTTGAAATTCGACTCTTTGAAATCCACCCCAATCAGTGTATCGCATTTCAGCATTGAACTCGACTGAACCATCTGCATGCATCATGAATGAATGCGTGACGATATCACAATCCCAGCTTTTCATACCCCATTTATCAGAGATAGCTTTATCAAGAACCTTCTGGAGGTCTTCATTTGGTTTAATCCAGCGATTTAACATAGTGCTCTCCTCTATAAGATAATTTTATTATACCATACTCATTTTGGAAAGTAAACCGGTAAAATGAAAAAAGGACTCCCGAAGGAGTCCTTGAATTTATTCACCAGTTACTTTCCACAAATCTTCGTTTGCAGTAATCCATTCAGTACGTTGATTTTCTTCATATACTGTAGAATATGCTGCTTTTTCTGAAGGGAATATCTGATAATGAGCGCCAGAAATTTTGTGAACGTCAGAATAAAGAGGGAAAGCTACAGAAATTTCCTTTCCTTCAATTTTCTTATTTCCATCTAATTTTTGCTCAAATGTTTTAATATTAACATAACCGCGAGTACTAGCCATGTAATTCTCCTTTATTTAAATTACATGACTATTTATAATAAATTCTTGCGGAACGTTAAAATACCCAATTTTAGTTAATATAACAACATCACCGTTAATAATTACCGGAGAATAATCGGCTGGAGCATTAAACTTCCAATGAGCTCTAATATTATATCCATCAGAACCAAATGCTCAACTAGCCGGTCTCCCGGCTTTTTGCCATGCATAAAAATCAAATTTCATTTTGAATGCTCTATAATTAATTTTAAGGCTTCTTCATGCACCTTACCTAATTGTATATGTCCAGTTTTAATTGTGTAAGCTTTGTGGAGCTGATTAGATAGGAGCTCGTATGTGAGCTCCTTGTCATAATTTTTAAATAGCTGGTCAATACGTTTCTTGTGGGCTTTCTTAAGTTGACGTTTATTTAAACGAGCCATTAATAACCTCGGTCTTGACGAGCGAAGTTTTCAGCATTTTTCAGATAATAAAGTTTAAAGATTTCTTCAGCCGTAAGACCGAGACCTTGGAACATGTTCAGAACGAAATGAAGAATATCAATCATTTCGAATTTAATTTCCAACTGGTCTTGTGGAGACAAATCAGTAATCAGAGTTTCACGTCGTTCACCATGTTGAGCTTTCCAAGGCTTCCATACAGCAGATGCATCTTTTTCACCATTGCTCATACCACCAAGAGAAGTCAATAGTTCGCGGAATTCATCATCAATATAATCTTTCTGATTACGCAGCCAATCAACAACTTCACCCGCAGTAGCCAAATCATCAGGATGACGGTTATATTCAGGTTTATCTTTAGCTAAACGAACCTGTAGAGATTTCTGCATATCAAGCATAACCTGCAGCGGGTCTTTTTCATCACCGAGAATATCCCAGTATTCATTTTGAGCTTTATCAGCGCCTTCGATCAGTTGACTACATTCGTTAAAGTAAGCCATTATTTTTCCTTTCAATTCATTAATAAGTTAAATAATTATATCATTTGAGTATGTAAGCAATTAATTAAAAATATATACTTCATCAGTTCCATTCTTTTCTTTGGAATGATATATGTTAAAGACGTATTTTTTATTAAGATGCTTAACATTATATTTTTTAGACCATTCTTTAAGAAGAGTGTTTTCCTTTCCGTGATGCTCTAAAACATTCGACAGTCCAAATTTTATTCCTCTGTCATTTAAAGAATCTAAAAGATTTAAAAGGTCTTTTTCTTCTTCTTCTGACCAAAATTTATTATAATCAGCAACTGTTATAAGATATGGAGGGTCCACATATACAAAATCGCCGTCTAGAATTTTGACATCTTTAAAATGCAATGAACTAAAGATTATTTTATCACAATTTTGTTTAAAGTGATTAAAGCGTTTTTCACTATTTTTGTTTATAGTTCTTTTTCCAAACGGAGTAGTAAAATTTCCTTTATCGTTTATACGAATCATATTACTAAACCCGTGAAAATGAAGAACATAAAGTAAAAGAGGATCTCTAGTTTTATTATAATCTTCACGTAATTTCAAAAACTCTTCTTTTGATGTTTTTGATAGTTTGTATTGCTTTATTACTTTTAAAACGTCATCCCATGATACATTAATAAGACGCTTATACATTTCAATAATTGGTTCTTGAATATCATTGGCCAATACAGGACCATTGACGTTCAAAGACACTGATAAACCTCCACAAAATAAATCCACGAATCTGTCATATTTTGGAAAGTGAGGCTTAAGTTCAGGTAATAATGATTGTTTATTACCTGTATACGCGATAGCTCCTAGCATTATATTCTCTCATTTATTGCAGCAAAAAACGAATTATATAATTCTTCATCATATGTATTTGATAGTAATACTAACACGTTTTGTGATTTAGCATATTCATTAAACCTTGCTTGGATGGTTGGATTATCAGTAAATGATTCTCTTTTTGTCCATTTATTACGTGGATAATATCCGCATGGCAAAAAATCTAATATCATCAATGACACAGGGTTTTCAGTTTTTGTGTATTCTTTTAATTTCTCTTTATCTTCTAAATATATTCCAACCGAATCAATAGCTGTACCTCCACCAACTTGGTGTTTAATTTCAATTATATGCTTTTTACCGTTGCGAGAAATAACAATATCAAATCTTCTAGTACGCTTCTTAGTTATAAAATTAGAACAAAACAAATTATTTGATTTTTCAGTATCATCGGTTAAAACCATTTTTTCTTGATAACTAACTGAACAATCAGTGAAATATTCTTTTACTTTATTAAGTATGAAATTTTCAACTACGGCAGATATTTTATATGAATCTCCGTTTAAAGCCATTTCATGCACAATTTTATTAATCATTATATCATCCTCAGCAATTTATTTTATAATACCATAACAAGCTGAGAAAGTAAACAAATTTATGAAATTTGTGATAAATATTAATTTAAAGGAGGACATATGGCACAAAAATTAATGGCACTTGTTAATGCCATCAAAGGTAATAAGAAACGTATAGCTTTTACTATTTCTGCTATGGTAGGAATTTTACTCTGGAACTTTATTTTATCACCAATTGCAATTGCGCATGGTGTTAATATTCCAGTAGTTACTCTTGATACATTCGTAGATCTAGCATTTGCTTTAGTTGGGTTAATTTAAATCTTGGCATATTTAGATAACCGCATTTTAGCCATTAACCCCTGGGCAATATTATTTTTCATATATTCCATAATTTGTTCAGGGGTTGCACCTTCCTTTCTAATCATATCATTAACATCTTTTGATTTCCAGGGAGATTTATCCCAAAACATAACCCTTTCTCCTGCATCAACTAATTTAGTCATTCGCTTGATAGTGTCAGGGTGACGAGGTTCATTATCTAAAACCCACACTCGTCTATCTTTAAATGGAACAACTTCTAGGTCTAATTGACCACCCGTAATAGCTATACCATTTTCAATAAAAAGCGAATCTATAGGTCCTTCTAGAACATATACATCACCATCTTTGACTCGTTCGACTCCATAGATTTTTGTTGCCTCAGGATAAGCTTTGATGGTGATATATTTTTGAGGAGCATCTTTCTTTAATGCACGTCCTTGAAAAGACTCAGCTTTTCCGTTAGCATTATAAATTGGAATAACAAGACGAGGCTCAGGTGTTTCCTTTTTATATGTTCCTGGAGCTATACTATTAACTAATTTAGGCCATTCAGTTGTAAACCAAAGATATTTCCATTTATCCTTTGGAATACAACGAGCTTTTACATATTTTATAATTGGATGGTCTTCCGCCAATTTATCTAATCTGATGCATGACGGAAGAGATTTAATTATTTTCTTCTCAGGTTGTTTAGGAAGTTCTTTAGGTTTTTCTACTGGACGACTTTTACCTTTTTCTTTTCTTATTTCAAAGATATACTCACGATATAAATCAGGTTCAAACTCCTTTAAATATATTCCGATTGGTGCATGATAGTTACAGTTATAACAATGAATATTTCCTTCATTATTATCGCCATAATACCATCCACGGGCTTTATTTTGATCGGTTTTTGAATCTCCACAAACGGGACATCTAAACCGTAATTTAAAAGTTGAACTATTATTTACTTGTGCGAATTTAGGTAAATGAGCCAATGCACGGTATGCAAACTCATTATCAATCCAAGGTATTGATGACATTTTTACTCTTCTTTTTCTTTAGATTCCTCTTTTTTCTTTTTAGGAATCTGTTCAGGACCTTTATTTACTACAGCACCTGACGTTGTTCCAGTGGAGATATTTTCAGGATTACCACCTGAATCTCCAGCTACCATATCTTCTTTAATAAATTCTTTATATGTTTTCATATTAACCTCTATTCATAAAAGCATTAAAAATTTGGTCATCAATAGAAACATCTACTTTAGACTGTTTTTCTGATGGTAATTCATATCCACATATTACAATTTTGTGATCAATATCAAAATACACAGAAGCAATATGATTAATGATGTTTTCAGTAAAGTCTAAATCAACATCAATATCTTTTTGACCACAGCCCAAAGGATAAATAATGCGAGTAATTCGATTATCTTTAACAAAGATTCCACCGACATACTCTGTGCTGCGTTTAAAGTCTACACGCCAACGAAATGAAAAATATTCAGGCTCTTTATGAGCTCTGCTCATAGGACACAACGAGTAACTAGAATAAGAGATGTCAAATCCTACGCCTTCAATATGAGCCAAAGTATCATGATTAAACCAATTACAATCGTACGCCAAATCCATTAGATTATAATATGTAAAAGGCACCGGATTAACGTCATTAATCACAAGCATGTAATTAGCAACTGCTATAATTTCATTGTTTTTAACGAATACAAACCGTGATTGATGCGAATGACCTGGACCCGCGTTTTCACGATTAATGATATAACACTGGGCACCTTTATATTTGTATGTATCTTTGCACTTGTGCATTTGATAGAGCATTATTCACCTACCACTTCAGCGATGATATTTTTATTATTAAAGTTTTTATCGCAATACAGAACATAATTATACTGCATTACACCACCAGATTTAAGTTGTTTTTGCACTTTAGCTTTCATTTCAGGACGATCGCGCTCAACGATATTCATAATATCCGCTTCAATTTGAGTTTCAACTTCAGTCTGATCTGCAGTCATAGACCATTCGCACAAATCTTTGTCATAACCCGCCATAGCAGGCTGAGCAGCGCAAGAAGATAAAGCAAAAATTGCAGCAAAGATAAATTTTTTCATGATAATCTCCTCAGTAGTTTATGTTTATATAGTATCTCAATTTCCAATAAAAGTAAACAGTTATTTTAAAACTTCTGCATAATCACATGTTACAAACTGTTTCTCTAACTTGGCGATTTTACGAAAGTATCTTTTGCATTGACGAATCTGTCGCTTTGTAGGGCGCACAGCAAACTTAATAAATTCCACTCGACCAAATGGAGGGCTTTCTTCTGCCGGAATATCTAATACTAATTCCCACGTATCTGCAATAAGTGCTTTGAATTGAGTATTTTTCCTGACATTATACGGAGTAGGTTTAAATAAAACGATATGCATATTATCCTCGGCAATCCACTTCACATACCTTCTTGTCATCAATGAAAGCTTTAACTAGTGCTTTATTAACTTCAGCATATTGAGTAGTAGCCCATTGAACGTCATCTTTCATCATTGTGATCTCTTTAGTAAACATGCTTTCATTCTTAAACCACCCCATAAAAACTACCTTTACCAATTCCATAACAATCTCCTCATTTAACCAACAAGACTACTATACCATAGTCTTGTCAGCTTGTAAACTAAAATTTTAATTCATTTGCCAAAGCATCTAACTGAGCTCGAGTCGATTCGTTTCTTTGATAGCGATTCTGCTCAGCTTGTATCTGTTGTGAACCTGCTACCTCACTCACTTCAGTTGGAGTAGAATCTTGTTCAATTTCTACCCATTTCTGATTTCCTTTTTGAACACCCATCAAAAACTTATTCCATTTATTCTTATCACCATATCGTGATTTGATTTGCTTAATGAGTTGTTGTTCAGCAGCTGCTAACTCCTCGGTTTCAATGACCGCAAGCATAAAATCGGCTGTTGCTGGAAGACCGGCAGATTCTGCAATATCGCTCATGTTAACATCAGAAGAATCCCAAGCTTGTTTACCAACCTGTGCTGCAGTCCAAAGAACAGTTTCGGTTTCAACAGCCAGAGCACGCAATTCCTCTGCGATAGCTTTAACAGTTGTGTAACTATTTTCTGAATAAACTCTGATGCGACAAGATTTACAAATACCTAGATAGTCAACAATAATGATTGTTGGAACAAAATTCTTCTTGAGCTTCAATTCGTTCAAAAGAGAACGAAATGTATTAGCGTCTGCTCCACCAGTAGGATACTGTTTAACGATTAAACGACCAAGAGTAGATTTCTCACGCCATTTTTCCATTTTTCCTTTATACTCAGCGTAAGAAATATGCCCATCATCAATGTCATCAAGAGAAACATCAAGCATATTAGCATCAATACGCTTAGCACAGACTTCTTCTGCCATTTCCATGGAAATGTAAAGAACATTATGTCCGAGCTGCAAATAATCTGCTGCCAATGAACACAGACCTAATGACTTACCAACGTTAACGCCAGCCATTAAAACGTTCAGTGTTCCTGTCTCAGCTCCGCCTTTAGTAATTTTGTTTAGAATTCTGAGTTTAAATGGAACTTTACGAGCTTTATTCATATAAGATAGCCAGCGTGCTTCGTAGTCATCCATCCAATCATGACCAACGTAGCTATCAAATGAAATTGATAATGCTTGACGCATGATATCAGGAATAGCACCTACATCTGGCATTTTCTTATTTCGTTTTTCCGGAGGAAGCTCAGCATTAGTTTGAATTTCGATTATTTTAGACGTAGCATTAAACATCGCCCTTTGCTGAACATATTTTTCTGTTTCTTTTACTAACCAACTGTGGTCTTCCGGAGAATCAGCCAGTTTTGAAATAAGTGTTTTTACACCAGAATATTCTGTTTCAGTAAATGAACTATTTTCTAATGCAACATTTAACGCATTAATAGATGGAACGCTATGGTACTCATTAACATGAGATTTAATTAATTTGAATGTATTTTTAGCTGGACCACTTTCAAAATATTCTGAATCCATATATGGCCAAACTTTTGAAAAATAAGCTTGATCAAATATGAGATGAGAAAGAATAATTTCTACCACACTTACTCCTTAAAAGAATTTAAATTTTTTCTTTGACCTTTTATTAAATGCATCTTGTAGTTGCATTGTAATACATTTTTCTACATGAGGAGCTAACTCAGCTTTTCTTTCTTGGTCAAGAACAGCAAAGTCCATTACAACCTTTCCATCAACCCAATCTAATTTTGTCACATACACAATGTGTGTAGAACCGTCTTCTAGTTTAATGACAATCTCCTGGATAACATTTTCCATGGCAGATTTAATTATCTTAAGAGATTCATTAAAAAGACGTTCTTTTCTTTCTTCTTCCCCCTCCGAAGAGGGGGATTCGTCGATAATTTCTAAATCTAAATCATCTTTATTCATTAAATTCTTCCATATCACTTAACTGTTCGAGGTCAGTTTCTAAATCAGCAGCTGATTTACTTTTACTTTCTGGAGATTTAAATTTTTCAACCTTTGAGTTAATCAATTCATCAACTTCAGCTTCAACAATTTCATTACTATCAATAGCACCTAACTGATAAGCACGTTTAATAGCATCTCGGAATGGTTGATGCTTAAATAAAGGACCCCAGAATGTAGTGCAGTTGGTATCTTTTGCACGCCAAGATTTTTCTTCGCGAATCATCTCACCGGTTTCTTCATCAAGAAATTCACGGGCATACCAGCCATTTTTAGGTTTTACTACAAATCCTAATTCTAGAGCCATATCTAACAATCCAGAATAAGGATCGATACCACCGTCAAATTTAACATCAATAAAGAATTTACTTTTTTCTTTAACGGTACGAGATTTTTCTACATTTAGAACAAATTGATACCCCTGAAGATCAGAACCATCTTTAATTTGACGTTTACCGATAATGAATACAGTATCAGCCGAATACATTACGCCTGTACCGCCTGTCATCACGGTTTTACTAAACATTTCAATTGTTTCAATTGTATGGTTAACCGCAACGCACGGAATATTTTTAATGCTAAAGTAAGGAGTAACAATACGGAATAATGACTTCAGTGATTTAGCACGAGTCATATCTGCCACAGATTTTTCATTCAAGGCATCTTCCGTTTCTTTCTTAGAAGCCATATTACCAATTGAGTCGATGAATACTATAACCTTTTCACCACGCTCAATAGCTTCAAGCTGATTCACCATATCAATTTTCAGCTGTTCAACTGATTGAATTGGCGTATGAATTACACGTTCCGGGTCAACTCCCATGGATCGCAAATAAGCTGGAGTAATACCAAATTCGCTATCATAGAATAGACAAACCGCGTCAGGATATTTGTTCAAATATGCCGCAACCATAGTCAAAGACATATTTGATTTAAAGTGTTTAGAAGGCCCTGCGAAAATAGTTAAACCAGACTGCATGCCGCCATCAATCGCACCAGAAATAGCAATATTAAGCATTGGAATTTTTGTACGAATTACATCCTTTTCATTAAAGAATTTAGATGTAGTCAGTTCAGCAGTCATTTTAGAAGTGGAAGCTTTAATCAAACGGGATTTTAAATCTGCAATAGACATTCATTTTTTCCATAGGCATCATTATATTTTCCTCACTGGTTAAAGATAGAGTAATTATAACACAATAAATTTAGGCATTAATCAACTGCTATTGGATGAATAGCATTAAACTTATGAAATGCTTCTGATTTTTCTTTACGTGAAACGCACATGCGAAGAACCTTTAATGGCTCGTCTTCTTCACCCAACGATTTTCGTTTTTCAATATTCGACGTTTTCCAACGAGCTTGCTCTGGAAACTCTCTATTGATTTGCTCAAGCGCTCTATTATGTTTAGAATTACTACGAATTGAACTACACCCACCAGGAGCTTGCGCTTTTCCAGATACAACCAGATATTTGAACAAGGCCAAATGCGGATAACCTTGATTAATTAAATTGAGAAATGCATACATATCTTCGCACAAATCAATTTTTCCATACCCAATTTGTTCTGTCGTAAGTTTTCCAAGGTCATACCATGTATTCGTGAATCCATATGAATTTTCACGATAATTACCCCAAGATGAAGTAATTTTAAAAATTGGTAGGCGAGCATGACCGTGATAATACCCGCAATCCATGGCATCTTCGACGTATTGAATCAATTCATAGAACTGTTCATGAGTCAATTGATTGACTTTATCCACGCAACGACGGTCATCTCTTTTTCGCATTGAACTCATACGAATAGTAGTATCATCGTCAATCATCCAGATTCGTTGGCCTGCATACATATCAGTAATTGCTTTACGAGTACCGGCAATTCCGTTTACATCATCAGGAATAGTTATAATTTTAGCTCTAGACCCATAGGCATCATAATAAGCTTTTTCTTCATGTTCACGCACTACAATATGGGGTTCATAATCAGTCGGAAACATATCAAGGGCAGAAACTGCCCCGACACGCTGATAACTTGGAATTACGAATTGAATCATTTCCACTCACCATTATAATCTTTTTTCGCAATATGAGTTTCGCCAGTTTTCCACCAATGGTCAACCAAGTAAAAATGGCGGGAATACACATGAAGACTTCCGACATTCCATATAATGGAACCTGCTTTATACTGGCGAGTTGAATCACCTACATTCAAATCAGATACTAATTTATCTAGTACGTATTTTTGCCATGCATAATCATTACGGAATCCGAAGACCACGTCATTTGAACGCATGCTTACTACTGCATTGACTTTCTTATCACGAATCAGGTACTGTACTGTATTCGTACACATGAAATCTGACATACCGTCTTTATTGTAGTCAAACTGCATAGATGGGCGAGTATAAATCATGATACCACGTCGAGAATCAGGATTTTGACCAAGTTCAGCTAAACACATGTCATACTGAGCATAGTTATCTTCTGACCAGATGGCCCAACCATAATTTGAGTTAATTTCACCTTTAGAAGATGCCACCTGCTGCCAAATCTTTGGTGTTTCACCTGGAATATCTTTAACAAACAGACTTTGAGACTTATACCATTCAAGTTCACGCTGAATGTATTCATCATTAAGAGCACCAAAAATAAAAGGTTCATCTGCTACAAATGATGCACCAATAATTTCAATAGTTTTAACACCAGTTTTATCAACTACGAAATCTTTTTCCTTTAACGCAATTCCCAAATGAAGACGGATTTCTTCAACTGTCATAGAGTCATTAATCATTTAAACCTCAATTGATGCATTCATATTTAACTTGTAACAGTAATAAACTCCACCCTATAATAAGCGTTGGAATCATACAAGGAACTGTTACGCTATAGTATATACTTATTATAATCATCAAGATTAAAAGCAATACTGCTATAATTTTGCTTTTCATTCCTTCTCTCTGATGATAATTACTTGATTTTGCTGTACAGATTTTTTAGTTTCACCCGCAATTGACCAAATAAATGTAATAAACCAACCAATAATTGACCAGTTAAACAGTAAAGATGTGAAAAAGATTCCTACTGTCGATTTTGACCCACGCATCAAGGCGATGAACCACGGAAGCATGTATATAATAATAGCCAACACGCCTGAAACTAAAACCATAAAAATTGAACCTGCTACTAAAGTTTCCATGTTTTCCTCACTTAGTCAAATTTTTTACACATGAATTATAAGAATTTACTACATACTCCATCGGAGCATTTTTACCGGTACGCCATTGGTAATTATTAGCCCAATTAGCCCAAAGCTCAGCGCAGTAGTTTTCAATTTTTTCTTCGCGTGTAATTACATCTGAATTACGATATGCTTGAGCAGATTCATCTGGGCGAATAGCTTCGTCAAAATTCGCCTGCATCTGTTCTACTGTCTGTTTTGGAGCTTCTTTATAACACTTAACATTAGGATTATAAAATTTGCTTGAACAGTTTACAATTTTTCCTACATCAGATTGATTTACTACCGGTCCTTGAGCTACACAGCCAGTAAGACCTAATGCAATAACCAAAATAGCGATTTTCATAACAATTTCCTCAAATACAAGTAGTAATTACTCCAGTAGTGCTTACACAGGTATTACCTAATTGAACACCCAACGTTCCATTAGTATTCATATGAAGATTATCATCAATTTTTGTTGATACTTTACCATTCATGTGAATAATAGTATTAGATTCAATCACATTCTGAGTGTCATTTTCAATATCAATAAATGGAACAGTTGCTAATGCAACTAAACACGCTGCTAATGCAACTAAACACACTGCTAAACAACCATAAACAATTTTCATTTTATTCTCCAAATCCGTATCAGTTGATAGTTGTATAGTACCATGGAAGAACGGGGATGTAAACAGTTTTGTGAAAAAATTTTTAATGAATTTACAGGACCTAGAATCATCTATTTTTCCTAAGTATAGATTTATATTACTTGTATGAAAAAGGGACCCGGAGGTCCCTAGATTTATTCTATCAGCCAAACAGGAAGTCTAACGAAGCTTTTTCCTCATAGTCCATACCTGCCGATTCACACATGCCCGCAAGTGGTTTAACAAACGATTTTTGGAACAAAGTTGAGTAGTCAATCCAAGACAGTACATCAGAACGAATTTCTTTTGGAAGTTCCGTACCCGATGGCCAAGCAATGCACTTGTCACCAAATGGATTTCCCTCACGTAATGGAAGAACCATTACCTTATTTCCATCCAAAATTGGAGCTACACCTAAACCACTAACAGCTCGACGATAAGTTAGCACCCCACGAATATGGAACGGGCATTTAAACCCTGGCCAACCTTTATCATCATATTTCGCTATATCGTTCGCGGTTTTTACTTCAGCAATAACTTTATAATCAAGTTGACGATATTCTTTCTCAAAGTTCTTATAGTATTCTTGGACAGACTCTTCGCCTTCCTGAAGAATACGACGAATACTTTCTTCGAGAGCTTCTTGTACTGCTTTTGGTGTTGAACTCTGCTGAGTTTCCATACCCATGATTTTTAGATGTGGTTCAGCAAATCGCTTATCTTCCATATCATAAACGTTCAGAGCATAACGTTTTTTCGCTTTCCAAAATCCACCAACACCCTTTGAACCAAGCGGAGGGCAAGAAATAGCTTCACGGTCCATATGCATCAGATGCTCGCGGTTATTCATATAATCACATAACTCACGATATGCAACATCAATCATAGGTTCCATCTTTTTCTTACCAAACTGATTCATGAATTCAACTAAATCATTTTGTTCTTTAAAGCGGTCAAGACCTACTTTTTCAATTACTTTATCTACACAAACATATACTGAATCAGTATCACCTGCTGCGATGAAATCTTCGCCATTAGTTCCGCATACTTTATTCAGATATTCATTAATTTTACGAGCAATCCACTGAATACCAACTTGGCCGAAAATTGTGATAGCAGTAGCATTTCGCAAATCATAGTAACGGAAATGAATATTACCAAGAGCACCATAAAGACTGTTAATAAGAATTTTACGGTTCAGCTGATTTGTATTAGCAAGTGTAGCTGCTTTTTCACATTCTTCAATCAAACTATTGAGAACAGATTCAGTATAATTCGATAGTTCATTTAAGAAATCATTACTGAACTTAACATATCGTTCAACTTCAGGTTTAGTTGAACAAGACCCTGCGCCTTTCATAATAATCTTTTTAATAGCTTCGGCATTCATTTCTTCAGCGAACATTTTCTTTTTCCAGTCTTTACGCTGGAAAAATACTTTAGCGATTTCCTTTGGAATGATACCTTCTTGATGCTTATCATACATCCATCCATTCGGAGAACAAGAATATTCATCACTCGGTTTAGGAGCTGTTCCTGCGATATATTCATGAATTGGATGAACTTTAAATTGTCCACGAATAGTTTCAGGACTAATGTTAACTTGACGAATAATGCTAGGATATAGAGACGTCAAGTCAAAACTCATAATATATCGACGAGCAATTGGTTTAGGTTCAAACACAAATGCACCCGGAAAACTCTGTTTAACGTGCGAACCTTGTTGAGGAATAACCTTATGTTCACCTTTCAATGAGTTAAAAATAATAGCATCCCAAGTTTTAATAGGACTCATTACACCGGAAAAAGGCATTTTAGCATAATAAGACATACTTAAAACTAGATCGATAAACCCGCGAATTTTATCAATTGCTTGAACTGATTCTACGTCAATGATGTTATAACTAATGTATCGTTGATGATTAGTCTCACGAAGTTTATTAATAGGACCATCATACGGTAATTTACCTTTTTTGGTTTCATGTTGAGCAACTGATTCCAAAGAGAATGACGGCAAATTAGTAAAAGCGAATTTCTTGTACAAATCTAAATAATCAAGAATAGATACGCCATCAATAGAATAAATTTCTTTGCTACCGTACATATTTTGAATTAGTTTAGATTTTACTCGACCGATTGGAGAGAAGCGTTTCATACTACGTTCACCGAGAACCATTTTAACACGATTCATGATATACGGAACGTCAAATCCCTCAATATTCCAACCGGTAAAAATAGCAGGTCGTTTCTGTTCCCAGAGATTAATATATTCCATGAGCATATCACGCTCATTATCAAATGGCATATAAATTACTCGGTCAAGAATTTCTTGAGGAACTTCATCACCACCTTCACAGTCAAGCTTAGCAGCTAACTTTGCATCCCATTTTGATACTGAACCGTACATTGAATTCAAAAGGTCGAAAACATAAAAACGATCATCAATTGAATCGTAATGAGTGATAGCATCAATTTCATATTCAGCTTTCATTGGGTCAGGAAATTTATCACCAGTAACCTCAATGTCACAGTTAGCTACACGAACAAATTTTCGGTCATAAACAATTTCTGAACCATACGTATCACTGATATAAGCGAGTTTAAAATCGTTCATACCGAGAGCTTCGAGACCGATGTCTTCCATTCGCTTCATCCAATCTCGAGCATCTTTCATTGATGGAAATTTTTGAGGAGCGCAATTTTTACCATAGATGTCTTTGTACTTTGACTCTTCCTTACAATGTCTAAACATAGTTGGAAGATATTCTACTTCGCGAGTACGTTCCTTTCCATTTTCATCAATATAACGTTCAACAATGTTATTTCCGACTGTTTCGATAGAGATATAAAATTCTTTCATAGATATTCCTTAGTTTATAGCCCGAGTTATTAGGCTCTTGATATATTATACTCCAAATAAGGGGCCGAAGCCCCTTGCTTAATTACCAATCGTATATTTAGGAACGAGTTTCCATTCATGTTTTTGTTTAAAAGAAATAACTCGGAAGTTATTAGTTAAATCTTTCATAAAAGTTCTTTGTCCAGGAACGATTTCAATCAGTCCCCAATCTTCTAACAGCCATGCAATCGAATCACGACGAACTTCATCTTCTTCTGTCATTTCAACTTGACGGCCATCCATACGAAGCATTTCTTTAAAATGAACGATATAGTATAGTCCTTTTTTCTGAAGAATATGACAGGACTGATACAGAACTTTATCTTTATTATTAGCAATTCCCATACGAGTCAAAGTTTCTTTTACTTTCAGAAAATCTTCAGGTTTTTTAAGAGTAATTTCAATCATTTTACCATTCCAATGCTAGTTTTTTGAGTTGTTTCTGTTCTTTTACGTTCTTAGTCACTTCTTTCAAAAAATCATCCGTGACTAATCCTTTAAGTTCTTTTAATACTAAAGGTAGTTTTCCATTTTTAGTAAGAATTGATTTATAGTTAATTGCATCATTTGTATTAACTTGATACCGTTTAGCAAGTAACTTAATAATCAATACTTCGGTAGAATCTTCAACCAGTTTTGCCCATTTACCATATCTTTTACCACGAGGAACTGCAGCCATTAGATAATTAAAATGGGCTTCATCACTTAAGCCTGATCCAATTAAATTCATAGCATATACAGCTGGCATGCACTCTGGAAATTGTGATAATGCATTTTCAACCATGAATTTTGAATAATCTTTTTGAGCAATAGAGCATTTAGTTTTATTATTAATAGCTCCAATTATTTCAAAAAACTCATTTTCAGCTTTTTCTTTAAAAGAATCAGCAGCGGATTGGACAGCTGTCCAATCTTTTGAATACCAAGCAACTTGATGCTCGTTTAATTGAATATCATCTTCAAATAAGCTCATATCACTTCCACTGCATTTCACATGCCAATTGAATGAAAAGATATGCTAAATGTAATTCAGTATTAGCCGCAATTCCATGATACTGGTTATTTTCACCAACAATTTCATACATACGAATAATACTTTGCGGAGTTACGCGTGTATAGATTTCTTCGGCAAGTTTACCTACGAACCACGAATAATCAGCTGCATATTTTGGTGCTAAAGCTCTGAGCTGTTTAACATCTTTATTTTTGAGAGACTCAAGAACATCATCAATAGCACCACGATCGTTAGTAACCAGTGATAAAATACCAGCATCCAAAACACCTTTAGATGAATAACTATCGAGCTCGCCAATAGTTTTACGAAAATCAGGAAAATTCTTTTTAACCAAAGCTGCTACAACTTTCATATCAGCTATAGCAATTCCTTCACGCTTGCAGATTTCAGTCAATCGACGAATCATCTGCTTCATCATTTCAATTTTATCTTCATCGGTCGGTTGACCGAACGTAATAACTCGGCAGCGTGACTGAAGCGGTTTAATAATACCATCAATATTGTTAGCAGTAATAATAATACTACAGTTTGAACTATAAGCTTCCATAAAGGAACGAAGATGTCGCTGAGACTCTGCTAATCCTGAACGGTCAAATTCATCAATAACGATTACTTTTTGACGACCATCAAATGAAGCTGCACTAGCAAAATTAGTCAAAGGACCACGAACGAAATCAATTTTACAATCTGACCCATTCACAAACATCATATCAGCATTTACATCATGACACAATGCTTTTGCTACGGTTGTTTTACCTGTTCCTGGAGAAGGAGAATGAAGAATAATATGTGGAATCTTACCTTTACTTGTAATAGATTTAAAGGTTTCTTTATCAAAGGCGGGAAGAATACATTCATCGATAGTAGATGGACGATATTTCTGTTCAAGAATGTGTTCTTTTTCATTTACAGTAATCATAATTTCCTCATTCAAGTTTTAGTGTAAATTATAAAGGGCCGAAGCCCTCTATTAAAAATCGTGGGTAGAATCAGCTTCAAGAGCTACTACATAATTCGCATGTTCACCTTCAAATTTAGCAGCGCCTTGTTTACCTTTTGCCCAGAGAAGAAGTTTATAATTTCCTGGTTGCATTTTCATATTTGCCATATTGATAATGAAATTAAATGTATTTTCACCATCATAATCACCAAGAGTCAAAGAATATTTAACACGAGTCAAAGCAGAATCTTCTACTTTATTAAAACCGTTAATTACGATTTTACCTTCTTTTACTGTGATAGCAATTGTATCAATCTGCAGACCACGAGATACACGCAACAGCTGTTGAAGGTCTTCAGCTTTAATTTCAGTAACAACAGATGCTACCGGGAATGGAATTGGTTTATTAGGAGCAACTACTGTACTCGGATCGGCTGCTGGCCAAAAAATTGTTGAACGGGCATCAGCAATTTTAATATTACCATCTTCTGACTGGGAAATTTCTGCATCATCATTAACTAGAGACAGAATACCGAGAAAACCGTTCAAATCGTAAATTGCTACATCAAAATCAATAACGTCAGAAATATTTGCTTCCGCATAAGTTGTACCATTAACTGCGCGAGTCATAATAAATTGACCGGATTTAAGCATAATACCAGAGTTAATAGTAGCGAAATTTTTAAGCAGAGCAGTAGTATCTTTAGACAGTTTCATGTAATTTCCTTCAATTCAAATGAGATTTAATTTTATAACTAATTAAATAAAGCAATTAACGATTAAAATCAGCTGCGATTGTTTCGGCAACAATTTGAGCAGCAACAATCAGACGTTCATCTGCATTGCCGCAATATTCATCTTCAAGGCGTTCACCACATGAAGTCATAATAAATTTAGCACCGGCGTTTAGAGATTCTGTAGTATGTTTGCGCATTAGTTCAATCCATTTATTACTTACTTCACGATCGATAGCTTCATAATACGCATGACGAGCAGGTGCAGATTTAATTTTGCTCTGAATAACTTCCATTGCGTTATCAGAAAGAGACAAAACCCATGCTCGACGAATTTTATTTTGGTTTTGCGGATTTGATTCAGAACGCACGTGTTTTGGCTGAATATCTTTTACATCAACAGTATAATTCACAGTAATTTTAGTCATAATACACCTTTAGTCATAATAATCAGTAACAGTCCAAGCTTCATTTCTGTTGGACATTATTTTTGTATATTCTGCTTTAAATGCATTCCTAAGCATAGATTCAGTAACTATATGCTCTTCATTAGAAAAATTATTTCTCAGAATATATCGTTTTATTTCAGGAAAAGTTAATAAATGCTGTCCAGTTGAATATTCCATGTTTTTCCTCCATAGAGATTATACTCTAATAAATTAAAGCATAATCTCTTATAAATTAAACCATTACAGTAAATCGACCAACTTTCTTCATTTGAAGATGCTGACCATATTCTTGCGGGTCATGGTCTTTATGCGAAATTATAAAAACATTAGTGTTTTTCATTGAATTTATAATATTAGCTACACCTTTAATACCTTCGGCATCAAATGACCCATCAAACACTTCATCAAGAATTAATGTACTAATACTAACACCAGATACGATAGAAGCAATATCACGCCAAGTAAATAAAAGAGCAATATCAATTCGTGCCTTTTCACCTTCACTAAATGAAGCATAACTAAAATCTTCACGACCACGGGATTTAATTGTCTCATTAAATTCTTCATCTAATGTAAACACATAATCCGCTTCCATTATTTTAAGATAATGGTTAATCTGCTTATTAAATAATGGAATGTACTTTTTAATAATAGCACCTTTAATACCAGAATCTTTGAGCATATCAGTCAAAATTCCTCGGTGGTATTTTTCCATTACTAAATTAGTTTTTGTCTTAACAATTTTATCAAGTTCTTCTTGAAGCAATGCTATTTCATCAGCATGGTCAATAAACTCGGATGATGCTTTTTCTATAGCTGCTTTAACTTTTTTAGCTTTATCTACTGTCGTGATTAGAGATTGCTTTTTATTGCGAATATCATTTGCCAACGACTGCTGGGTTTTAATATTATCTCGGTATTCATCAACAAGAACTTTTAAATTATCACGGTGTGTTGAAAGCTGTTCAAACGAATGCGTACATTCAGAAACTTTATCTTTAATTTTAGAAACAACTTTATCACCGGAACTTAATTGTGACAAACAGGTTGGACATAATCCACCTTCGTGATACATATTAATGACTTTATTATACGAGTCAATTTTTGATTTAATTAAAACTGCTTCTTGACCGATTTTATTAAATGCATCAGTCGGGTCTTCATCTAAAACAATATTAACTAATCTTTCATTAGCTTCTTCTATTTCCGATTTTAGCGTTCTAGCTTCTTTTGCCAAATCATCATACATATTTTGAAGACGAGTAAGGTTGTCACCCGTTAATTTTTTCTGGCGTTCAACGTTATCATTATATATTTTAATTTGTTGGATAATACTATCTTTTTTAACGTCAAGCACTTGGTTTTGTGAATTTAATTCACGTATTAGTGCTTTATTAAGCTTATCCATTTCAGCTAATGTTCCTACCTCAAGCAGGTCTTCCACAAGCTTTCTTCGCGCAGGGGTCGACAAACCCATGAAAGGGGTATACCCTGCTGTACCAAGGACAACAATCTGCTTGAAACTGGCATATGACATTCCGATAAGCTGTTCAAATTCTGCTTGGAAATCTTTACTGCTGGCAGATTCATTAAGACGTGTACCGTTAACGGTGATTTCGAAAACGTTTGGTTTTTGTCCTCTTTTGATATAGTACTTTTTCTCATCATATTCCATCCACAGTTCAACTAAAAGTTCTTTCTTATTTGTGCTGTTTATTAATTGGCCTTTCTTTACATCACGAAATGGCTTGCCAAAAAGCCCAAATGTGATGGCTTCTAACATAGTAGACTTACCACCGCCATTTCGTCCAGTAATAAGAGTTTTTTGAACCTTATCTAATTGAATGTCAATAGGATTTCCACCTACTGACATTATATTTTGATACCTAACTCGGTTTAGTTTAAAATTCTTCACAAAAGATTCCTTTTAATGTATCTTTTAGACCATTCTATCATATCATCATAATCTAAAAAGTATTCATCAAATTCAGCCATGCAAACAACGCCTTGTGCTGTTTTTGATGTAATATAAATTATTCCAACATATCTAGAATCTTCTTCGGTATAATCAATGTTTGCTATGAATTCATCATTAATGTCAAATGTCGAAAACTTCACAGTATGCATCCTTAATACAAGATACGGCCATATCTCGCAATGATTTAGGTGTGTCATTATCTAAAATGTTGAAGTTAAAAGATACAGCCCAGTCAGTGCAGACCGTGACCTTTTTAATACAATTATCTTCAACCTCTAGCGGTTCAAACCAATATTCAATAATTTCTTTATGCCCAATATCATCTTTTACTTCGCATTCAAAATGCTGACTCATCATAACATTTTTAAATTCATCAAAAGTCATTGTGTTGCCTCTACATATAACTGATTTGCATATTGAATAAGTGCTTCACGGTCAGAATCAGTGATGTCTGGAATTGCATTAATGTATTCTTCCATCAACGTCTGAAGAGATTGAACTTCAACTTCTTCACTGTCATCTGACTCGACAGAGTTATCAATTTTTGACACAACTCGTAATGAATGCACAACTTTTTCTAGTTCAGATTCGAACTTCGTTAGATTTTTGTCTACTTCAGTTACTATAACACGTACTGATAGATTTGTAAAATCTTTATAGTCAATTTTTCCTTTAAATGGATAATGAATTCTACGATGCCAGGTAGTGTTGTTTGGAATAAATTCCATTCGCTCTGTTTCTGTATCAAACATCCAGAATCCACGAGGGTCATTCTCATCACCTGCAGTTAGTGTCCATGGTGTCCCAATATATCTGACGTTAGCAGCCTCAGAGATAGTATGGAAGTGACCAGACCACACCTCTTTATAAGTCTTAAGGAAATCAGGTTCAAGACCGTGAGATTTCATTCCTTTATAAAAATAAAATCCATTCAGCTCCCAGTGACCGACACAAAAAGAAGCAGATGAAGTTTTGATGTGTTCAAGAATTTCACCAGTATTTTCTTCACACATCCAAGGAATTAAATCAATCAAACATCCGTCAAAATCTACTGTAGTAGGCTTATCATATACTTTAACATTAGGATATTTAGCCAAAAGCTCAGTAGAGGCATTTGGATGCATTACATTTTTATAGTGGAGATCGTGATTTCCTACAATAGTATGTAATGTGATTCCAGCACCATCAAGCATTTGAACTATTTCACGGGCAAACTCCATAGTTTTATGCGTGATTGCTTTTCGCACATCAAAAATATCACCATATTGAATCCATACAGTAATTCCATTTTTCTTAGAATATTCTATCGCTTGCTTAATTCCATCAATTTGAATACCGCGAATCCACTCATCATCAGCTTTAACGCCTAAATGCCAATCACCTAAATTTAAAATTTTCATATATCAAGAACCGTCATTGAAATGCAAAATAAAATTATTGAAATAAACCCATCTGGCGTGCTAAAGAACCCAATCCAACATGCTCTAGTGAATAGATAAAATGCAAGAAAAAGTATCACATATCCAAGAAATATCATTATATCAAACTCCGTATAAAGCTAAAGGGCCGAAGCCCTTTATTTTGTAATAATGTCAAACTGTTCTTTAAAGCAGAAGCTTGAATCTTGATGCTGATACAAAAATTCATAAGCTTTTTCGCGTTCACGGTCATAAAGAGTTCGGTCAGATGACAGTTCTTTAATACGTTCAAATGTTGATTCCATGTCATTTTCATCAAACCAAATGATACCGCTATCATGCGAGGTCAAAGGAGTATTATCAACACGGAATTTTAAATTTTCGCCAGTAGATTTCCAAAATACCGGAATTGTTCCACATGCACCAAGCTCGAGATGAGTATATTCTAAAGAACGTTGTAGATATTTTTTGTCCAACTTACTCAGCTGATAACCAAATCCGGATTTACTCATGCGTTCAAGCATTTCGCTATTTACATAACGGTCAAGAATTTGCGTTGGCAAATTAGGAGCAATTTTAATTTGGTCTACTTGATGAAGACGATAATACTCGTATGGAATTCCTTTTTCTTTAATAGGAATGAACGCTGGAGAACGTTCCAGACCTTCCATAATAGTACTTAGTCCTGCAGGTTTAAGATGCTTTTCATGAAAATCAAACATCTGATAAAAACCTTTCCATGTAGTCGTACGACCAATCCAACGGTTGATATTCATGTTAATTTCAGAAACATCTTTCCAGTAGGTTGACCGAACCTTCGCAATATCCATAGGAGGCTGAAAGTTATATACGGTCGGCGCTTCTTCAATATCATCAAACAGAGAAACTGTTTCTGGATACCATTCTTTCATCAGAACTTTATTAAAATCACCATTATCAGAATGGCTAAAAATAACATCAGCTCGACGAACAGTTTCTTCTAATCCCAAATTTCGACGCAAAGAAAGAGAAGAATGGTCATGTTGATAAACTACAACACGAACAGAAGGTTTAATGTTATCAATAATTTTTTTATAGTTATTAATAGTGTCTTCTTCAACCGAAGTAGCAGGAACTGAATTAATAATTAGAATATCACAATCATTTACCAGCTTAAGTGTTTTATCATATTCTTTTGCCAATAAAACCGGAATTGAAAATGATTTATAATCATGCGCGCAATTACGAGTAAATGATTTATCTTTAGCATAAACCAAAGTTACTTCATGACCATTTTTAATAAACCAATCACGCTGCTCAAGAGAAAATTTAGTTACACCACAACCTTCAAGACCTCGAGCCATAAAAATACATACTTTCATTTAATATCCTCTTTGTTTTGGTTTATTTTACCAAAAATTTATAAAGCAATATAGGAGCCGAAGCTCCTATCCACATAATACGCCATACAGAGGCTCGTTAGAACTTTTAAATTTTATGCGCTTATATTTTATAGTTCCTTCTGCTTTAGCTTTATCATGAGACTCTTTAAAGCGTCTCATCATTTCCTCTTTAGAGGAACGAATTTTATTATAATCTATTTCAGAAGTCTGGGTGTTCATCTTTCATAGTTGCCACCATTTTTTGACTTGATAGGAATCAACCCACACTTTCATATTAGGGTCTGCTCTTACAATAGGAGGATTAACTTCTTTAATTGAACTATCATGGTATTCTTTTTCAGAAATTTTCACACAAAGATGACCATTTAAAGATTCAGTAAATCCTGCATTAATTTTAAGACGCTTGAATTTTACGTGTGTAAGCATCAATCATATCCTCAATCTGCGATCTAGTAGTCTTCCAAAGAATACTGATGAGTTCATCGTTATATGGCTGTTTCAGAATATCCCGACTTTTCTTGATAGCATATTCGTATTGAGCAAAATTATTGTTTTCAGCTGCGATCTGAGCGTGCTTATAAAGACGATTCAGTTCGCGTTTGTTTTTAGACAATAACTTATTTGCTTTTCTTTCTGCTTCAAGACGGTTCTTTTCTTCAATAGAAGAAATAAGCTTTTCCACTTCATCATTAATTTCGGGTTTATCAGTCATATTATTTCTCTAATATAAAATAAAAATCATCATCTGTTAAATGATACCGATAGTTTAATTCTACACCATTAGATTTAAAAGCGGTATCATACGGATTTTCTGGATCAATATCAATGTCAAGAGCTAAAACTTCCCTGAGATACATTTTAAGTAAATAGGGAATAGCTTCAACTTCAGGTATTTCTTCCAAGAATCCGGAGAGGTTAATCGTTAGCCTCATATAAAAAATCCAAACTAGGAGAATCGTCTACAACACTTTTCTTTTCAGCCCCCGGTGTTCTATAGGTTGATTCTTCGTAATGCGTCATTTTATCGTAGATGTCTTGAATAAAAGTTTCATCTACTAACGCAACCATATCGTCGTCACGACTGTCATAGACATTGTGAACGAAGTAACTGTATTTCTTTGCAACTTCCTTACGTTCTTTTTTAATACGTTGGACGAATGCATTAAAACAAGCTTGAGTTATATACGCATGTGGGTTTTTATATTTCGTTTCATCAAAATTGTGAAGCCCCTTAATAGAAGCTTCTATACCATCTGCAATCATTTCTTGTTTCCAAGACTGGGTGTATCCTGAAAAGTTGAAACGTTTAGATAAGCCTTCTGCAATAAGCATAATGGCTAATCCGATAGTATCATTCTGACGAACTACTTTATTTGGGTCTTTATTATTTGCTAATTCTGTTTTCCAATCAATAATAGCTTGTAAAAGCTCTTTATTGTTTACGTAATTATATTTAGGCTTAGTTTCTGACATTTTCACCTCTTAGCTCAATTCATAGATCTATTATATCATAATATTTGAAGATCTATCTTAAAGCATAGAGGATATCAGTTATCTAAGTAAGCAGTATGCTTGGAATACTTTCTCCATCATCTTTTTAAATTCATGAATATCTATATAATGATCATTAATATCAGCACGATATAAAAAGTCTAAAAACTTTTTATGGGTGTTAGAATATTTACTGCCATTTAATTCAGAAACATGGCTTTCCCAATATCCAACACCAGTCTTATTTGGGAAAAATGAAATTTTCATGTATTGGTCAACATAGAAAATACCAAAATTTTCAATAGCAATAGAAATATTAATTAATTTCATGCATTCATCAACTTAGCCGCTTCAAGAGCTGCATCTAGTGAATCAAATTGGTCAACATATTCAATCAGTTTGCCGTAATTAGCATATAACCACCATTGGCTAAATTCATACTCAAGGATGAACCCATTTCCTTCAATTTGAGTTAAACCACTGCCGTTTGTATTTACTTCATATCCGGCAAGACGTAAATCGTTAATAAGAGCTTCGTTCATAATTATGCCTTAGTAATTTTCAGGTCAGCAAATTTTTTCTTGCGTTGATTTTTCATACGACGAATAGTTTTATCGGAAATTTCATGTTTTTGATAAGCTTTAGATTCTACACCAAAAGCTTTAACATCAAATTCTGACAAGATATATTGAACTAACAATTCACGGACAGTATTGCGTCCAATTTTCTGATCATTCTGTTTCATCGTCTGATGAAGCTCTTTTTCCCATTTATCCAAAATTTGAGGAGTTACAATATCGCCTTTTTCTAGCAGAGAAACTACTTTATCATATGCGTAAGAATTGATGGCGTTTTTAATTTGAATAGTCATACATTATCCTCAATTACGTTAAAATTTTATTATCCAAAAAGGGCCGAAGCCCTTAGCTAAACTTTTTGGCACCCTTCCAGCCTTCGTACATCATTGCGACTGACAATGACAAAGCTCCTTCACATGCTGCATACTTATTATTCCAGAACCAATTTAGAAAAACTTCATCCTCAATACCATTGTGTTTCATGTTCTGGAAAAATTTGGCGCGTTCTTCAGCAATTCGCTGCGATAATTTAGATTCAGGATTCATTTAAATTTCCCAATTACCATTTTCATCAATAAATTTAATCCAGTCATTTACTGACCACTTAGTTGTATCGCCTTTTGGAGTAGCATTTAAAGTATATAGCCCCCTTGCTTAAAAAGCATTCGTTTGATATTCATATTTTCCTCAGCTGTAACGATAGCACTCGTTTGATTTACGTTTAGCAACTCGTTGAGAAATATTATAATCAAAATCATCGTCAATGTAAACTGATTTTTTCAACTTTCTTACTTCACCACGTAATTGACGATTCAATTCATTCTTAACCTCTGAATCAACACCTCGCATACGTCGCCATTTATCTGAGCGAAAAATGTTTTCAACCATATCTTTATGACTTACACCATCAGGAGCTTTACGCTTTCCGAAATAGTCATAATCACGTACTTTTAAATCTTTACGACGATACGTTTTACCCATGGAGTTTAATTTCCTTAGCAACTGAACTAAATACAGCACGGTCACAAATCATCTGTTTATGTAACTTAAGTATAAGATAATAAACTTCAAAACCGTTTACGTAAGTAACACGAACAACATTACCATTAATAAAATAATATTGTCCCTTTTTAATTTCTTTATCAACCACAACCATATCAAATCCTCAAAGGCAATTCATATGTTAATAATACCATAGTTTGAACTTCTTGTAAACAACTTTGTGAAAATTATTTTAGGGAATGATAAGAAGGGAACGATAGCTTTAATATACAGAATGTGAGAAAGAAGGACCCAGAGGGCCCGTCTTAGTCTTCTATGATATCTCTATCATATCCAAGTGAAATGAGAGTTTCTTTGAAATGTTTAATGTTCTTTTGTCTAGAATCATTAATGAAAATGACTGGATAACGAATGTTAAGAGATGTGAATCCAGCGCGTTTAGCAAGAGATACAATCAGTGGACGATCATACTCAATCTTACCGTTATTTGTAAGAACTTTATAGAAAGTAAAAGGAGCATTGAGCTCCTTTAGAAGTTTTGTAACTGATTGACATCCAGGACAACGACCTACTTCATCTGGAATTCCATAGACTTCAATCTTATTCTTTAAGTTCGAGTTTTGTTCCACGAGAAATAATTCCTTGATAAGCCCAGTATGGCGGGTTAACAGAATCATCGCCAGAATTTTCTTCAGGAAAATAAACCTGGATAACAAATCCAGATGCATCAAAGGTAAAATAAACCGTAGGTAATTCACCTAACAATTCAGCGCGGTTATTAATTTCTTCGAGTTCTCGTTCTCGTCCAGCCCAAAAACTAGGATTTAGACTACATTCATAGAAATAATAGTCATTACCGAACATATCAAAACCATTCCAACTCTCTACCACATACCGCTCAAAACTAATCATAATTAAGCCTTTTTATCAAGAACAGCATTCAGTTTGTTAGTAATTTTATCCAGGCGCTCATTGAACTCGCTAGAAGACAGTCCTTTTTCTGGAGAAATTAAGCTAATCACGAAAAATATAGCAATAAAAGGAATAAGAAAAATAGCTCCAACTGCCATAAACAAAAAGAACGTTACAGTTGTAAGAAAATCAGCTAAACCTTTACGAAATTTATACATATTTTACCCTTAATTGATTAACCAAGCATTGATAAGTACTAAACTATACTGCGAATAAAATTCTGGACCAAAATGAAAAACCATATCATTTATAGTATCAATAATATAATTCAGTTTAATCATGTTTCCACACCCCATCGGTATTTGACCAAAGTCGCTGATTATCTGAACCTCGCCACAGCTTTTTGGTCGGAAGATTTTTCTCATACTTCCCATCAATAATAACATCAACATATTTAAGCATTTCTAGTTGTTTAATATCTTCAAACTTATATCCTGTCCACAACCAAATGCTTTTATTCGGATAAAGATTTTTTACTGTTTGAACAATGCAATGAACAACATCTCGGTTATCAGGATAAAGAGGGTCTCCTCCAGTTATAGTTAATCCTTCTATATAATCATTATTCAAACATTCAATTAATTGTTCTAGCGTTTCACCAGTGAATGGAACGCCATTTCTAGCGTTCCATGTTGATTTATTATAACACCCTTCACATTTATGCAAACAACCTGTAACGAAAAGAACGACCCTGCATCCAGGGCCATTCACAAAATCGCAAGGATAAAATCTATCATAATTCATTGGTGTTTAACCCTATGCATGATTTCTTTATTTTTGCCGAGATTAAATCCACGTTCGTTCGGATTTCCCAAATAACCACAAGTTCTTCTTATTGTGTTCATCTTTTTAGGATCAGTTTCTCCACAAATAGAACAAACAAACCCGTTTTCAGTAGGAGTCATTTCATGGGTACTTCCACACGTAAAACATTTATCTACTGGCATATTAACACCAAAATAATCTAAATGTTGTGCAGCATAATCCCATACAGCCTCAAGACCTTTTAAGTTATTTTTCATATCAGGAAGTTCAACATAAGAAATGTGACCACCTGTTGCAATGAAATGATATGGGGCTTCGCGAGAAATCTTTTCAAACGGAGTAATATTTTCTTCTACTGAAACATGGAAACTGTTAGTGTACCATCCTTTATCGGTAACATCTTTTACACTTCCATATTTTTTTGTATCAAGTTTACAGAAGCGATAACAAAGGTTTTCAGCAGGAGTCGAATACAAACTAAAAGCAAACCCAGTTCTTTCAGCCCACTGTTTAAGACGAGCATTCATTTTAGTTAAAATTTCTTGTCCAATATCACGACCGACAAGAATATTCAATTCATGAATACCAATGTATCCTAAAGACACTGAACTTCTACCGTTTTTAAATAACTCAATTATGTCGTCATCAGGTTTAAGACGAACCCCGAATGCACCTTCTTGGTAAAGAATAGGAGCAACAGTCGCTTTAACTCCTTTTAAGGAACTAATTCTACACATCAAAGCTTCAAAACATAAATCCATTCGCTCATTGAACAATTCAGTAAATTTCTGTTCATTGAACTGTGTTCCAATATAAGAATCCAACGCAATACGAGGAAGATTCAGTGTTACAACACCAAGATTATTACGTCCATCAAGAATTTCATTACCGGTTGAATCTTTCCACGCGCTCAAGAAACTGCGGCAACCCATTGGAGAAACAGGAATAGATGAGCCGGTGATAGCTTTATTGTTCTTAGCTGAAATAATATCAGGATACATCCTTTTGCTTGCACACTCTAGAGCAAGCTGCTTAATATCATAGTTCGGATCGTCTTTATAAAGATTAACACCTTCTTCAACGAACATAACAAGCTTAGGGAAAATAGGAGTTATCCCATCACGACCGAGACCTTTAATACGATTTTTCAGAATTGCTTTCTGAATCATTCGTTCAGTCCAGTCAGTTCCCGTACCAAATGTAATTGTTACAAAAGGAGTCTGTCCGTTTGAACTAAAGAGAGTATTTACTTCATATTCATAAGCTTGGAATGCATCGTATACATCTTTTTCTGTTTTAGATTGAGCATAATTTAACGCATCAGCGATTTGCCATTTTTCTGCATCCTCAATATGTTTTGCATAGGTGCGTTTAACATAAGGAGAAAGTACTTTATCTACATTAGCAAAAGTCGTTCCGCCATATTGATGGGAAGCAACTTGCGCAGTAATTTGTGCCATAATTGCAGTAGCAACGCCAATTGATTTAGGAGTTTCAATCTGCGCATTACCAAGCTTAAATCCGTTCTCAAGCATTCCTTTTAAATCTACTAAACAGCAATTAGTAAATGGAAGAGCAGGGGAATAATCAATATCATGAAAATGAATAATTCCGCTTTCATGCGCTTTCATAATAAAAGACGGGACCATATTTTTGGCAATGTGTTTAGACACAATACCAGCCATAAGGTCCCGTTGAGTTGGAAAAACACGAGAATCTTTATTAGCATTCTCGTTCAAAAGGTCTTTATTAGTTTTATGAATCAATCCTTCAATTTCTTTTTCAATTGTCATTTTAAACTCTTTCTAAGCTGCTTCTTAAATGAAGCTATTAATTGTGTTTTAGTGTCAGATTCATTATATTCAAATCCTCTTTGAAGCATCTCGGCCATCATTTCCTCTTTTCCTAAACGAGAAAATTCCTTTGATTTATCTCCAACAAAGTTAGGGTGAATATTATTTTGGGTGTAATCGGATTTTAAATAAGTAAGTAAATTTTCTAACCATTCAAGATAATCAACACCTTGTCCCTTTAAGCCAGAACGATTAAATTTATGCTTCATTTGACCTTCTGCGGCATTGCATAGATTACAAAGCAATCCACGTACCTTTCCTGCTTTTGGTCCATTTAATTCATGGTCATGATCAAGATGATTAGCTTGAACATCAGGATTTAGTTCTCGTTGGCAAATTAAGCATTTACCGTTTTGCGCATCATAAAATTTCTGTTTTTCTTCTTTATATAATTTGCCAGTCAATAACATAATAAAACCCTTACCTTAAATAGATAAGGGTATTTATTATTTTAAGTATTGTAAAACATTCGATGCAATCGTTTATACTGTCGAATCATCTTTTTAGTAGGACGAGAATAGGTTCCTACGCAAGTGGTCATATGAGGGTCCGTAGAATGTCCTTTAATAAAAAGTTTCCAAACCTTACCGCCATTTAACTTTTCAGTATAAACCAATTCGGTTTTCATTAAAATGTCCTGTCAGAAAAAGAATTTTGAGTTTTTTCAAGTATTGTAAAACATTTGATGCAATCGCTTATATTGCCGAATCTTTTGGTCAGAAAAAGAAATTTGAGTTTCAAGCCATTCAATGTACTCTGCGGCAGCTTGCATCAGGTTACCTTCATAGCCATCGTTATTTTCTTGCGCAGCTAATTTAGCTAATGCGTATGAAATACGTTCACCTTGAAAAGCGGCTTTAGGCTTCTGAACATCTTGGCTAGTTCTCTCTACAACTTCTTCAATTTCGCCATTTTCAACGGATTCAGTATTCCACAAACACCAGTATGTAATTGGCTTATCATAGATGTTAATAATCTTTCCGTCGGAAAGTTCAATTTCAATAATTCCAGTATCAGGTTCTATATCATCTTCGCATTCTTTTGCAAGTTCACGAACTTTAAAGACAGTACCTGCACTAAGTTCCGGCCAGTAATTACATAGCCCTGTATCAACACGATTAATTCTAAACCACTTATCTACTGTAATCATGTCCCATCTCCATATCAATTAAGTCATTTATTGTAGGTTCATTATATACTGTTTCTTCATCAGTGTAAACCGGTTCTTCCGGCTCTGGCTCTACAGTTTCCCATCTAACCGCCCACCAAGGTTTAACCCCGAAGCTTATTAAGTTCTTCATAATCAATCCAGGATTCTAGTCCTGATGGCAAATCAGATTCAATTTCCCAAAGAAGTTCTTCAATTTTATGAAGACGATCTAATTCTTCAGCTGGAATAGTAACCATTGATGGAGTTCTTGCTACATTAATATCGTAAATCATATTTACCCCAGTTTGACCATACAATCGCCGTATTTCCACTTAGAAATAGACTTTTCACCATTAGAATAATAAACTTCAAGTTTAGCACGATTATTTTTAATTTGAATAACCTTGGCTGTCATCAAAGTTCCATACCCATAATAAACTGCAACTTCATCACCTACATATACCGCGCTTCCGCGGTAATCATGAATATAGTCAGTTCCTTCGAGCATCATTTAAAATATTCTCGCAGTTGGTCAAATCCACCAATATGACTTCCATCAGGAGCAAATACCTGGGGCATTGTCAAGCCGATTTGAGTATCACGACCTAGTTTAGTCAGAAGCTCAGCAATTTTCTCATCATCAAAAACACCTTTTTCCGGCATAATGTTGATAAATTCAAACGGCTGTTTCTTCACGGTCAAAAGACGTTTTGCATTATCGCAATACACACATTTATGAATGTTGCTATCATAACCATATACTTTAAACATATTATTCCTTAATTCCTAGTACTTGTTTAAAAGTCTCGTCGTAATCAAGACTTTGGCCCGTTTGTTCTTTATGTTTGTATATAATATCACTTACTTCTGATAGCATATTTTTATATGAACGAGTTAAAGCAGATTTAAGCACGCTGTATCTATCAGGAAATTTACCATGTTCATTATAATAAGCTATTGCTAATTCACGGACTGCCTTTTCAGCAGCCTCCATATATTCTTTACGCTTGGTCATTTTTAATCCAAAATATTATTAGGCATTGGTTGAACACTCACAAGTTCTTTAAAGAACTCAGTAGAGTCAGGCAATTTAACCATTTCCGGAGCATGCTTACTGAATTTATGTTTACATTGACGGCATTTATATTCAAGCTCTGGTTTACGCCAGTTAATCAATTGAACTTGTTCAGTACCGCATTCAGGGCAATTAGGAACGTTTTTAGAAGCTCTTTCACGTCGTTCAACCATAGCCATAATAGCATCCCATGCTGGAGGTTTAAAATCTAAATCGTCGCAGCCGTGAATCTTTCCACGCATTTCCATATCATCTTCCTCACCAGCCATAATAATTTTAATTAAACTGGAATTACTTGAAGCTGCAATGTCTTCTAATAAACGCTTTTTCATTTCAATACCTCAATAGCATTACGTAAACCATTTGCTTTGGCGGTTAAAGCCTTAAGAACTTTAGTATGCTCTTCAATCTGTTTTTCAACTTCAATCAAACGGGCACTGAGATATTCGCGTTCTTCTTTCATAGTATCATTTCCATGATTGGATTTTGGTGTAGGTTTAAATTCACTAGGGTCCTTTAATTTAATAACAAATTTAGTTTCAAACAGCGAAAGACCATAATTCGTATTATCATCAAAGGATTTGACTACATCCATATCAGATAATAACACGCGTAAATTATAAGCCAAAGAACTAATAGTTTCATTGTGTTTATTAGCTTCGCGTGGTTTCATATACGGAAGATTTTTATATATCTCGTGCGGAGCACAAATGATAATTGACAATTCAAATTGCCCATTCTGGGACGATGGAGTGAATTTAGCCGTAACCCAGTCTTTTACATTCACATTAATAGTACGGTTATCACCATGACAAAACAGTCTACGAGAATGCTTAAAAAGCATATTCACGTTATTATTGAATTCGTGTGAAAATTCACTAGCAAATTTTTCTTTACTATCTTTAGAAAACCATTCTTCTAAATAAGTTCTTTTCACGTCGTTAATAATATTAAATGTAACAACACTAGCATTTGATACATTAGTCTCAATGTAGCTTGGATACATAAATTTTTTAACATTATTAACAGCTATCACAGAAGATAGTAATCGGGAACGTTTGAACCACTCGAGCAAAGAACCAAGAGAATGTGAATACGCATTTTGTGTATCTTTACAAATATGGTTTTCCCATCCAATATAGTCTAAAAAATCACGAAGAATATTATTGATTACTGCTCTGTGTCCTATCTGATAATTACGATGTTTAGTAATAAGACTGTCAAAATAATCAATATAATGTTTACGAGTTTTCATGTTCTTCTCACTTGGTTAATGATTTATACTCCGAGCCATCCTTGGCTTTAAATTACTTAATTAACTGTAAAGCTTGTTCCAGACGATCAAGACGATTAACAGATTCTTCCCAAATCCTTTTAGCCTGCTCATATTCTTTCTGCGCTTTATTAGAAATTTCTAGAACTTCTTTATAAGCTTTTTCTAGTGCAATAACTTCTGGACGAATTTCTATCGGTTCAGGTGAATCATCAAGACATTCCATTAGTTCCTCAAGGGTAGTTTCTTCTTTAGGAGTATTCACAATTTCATCACATTTTTGTTGGTAAATTTCTTTATCAGTCGGTGAGTACGCACACTTTACTTCACGGAGACTAACTACAATTTTATATCCTTCCCAACCGCATATATTCTTAAAAGGATAAGTATGAATATTTTCTACTGTTTCCATACAAAGTAATGCGGTCTCTAACTGACGAGTTATATCGCTAGCAATTGAGAAAAATTTATTAATGTTCTTTTGATTAGCTTCTGGTGTAAAAAATTCATAATTCACAAAAATAGCTGCTTTATTTTTATCAAGCTCATATTCTTTTATGATAATCATATCAGAAGCCCAAGGATGGATTTGACGATAATCACCATAACATAATTTAGAAGCTGATTTTAGAATTTGCTTCTTGAAAAGTCTAAAATTACTAATCCAACGACGAGTAAAAATATTCTCAGGGTCTTCTTTATTATTAAGATGATAAGAATTAACATCACCGAACCAACTGTATCCTACTACATCTTTAGTTCGTTTAATTTCTTTCCCAAATTTACCAAGAATATCTTGATTAACTAAATATGAAAGAAGACGAGAACCTTTAAAGGTTTTCTTAATGTCATCTTTATCTGTACGACTAGAAATTTCACGAACTTCGTGAATAAATTTGCTGGAAGAAACAATACTTGCATCAGTATTATTAAGCCATTGATTGATAATGGAAATAACGCTATTTTGGCCAAACATCGGTATAGCTTTATCATCAATAACGCTATTGAATGATTTGATATATTCGTTACGAGTCATAATAATCTCCTCAGTAGAAAGTAAGAACATTATACCACATCCTTGTGGCAAAGTAAACTAGTTCAGTGCATTTAGTGCATTGTTCAGTTTAGAACGTTGCTTTGTCAGATTTTGAACCCTTGACTGAGCTTGTTCTAACGCCTTTTCAGCTTCTAGCATTTCATTGGTCGCTTTAACGAGTTCATCATCTACTGCCTTAAGAGACTTTTCAATCGCATCAGCGTGCCATTTTTCTACAGGTTTAAAATTTGAATTTTCAGTAGGAAGAAAACTCACTTTATTAAGTTTACATGCATCTATGTTACTTGAACTGTACATCCAACATTTAGGATCGTTTGATAAGTAATTGGATAAATTTAAATTTAAGGTATCTTGCACTTCCTGCTTTTTCTCTTGAACAATTTCATCCTTTCTCAAAAATTCATATTTAAATGAAACGATCATATCAAGTTCATATGTTGTTGTATGTTCCCAATTTCGCTCAAAACGAGGTAAAATCTTAGATTGAACAGCAGCAACAACATCCATATACTTAAATGCTTCTGTCAGCTGTGATTTAAGACATTCACAAATTGAAAGAGAATTTTTAGTATTAGGCTTAAAGCTAATTCGTGCAGTTCTATTATTTTCTTTTAACGGTCTTACTTCCATCTGAAGAGTATAACCATCAAATTTCAGGTTCTTTAAGTTAATATCAGAGCCTTTTAATCGACTAGCAGTAGACAAAATTTGCTTTAATTGTTTACGGAATAGAGCAATAAATCTCCATTCAATACGATAATGATTTGGATTGAAAAATCCAGATGATAAATCGACCTTACTTTGACCAACGCCTTGAACAATCAAAGGATTTTTATAATCAATAGTTTTACAGAAATCGGTGAGCTGTTCACGAGCAGTCATTTGTGTAATATACCCTGCTTTACTAAAATTACGCACCCATTCACTGCTATTCGTATACTTAAAGTGATGAATAACACGATTAACTTTATCAGGGTCTAAATTATTTTCACACAAAAATGTCATAACATCACGAGTATAGCTGGCATTACGAACCATATCTTCAATTTGAGAACGAGTTTTCATGGTGTTCCTTAAGATTTAAGTAAATCAACGATTTTAATTAATTTTTCACGCTCAGATTTAGCTTTACTACTCAATCCAGATAGTCTGAAAATTTCATCATCATATTGCTGAATAGAAATATTTAGCTCTTCAATCTGCTTATTAAAATAAGCAATTTGTTCAGAATGTTTTTCATTACTGCGAACTGGTACAGGTTTTGTAGGTAATTTAGTTGAACTGGATTCATCTGGGCGATAAATTAAAATGCAATTTGAACCAATCGGACATTTAGCACCAGACACATATTCTAATGTTCCGGCTTCTTTTAAAACTTCAAAAGCTAAACAGAGATGATGCCCCATATTAACATAATCTGTAGAGCGAGCTCTGATGTAATAATCATCTCCACGAGTACTAAATTTAAAGCATTTAAGGTCTTCTGTATTATTGGTCTTAAAAATCATTTGTTTATCTAGACCTTTAGCTAATCGAGCGCCTAATGCTAATAATCGTCGTTGATTTTCCCACAAATCCGCAATCATTTGGTCAAATGATAATTTCGGCATTAGTCGACCATAAAGGTCATATCCTTTATTATAATTGCGAAGGATTTCACTCGCATTAATACGAGACAACGCTCCAATTTTATTAAGGGCTTTCATGATGCGATTAGATAAACCCATTCCAGATCCGTTTGTTCGTTGCAAATGTTTATCTAATCCAAACCCAATATCAACTTTAAATTTATCTAAAATTTCAGCATGAACATCTCTGTCAATAACATTCAAATCCAAAGTTGGGTTAAATCTATGAAAAAATTTATCTGGCTCTCCACGACGAAGTACAGTCCATTCATTTAATTTTTTATTAACTAAAGATTTAATTACTGCATTGACATTATTAATTACTACTGACATATTTTCCTCACTCAATTTTCAATTTTACTAAATATACAGAATAAGATGGAACAGACTATATAAGCACCACACACAGATTGAACTAATACCATTCCAAAGAACCAAACAATATTATCAAACAATGTCTGTTTTACGTCGAAAGGACGTAAACTTACAGTAATATTATCACCTTTTTCTATTGAAGAATACATCTCTGGGGAAATATATTCACTAAATCTATAACCGTCTTTGAGTTCATATACAGCAATAAACGATAAACTAGACCCCTTTCCTTGAGTTCCTGTAAAGGTATTAACTACAGTAACATCATAATCTTTATAATGCATATAATCATTAATAGCATAATAACCATATGCAATTATTATACATAAACAACATATCAATAAATTCAATCTTTTAATTATCAACTGTTTCATAATAATCTCAATTAAAAGGGCTTAGAACCATTATACCATCCTTGGTATAAAGCGGTTATGCGAGTACCGTCTTTAACCGTTCTTCAAACTTCCGAAGAGTATTTTGGCGTTCAGCTCTTTGCTTTTTGTAAGTTTCAATACGCTCTGAAATGAGAGTGTATCGTTCATTTACTGATTCTTTCATAAAATCAGGAATTTCACGAGAAGCTTTAATCTCATCAAATTTATCAATAACAGCTTGCTCTTCAGCAATTAAGTTATCATACATCAAAATATCTTTCTTGATGAACTCAATATCTTCTTGAGTTACACGAGATAATTTAGATGCTTTATCCTTTTTGTACTGTTCATTAGTATCACGAGACCAGTGTAATGTACGATTTTTATTCGTATTCTTGTAAATTTCTACAATACCAATCTCATCGATAATAACGATCCAATTCCAACGGGATTTGTAAATTTGTCCTCCATCAACCGTGATTTCACCTCCGATTGAGATGTCATTAAAGAACTTGCTTTGTGCTTCAGATTTAAATTTACCATCGTTATAATTTACTAAGTTGAAAATATCTTTAGCGTTCATTTTCTGTTCCTCCGTAGTTGATAGGGTAATAATACCACAGAGGAACAGTCTTGTAAACCACTAAAAGAAACTTCTTTCACAATTTTTTCCACTGAACCATGCACTTACCGCTTTCTTGGTCTCAGGAGCAGTGTTATCCATAAACCATTCAAAGGCAGCCTTTTTATGATTCTGGAGGGCTTCTCGGGCTTTAATCTGCTCACGGTCTATTAACACTAACATATGAGCCTTTCTTGTCACCATGGGCTTCTTATGATTTTTTGAATACTCCCAATCATTTGTCCATCGCATTGTCGTTGCGAACTGAAATACAGCTTCTTTAATCTTAGTTTCGTAAATTTCACGAGCCTTTGAGTATAACATCACTACCTCCATTTACCAGTTTAATTCTAGTCATCTTTTTAATGGCAGTCCATATAATCTATTTCTGAACTTCCTTTTTGTCTTAGGATTCTTCTAAATGTCTTTTCTGAAAAGTTGATACCATACTACGATACGGTTCATTTGGATATCCGTGTTTTATAGCTTCCTTTGTAAATTTTCTCCATCCATATTTAGTTTCTTTCCAAAGCTCGAATAATTCATCTTCATACTGCCATATAGTTAAATGAGAACGCTTTGCAGCTTTAATTCCATTAATATGCTTTTCTTTTACTGTAGGATTGCTTAGTTTCTTTTTAATAATATTACTAACTTTTCTAACAAAAACTGAGTCCTTATATCGTTGCGAAGTTTTTATTGAAGTGTTTAATTTAGCTTCCGGCGTGGATGTGACCTCTTTCATCTTTTTCTTCATATGCTGTATATGATTAGGATTTTTCCATAAATTTATAGAATGCTTTTTGCATTTTATCCTAGTTTCATCTGCAACCTTTCCTCCTTCACCCCCGTATGACAGGTTAACACAGTTTTTCCCATATTTCAATTTACCTGCCATGATATATAATATTTCAGCTTGTACCATTTTATCATAATTATCAAAAACTTCTAAAACCGTTTTTGATAATATGTGGTCATTTGACACTTTTACACGTTCTATATAATTTCCACTACCAACATACGAATCATTGATGTTATTAGTTATATGTCGACCATAATAGTATTTCTTAATACCTGTCTTTAAATTTAATATTTCAGTTTTATAGATAGTAAAATATTTTTTCATTTTAATAATACCGTTTCAGCAATTTCTTCCCAATGATTTTTGTCGGTCATAATAAAGTCAGCAAGATAAAGTGCAGTACGCAGTGAAACATTGCGTAAACGATTAACATTGACTTTCATCCATGATAATGCTTTATAAGTTTCTTCATCAGAAAGACCGCGCTTTTGCATCATGTCAGTTGAAAGAATAACATCTTCAACCCTGACCATAATTTCTTCATTAGTGTGAACACCCAAATCCAAATAAACTGAGCGGGACACTAATGCTTGTAAGTGTGGGGCAAGTTTAGTACCACGGTCTAATTCGCGGTCAATGTCAACGTTTGTGATAAAAACAATCGTTCCTTTAAATTCAAACTCACGGTCAATGCCTTTTTCTTCTAAGTAAGAAGATGCAGTGCTCCAGCAGACTTTACGGGTCTCTCCAGTGTCCAGAGCAGCTTTTAGAAGATTAAGAATGTCCATATCAGAGAAAACATCCACATCATCAATCAAAAGGACAGAATTCTCTTCACGATTATTCCAAAGCTGCTCATAAAGACCAATACCAGAGATTTTACCATTAATGCTTTTATATTCAATGTATCCAATATCATTTGCTTTATTTAAAGCTTTATCTAAAGAATACGTTTTACCAATACCTGCTGCGCCAGAGATAATTAATGAACGAATATTTCCGTTAATAATACCATTCGTCATCATTCCCATAACGTTAAATCTTTTATTAATGCGGGTTTTCATATCTTCATATGATTCTTTAACTTCTTCAACTTTTACACCATCATATGAAATGTCTGATTTGTAAACCCAAACACCGCGACGCTTACCGTCAATTTCAACAAAAACTTTACCATCTCCTTGTGCATCTACCGGAGCATTATCTGGGAACCATTCACCTAAGAGCTCAAAAGTTCCAGAGATTTCTTTACCGAAGTAGATACCCTTATTGATAGTTACAGTTTTCATTTTATTCTCCAATCTCACATTTGTTTTGATAGGGTAATAGTATCACACTACTACCCTTCTGTAAACAATTTATTTTAACGTTCGCCAAATTTTTACTGCTTCACGGCGAGATACTTCTACAGCTCCAAGTTCTACAGCTTTTTGGCGTCGGCGAGCGTGTAAGTCATAATGTTTAATGCGTTTATCTTGAAACCAAGAACGTTTCATTCCTATTGCTTCTGCCATTTCATGAAGCTCTTCAATATCTCCATCAGTGAACATATGACAATTTTTAGTTGGATGACCGCGAAGTTTCCATCCATGATTCATTAAAACATCTACGTAAACTGTCATTGATTCTTCTCCAAATAAGTTTCGATAATTTTCTGAGCGAGATAAACTGCATTATCTTCAGTTGCATCTTCTAAGAAACTTTCAAAACACTCTGAAATTTCTTCTGTGTCAATCAACTTTTTTACTTCAATTGGTGTAATTTTCATTTTGTTTTTCCGTTTAAGTGTTTGTTTTGATAGTTGTATAGTACCATAAGCCCGAAGGCTCCCTATCATTTATAATAACTTCGGTGGTTTTCAAGATAAACCCTCTCAAGGAAGTCATCCCAAAAACCCATGTCTACTTTTTGCTGCATACCGTTCTTAGAAGCTTCAGTAGATGCTGCTTCTACTTGATCGACCACATCTTCCAAAAACTCTTGAACCGTTTTAAATGGATGTTTACCCAACTTCACGTCGAGAATAAATGGAGCATCTTGGAGTGGATAAACCAAGTCACCAGTTTTGTAAATTTCCAATAGTTGGAGTCCACCACGGCAAGCATGACTCAGAGCTTTCCAGTCAATACCTTCATTGGCTTCGGCCTTACGAGCACGTTCACCGTATTCAGCATCTAATTTGTTCAGTGACTGCTTAAGCTCAATAAGAGAAAGCGTTGTCTGATATTTACGACCCAACACTGTGTAGAACGTCTGTGGGCCTGTTTTCTCATGATTATGGAACACCCATTCACAGAATTCGTTTTCTGGAAGACGATGCTTAATATCTTCAACTTTAGTACGACGCTGCTTAATAGAACCATCTTCTTGGTAATCAACCCATTTCTCAGGGATTTGATTAACTACTTTCAATACATCACGTAATGCAGCCAAACGAGAACCCTTAACGCCGTATTTAGAAGCTTGCTTACGGACATATCCTAAATAGGATTTCATGTTAGTCGTATAAAAACGAGAACGGTTGTCTTGAATAAACTTCCACACATCAGGCAAATCAGATTTAACCACTAACTCAGGTGGAGTGTGAAGCATATCTAACGCTACAGTTTCACCATCTGCTGCTAATTTAAAGAAATATTTAAGACTATACAATTCGTGGTCAATATCATCTTTAGTGTTTTTAGATGATGTGTTGTTAGTGTTTTTACTCATATGCTCTTTAACATTTCCGATAAGAATATCACGAGCAGGAGGAACAAAGATTTCTTTAAAATCTACATCAGATTCTGGGGTAGAAGTTCCATAAAGATGACTACCAAAATAGCTTTTCATTACTGTTTTCATCATTCAGCCTTATATTCAATAACAGGACATACTTTAGCTTTACGAGCTTTTAAAAATTCAACGATAACCGATTTCTTTGGTTGAATAGGAGGTAAACCTTTATACGCCCTATCAATATTTTCTACGTGTAAAGCATAATCCTTTTTCCATTTATAATCTTTATATTTTTCACGCAGTTGTGCAGGAATAACAAATGAACCGATAATAAGTAAAACAACCAAAAGTGCAAGTATAAATGCCGATGGAAGAAGAGTCCATAAACTACCAAAAATAAGCCATTTCTGTATGATTTCTGCACAGATAATAGTTAGACCTGCGAGTATAGTACATCCGAAAAAAGAAACGAAAAATGTAGGGATAACAATAGACCAAAAGTATGCACACAGTGTCTTAGGTCGTTTCCATTCGTCGTTAAACAGTTTGAATAATTTATAGTGCCAAGAGTTTTCATTAATAATCATAATTATCCTTTCATTGAAGGTGTAACAGTTGTTAAATACTTAATCATAGCTTCAGCTTCTGATTTTGATAATGAAATTTCTTCATTGTTTTGACGAATAGAAATAAAATCCGGATGACGGTCACCACCAGCTTTTAAAACACACATATAAGTATCAGTTTCATCTTCAATATCTGAAATGATTGAAGCAGTTCCACATGAATGTGGTTTTTGATAAATCAATACAGCTTTTCTTCCACCGTTTGACTGTTCATAAACTTTTAACACATCAAACAAATCGCTTCTTTTATCAATAGCTAAGATGTTGTTTTCATCTTCAATATTAAATCCTTCGGATACTTCATAAAGTGTCACCCATAAATCACCAATATCAATAACAGCGTTCACTTTTCCATGACTTTCAAGAGCATTACAAATTTTCTTAATTTCATCATAACTCATTTTAATAATATCATCTCCTTGAATAAGGAAGATGTCATTTTTAAATTCAACACGAATTAAACCACTTCCACTTGAAATAAACATATTTCCTCACTTTGAAATCATAGTTGGAATGACAGAATCGAGATAAGTCTTTAGCGCAATAGCTTCGTCTTTGGTAAATGTGACAATATACGATCGAAAATCATCAATTTGACGAATAGTTAAGACATCACCATCTTCATAGCATTTTGATACGTTTAAAACAGTTTCATCATTCTGATTGCAAGCGTTAGTAATAATAGCATTGCAATTTTTGAGCCATTTTAAACTATGTTTTCTTTCATTAGAATAATAAAAATATTTAATCTTATCTATAAAACTATCCCAATGGATAACTGATAAACACATTGACTCACTTTTAATATTAAATCCTGGGCATGAAGAATAAAAATGAATTTTGTGCTCATCATTGATGCTTACTATTTTATCAGTATAAGGATATTCAATTTGGGTTAAATGAATGATTTCACTAGGCGTAAAATATAGCATATCGTCTTCTTGTGTCAAACGATACATATTATTTACTTTTTCTATAGCTAATTCACCAAAAAGCGGACTAACTTCTAATACTAATCGTTTCATATTGATTCTCTTCGACTCACCCACAATTACATACTCCTTTGAATAATATCAATAATGTTGTTCACCAGATTATAAGTAAACATTGGATAATTATATTGAATCATCACATACACAACAAACAAAACTTTCATTCTCTTCTCCTTGGCAGTTGACAAGATTACTATATCATAATCTTGCCAACTTGTAAACCATTAAATGACGTTTTCAATAAAATTCTGAAGCTTTGTGTGAGCATCAACCATGATTTTCATTTCTTCCTTTGCGAAAGCTGTACCTCTTTCCCGAGCAGAATACTCATAGTCAGAAACTGCATTAGCATATTCTTCAATTAGCTTCATTAAAAACATCTGCTTTTCAGTTTTCATTATTCCACCTAATCATTTCAAGATATTGAACTAACTTAGCTTTGGATTTATCCAAATCCTTTTTAGCTGCTTCTATACCGTCGTATGAATATCCTTCACAATGCTCAACTGCTAATTGGTATGAATCTATTTCAATATCACGTGCTAATTTAATAATTTTTTCAAACTGTTCACGTGTTAGCATAATTAAACTCTCGTATTATGATCGATAATTTCATCAAGAAACATATCTAACGCTTCTAAAGCATTATCAACTTTAGCTTCAAATTTTTCAATACCTTTATTTGCAATGCCTGCCGAAAACCAAGCAAAGTCACTAAGTTCCTCATCTGCTTTGCGAATTAAAGCTACCAATTCTTTAATTTTATCTGCTTGTTCAATTCTAGTCATTATTCCACCACATATGAAAGAGAGAATATTGCACACGCCATATGAGTTGCAGCTTCATCACACATATCATAACGTTTCTTAAGAAGTTCTTCAAGTTCTTCACTGGTAACTTCATCCATGTCGACGAAAAAATCACCGTTAATGATGACGTAAATATTTCCTTCTTGATTAAGTGCTTCAATTTTCATGATGTTCTCCTCTTTATCCGATGGTTGTATAGTATCACAACTCAAATGGAAAGTAAACCGGTAAAATGAAAAAAGTCTCCCGAAGGAGACTAATGTTATTCGAGGGAAAGAAGATATTTGCTCTGGTAAAACATTCCAGTAATATCATCTATCGTGCTTTGAATGGCTGGAGGCATTTCTTTATAAATGCTGTTAGATTGATCTAGTATGCGATCAATCATTTTAATTGTGTCGGTAGGAAGTTTACTGGCATCTGGAATAGAAGGCGTGTATTTTCTACCAGAATACCCCAAATATTGCTCACCAAATTTATCAATCAAATCTGGCAACTCAGAGAAAATAAAATCGTATGCTTTGTGTCTAGCATAACTTTTAGTTTCAAAATGCGCAGAATGAAAATAAGCTTGTGCAGCCATTAATAAACCTAAGTATTCATCTGCCTTTGAAGGTTTTCCACTTTGTGAAAAGTCGCTGAATTTCATTCAGTCTCCAATTTAATGTTCATAATTCTAGCGTATGATTGTGCCATCTCCGCGCCTCGCTCTATACATTCAAAATCGGAAGAGCACGGGTCATTTTTATAAGTCGTTCGCATAAAACTATAGAACTGTTCAGATGATTCTACGCTTTTATTTTCAAAAAGCATATAAACGTGTCTAATACCAGATTCCATAAATTTATCAAAATGAGGATCGACATTCGCTTCAATTGGTGGAGATAAAGCAAACGCTAATCCTAGCATGGCAAATAGTGCCGTTGCTTTTAAGGCCATAAAGGCCTCCTATCATTTTTGTCCTGTATTTACTTTATGCCGATGCACGGCCTTAACTTTATCAAGGTATTTTTCAAAATTTCGCAATCTAGTATAGTCTGCCGGAGATTGGTTGAGTGATACTTCTCGACGCAAAGCTGAAATGATATTTCCAACTTCCCTACGAATTTCATCTAATTGAAGAACAGTAAGATTGCGAAGTTGCTTTTCAGTTAATTGTAGCATATATACCCCTTTAGTTAGATAAACCTATTTATAACTTTTGCACTAACCGAGCTTTTTAGTTAATTCGTTCCAATGTTTTCTACACAAAGAAACATAAATTTCATCACCAATACAGATTTGATTACCTTCTTTAACTGGTGTTCCATCTTCCATTAATCGAGCTGTCATAATAGCTTTTTTACCACAATGACAAACTGCCTTTAGTTCAATAAGTTTATCTGCAATCGCCAAAAGTTCTTTAGAACCTTCAAATAATTTTCCAGCGAAATCAGTCCTTAGCCCATAAGCCATAACAGGAACATTATATGTATCAACAATTCGACTTAATTGATGCACCTGTTCAGTTTTTAAAAACTGAGCTTCATCTACAAATACACAATGAATATCTTTTTGTGCTTCAGCCCATTTATAGAACTCAAAAATATCCATATCATCCGTAATAATATTCGCTTCCTGCTTAATTCCAATGCGAGAAACGACTTCACAGACAGAATCGCGAGTATCAATAGCAGGCTTAAGAACTAATACACCCATTCCGCGTTCTTTATAATTATGTGCAGCAGTCAAAAGAGAAGCAGATTTTCCAGCATTCATTGCTGCATAAGTAAAAATTAAACTCGCCATATCACCTTCTTAAAGCGTATTCACATAAGCTATTAATTCGTTTTCTTTCTTATCAAACCGATCAGCAAATTCTTCCTGCTGTTCGGGAGATAGCGGGCCGTATTCATCATAAAAGGTGTTTGCTTCTGTATGCTCATCTAGAAGTTCATGGATAAGCTCAAACAATTTATCTTTTTGTTCTTTACTCAGACTCATATATTAATTTCCAGAAGTTTTAAAATAATTCGCTTTTGCTTAAATATTTCCATAGTTAAATGATCAGTATCTTTTTGACCAATTCCGATGGCAAAACCTTTATTAACAGCGAGTTCAATTAAATTATCAAGCTCACGTAACACTTCATATTGTAACTCAGAACTATTCATTTTGGTTTACCTTCTTTAACAAAATCGGGATAAGGATAAAATCCTGAATAAAATCCTTCACCTTTATGATTAATGCATCCTTTATTAGAGCAATAGCACCAATAATCGAAATCACAAGCCATTTCATCATTGCATAAAGCAAAAACAACTGGCCATTTACACTTTTCACAATGTGCATTTTTAAGAATGCTAGTTTGGCTCATAACCATGTAACCTTTAAGCAATATTCTTCTACATGTTGTTTACGACCTTTCTTATCAATAAAGGTATATTCAACGAATGTTCCAATATAGTCTTTATCTACATCATGTGGACTGTTAATTGGGCATTTAGTACGGCAAATGCGTTCCCATTGACGAATAATTTCCACTTTGTTTTTAGGATCAAACGGATGCGGGTAATGTGCTTTCATAATCCACCACTATTAAATCAATATCAGGAGTAAACATGTCGATTAATTTAGAAACCTTATCCCAATCGCCGCCAGCAATACCGCAACCTATGCGTGGAATATAAATTACTGGTTTAAACAAAAGAGTCTCTGCCTGTAGATTTAATTCTATCATGCAGTTTACTAAAGCACCATAATCAAGATTAGGACCCGGTTCGTATTGTGTATACAGGTTATAGCATATACCAAATCCCGTAGGATTATGTTTAAAAACAATAGACATATCGCCTAATTTATCACGAGAACCGTACTCAGTAGTGGTTTTATCTATTTCTAAAATTTTAGGATAGGCCCTTGCTAATTGACCCGCTACGCCAGAGCCCATTGTGTGGAAGCAATTGCACCCGTGCGCAATAATATTACCTTGAAGAAATAGGGCGACAATATCGCCCTTGATATATTTTACAATCATCTAGTACTCAATCCTCGATTATAAGAATCTACCAAACGGTCAACCATTGAATGACAAGCGGCTTTATCTTTCTCCTCCGCAACTGAACATTCTAAGGTATTCCACTTTTTAGCATATCGTTTTAATAATGTATCGTTTTTGTATCTGCTTGATTTATCTCTTTCTCCGTCTTTATATGCATATATTAATTTCTGCGCAAATTCAGCTTGGCATGCTTTATTTTTCCCACAATAATCCGCGGCAGTACGGTTTACATACTCTCTAATTTCAGTGTATGATGTATTTGCTAACGCAGAAAATGAAATTAATCCTACACATAAAACCAAAATTTTAGTCATTTACTATTTCCAACAGTTTATTATTTTTAAGGTAGTTAGCCTTTTCTAGGACTTCAGAAGCATATTTAGAACCTGCTTTAACATTCCATCCCGAATTATAAGAGGATATTGCCTTTCTTATATCGCCCTTATGTATATTTAACCAATAAGAAAGTTCAATGTACGCCCAGGAAGCTGAATTGGACCGTTTATTCAACATTCTTTTTATTTCAGCATCGGTCATATTATAACCAAGTTCCTTGACTCTCGCTCGCATAGTAGGCAAATAATTTTGGAACATTCCATAGGCATGATGCTTTGGTTTAGATTTTAAATTAACTCCGGCAGAGCTTTCTTGCCATAAAATAGCAGCCATTATATGACCTAATCCACTCTTGTGGATATTTTTGTGTGTTTTATATTTTCCATCCTTAGAAAATTGTTCCCCGAATTGATATGCGTAACGCATGTTATCGAGTTGGACATTACTGAAAGTATGCTCGGAGCTATGTGCCATCATTGAAATGGCCAATAGACCAGCGAGTAGTGCTTTTCTCATGCTTACCTCATTGAGTTTTAATTACTGCTTTAGAAGCCTTTCCTGGTAAACGACGACTGTTGATAATTGCCATCCTACACTGAAGTGACGGGTCTTTGAACTTCGCATTAGGTTTACAAACTGTAAATCCAAGCCAAAGATTTCCATCTGTGATTTCTAAACGCCCAGGACGATATTCAACCCCATCAATAAAATCCTCGTCAATGTCAGGACGCGGAGGCATACTCAGGAATTCATTAACTTCTAAAACATGGTCTTTTATTTTATGGAATAATTCAAAAACATATGTCTCATCAATCTCCCGCTGAATTGCACGATCAAGAAGATGCTGAGAATATTTTAGATGAAACGATGAGACCCCTGCTGCTTTTGATGCCTCACGAATCTCATTGTTAATTTGACGAAACTCCGACTCAAAGTGACGACGGAGCTTATTTCGACGGATAAAAACTTCTGTGTTGATAGTCATGTTATTCTCCTCTTAACTGATAGAAAAATTATACCACAGTCAAGAGGAAAAGTAAACAGTTATTCTTTAAATCTAATCAATTTATTCATAGACTTTGAAACTTCTGCACGAACCTCATGTAAATTTTTGAGTTGCTCAAGACGCTGCGCATAGTAAGCAATTTCATCTTCTTCGAGACAGTCCTGTGAATCTTCTTTAAGATAACGCGCATAGTCCTGGAAAGCGTTACGGACTACTTCCTGGAAGTCATCAAGACTTTGAATTTTCTTAGGAGCAACAGATACACGACGAGGGGCAGTATAATACTCATAACCAAACCCTGCGCTTAATTGAGTCATTAGTATTTTTCCTCTGGTTTGAACACTGCACGACAAGCCCACATACTGGATTCTTTGAGTTTCGTTTTAGCAATAGTTAACTGATCGAGGCTTTCAGCATAATTCTTCGCGAATTCACAGTCTTCACAATTATCTAGTGCTTCCCAGAATTCATCATATAAAGCATCAAAGATAAGTCCTAAACGAACTTCAGCGTCTTTGATAGCATTCACTTTATCGATTTTCTCTTCAGTGTGCGGCTTATAACCTTTAATATCTTCAATCATATTTGACTTCCTCGCCCGTTCCCAAATCATATTCAACTAAACGAATAGGTTCATGAATGCCATATCCCTGAACAGAAATTTCTGTCGTAGGATAAATTCCACTAATATCACCCATATTCCACGCTTCATTAAATTGCTGTTCGCCTGAATTACTAAACCACTCGGCGAAAGCATTTAGCACATCTTCAGAACCTTCAATAATTATCTTTGCCATTACAAACTCTCAGTAAATGTACGAGCGATAACGTCGCGCTGCTGTTCCGGAGTCAGAGAGTTAAAGCGAACTGCATAACCGGATACACGGATGGTCAGCTGCGGATATTTTTCCGGATGCTTAACTGCATCTTCCAGAGTTTCGCGACGCAGAACGTTAACGTTCAGGTGCTGACCACCTTCAATTTTAACTGTAGGTTGTGTTTCAATTTCAATTTCGCGGGCATGCAAACCGTAAAAAATTTCCGGGTCTACAAAAGAGTCCTCTTTAAAGGTTTTAGAGACAATAATTCGTGCTTGAATACCATCTTCAAAATAAATAGTACCTTTATGTGTGCCTTCAAGAATTTGATATGCTTTCATATAACCTCAATTAGAAAATAAATTTATCCAAGATTGTTCTTTAATTAAAAATGGCTCAGAATCATATGCCATTAAACTCTGCGTGATTAGTCCTTTAAAAGGCCCATCAATAAATTCCATGGTAAAATATGGAATTTTATTCATTAATCTTGCATTAGGAGCAGTACACAAAACTCTGCATCCTTTGAATACGCCTTTTTGTAATTTGTATTGCTTAGGATAAAATTCGCTCAAGACGTTGTTATTTGCCAAAATTTCAAAATGATTCACCAATTTATTTTTAATAGTTTTTGGCGAAAAATAAAGATATTCGAAAAGTTGCGTATCTGTCATCATTGCATTCCAATTACGAAAAACTGTGGACGAGTAATACCACCAATGCAACATTTACTATTGCAGCAGTGTTGCACAGTTTCAATATGAATATCGTAAATTTTATCCATATCAGGAGATTTAACAGGCTCATCGATTATATACAAAATTCGTGAAAGCGATAAACCTCTGAACTTGCTTCCTTTATTACCGATAAAACTACGGACAGAATCAGTAAATAAGCGGAATCGAATATCATCACTAGAATAACGAGAAAATTCTTTTTTAATGTGGCCTGCAGAAATTTTAGCGTAAGCTGAAGTATTAGAAAGAACAATAACTGTTCCACCGTCATACAGCCAATTAGCAGCAAAGTTAGTCACAGCAGTTGATTTACCGGATTGACGTCCACCGTCTAGTCGAAGTGTGCAATACTGCTTAAGTAAGTCTTCAAATGGTGGGATATATTCGTTTTTACAAATTTCTTCTACTCTAGCATCAGAATGGTGTGTAAAAGCATTCATCAGGGATAGATAAGGACCAGTTAAAAATGTTCTCATTTTATTCTCTCTAAATTTGGGCCATTCCATGGCGCATGAATTGTCCATTTCTGTATTTACCCATTACCGCACTTGGGCTCGACCTTATTACAGGTTGGCGGGAATCCCTCATAGAATCATGAGGTCCAGGTTATTCCCATGTTATTTAAATGTAAATATTTTTGCCGTAATACTTATACCAGTGTGGCTTCATTAAAATTTTTTCATCGAGTCGTTGTTGACTCAACTTAATAGCTGATTTGCATGGATTATAATCATTTTTCCATTCTACTGGAATATCGCTGATGTCAGGAACTTCAGTATCTTTTATACTGAACCCGCGTTTTAAGCATTCCGTTATAATGTCCGATTGACGCTTTCGCAAAAATTCTAACTTATCGTAAAAGAAAGTAACATGACCAGAACCTAAAATAAATTTAGAAGATATTTTAAAATCTTTAGCGCGCTTACCGTTTGCCACATGCTTACGAACTATACCAAAAACACGTGGCAATTCACGATACTCAGCCATAAGATGTTGATCGGTCAGTTCAGAAACAAGTGTTAAATTGATACGAGTCATAATTTCCTCCAAGTAGTTGATGAATGTATAGTATCAAAGTCCTTGGAGGAAGTAAACACTATTTTTCTGAAGCGCCTGAAATATATTTTTCAAGACGTTGTTTCATTAGCGAGCCGTTCTTAGCAATTTCTTCTGGTTTATCGCACATACGCAACAAGGCTTCAAGCTTAACGATATCGCTGGTACGTTCAAATTTGCGAGTATCTATCTTACTAGCAAGTTCAGAAATACGTGCTAATAGACTTTCAGCTTCAACCAAAGCTGCACCTAGCTTAGTTGCAAATGTATCAGTAGCTTCGTTAAGAATAGATTCTGATAAAAATTCACTATATGTTTTCATATATACGCTTTCCAAGTTCCTGTTTTAAATGTTGAGATTACGCGTTTCGCGCGATTAGGTGTCTGACGATACCATTTAGATTGGGCTAGATTTACTGCTGCTTCATCCCAGCGTTTTTGTTGAAGCATACGTAAAGAATTAGTAAATCCTGCTACGCCGGTTTCTCCCATTTGGAAGACCATGTTAATCAATGCACAGCGGCGAACAGCATCAAGAGAATCATAAACTGGTTTTAATTTAGCATTTCTCAGAATTCCGCGAACAGCAGCATCAACATCCTGATTAAAGAGTTTTTCAGCCTCATCTTTTGTAATTACGCCATTGCAATTACGCCCAATAGCTTTATCTAATTCAGATTTAGCAACACTAAGTGATGGACTTTTAGTAAGCAAATGACCAATGCCAATAGTGTAATAGCCTTCGGTGTCTTTATAGATTTTAAGTCTAAGACCTTCATCTATACGTAACATTTCAAATATATTCATAATACCTCCTAAGTATTTATAGAAGGTATTTATAAATTAAAAGAGGTTGTTCATTATTCGGTAAAGTGAAGGACCCATCACATATTGCCACTGAGTACGAGGAATAAGAGCAAAAGCATCCATCTCTGGAATCATAACACCATCTTTATTTTCAAAATAAGACTCGCAATGGCAATTTCTAAACATCTCATGCTCTACTGGAATCGTATAATAAAATAACTGAAGGTCTTTATTACTAGAATATTTAAATACACCTAGGTCTTCTAGAAGGTCTGGATTATAATTGTTAAAACCAGTCTCTTCTAAACATTCTCTTCGTGCTGCATCTAATGCGCTTAAATCAGAATTTTCTACACGGCCCTTTGGAATATCCCAGCGATGTGCCATCATTCCAGGCTTACGAGAACCAGTAACCCGACCCATAAATAAATCTTTATCTTCTGTCATAAAGATAATACCAGCTGATAATGTTTTCATTTTAATTTCCTGCAATCAATCACAAACTCTTTCATTGATTCATTTTCAATATAAGACATGTAGCTATTATATTCTTTTAATTGTATTTTGTAATCCTTTTTTCTTTGCCAATTTATTTTAAAATTATCATAATGAAAATATAGAATGATACAAAAGAATGAAAATAATGAAATAATTTTAGTATAGCGAAGTTCACTCCAAACTTCTATTATATTTACTGTGCCATCGATGTTTAAAATAAGACAGTCAATTAACAATCCAAAAAGACTACCCGCAAGAGCTGCAGCCAACGCCACAGCAAAAATTAAAAATGACTCAGGAAGCGAATATTTGACTTTATTTAGTTTTGGCTTTTGCATCGTGATTCCTTAACAAATTTCATAATTTCATTAAATTCATACGCAGCAAGTTTAAGCTGATGTTCCTTTTTAATCTTTTTACACTGAGCTTTCCATTCGCGTACGCGTTTACGATAATGTCTTCCTTGATACCAGTATCCTACCCAATTTACAGGTACTAATAAAAATGGAACTACTAATGGAAGAATTAATACTAACAGAAATACTGCGTCTGATTCAATATCAGTAGTAACATCTATAACTATTCCAATAATCATTAGGATTATAAATGATACAGCTGTCACAGGACCTACTAATACATCAGTAGGAATTAGCTGGCGCTTTAATTCATACTTCAACGGTTTACTTGGAAGGTATAGTGATGGTTTTGACATATTCTCTACATTCCTTAACAAATTTTTCTAGTAATAAATCGCTTTCAAAATTGGGATTTTCTACGAATTTATCAAAAAGATCATCAACAATAGTTAAGATATTCTTTTTACTAAGAATACGTTTATTCTCATGCTTCGTTTCAGAATCAACTATAAGAGTAAAGAAATATTTCTTGCCCTGAAATTTTACCGTAGTATCCAATATAAAATAAATTTGACTTTTGTAAATTACGTTTAAACCGTGCATCACTTAAACTATAAACGCCAAGATAATCATAATCGTCGTTTAAATAACAGACCGTCCATTCAGGAGAAACAAAATCAGTAAATTCAACGTCAAAATCACATGTTAATAAATGAATTGATTCAATACTGTTAATAAGTATTCCAGGACGTATTAAAGACTTTTTACCTCTAGAAAATCTTCCGGAAAGGCTTTCATCAGTTTCATATGAAGACCCCCAATAGTAATTACGTCCTTCTGCCATGCGTTTAAGAGCATTTAGTAATTGGTCTGGAACATCAACCTGTCTTTGGAACTCTTCAAACATTGAATTGAAATCACTTTGCATTTTCATTTTCATTCCTATTTACTCCAAGTATAAGGGGCCGAAGCCCCTTATCATTATTTCAGAGAATTAATGTATTCCTGAACATCGGCAGAGGTAGTTTCAACCCCAGAAATATTACCGTTAAAGGTTTCAACTCGAGCAAGGGTATCTTCAATATCAACCTTAGTCAGTGCTGCAATTTCAACTACATCATCGGCAGTACTAATTCCAAGGGCATTTGCTGCACGAGTTTCACGGATATATTCCAATTTAACCGCAAGTTCTTGACGAGCATCATCTAACTCAACTACTTTCTTGGCGATTTCAATTCGCATTTCAGCATAACCGTCAGCCTTAGTAGTCAACTGCTCAGCTGTTCGACGATATAGTAAACCGAGTTTAGCATGCATTGTTACATCTTGGCCTTCGGAAAGAAGTTTACGAATTTCACGCTCTTTTGATTCGGCCTGTCGATTCTTTTCGATAACAAGTTCACGAATACGTTTTTCTTCGTTAATAGATTTAACAGAAGCAGTTTTTAGATCTTTAATTTTATCAAGTAGTTTTGCTGCTGCAGCAGTATACTGTTCTTCGACAGATAGATTTTTAGCCATAGCAGAACCAAGTTTAGTGCGAATAAACTCAACAATTTTCTTCAGTGTGTTCATAGTATTTCCTTAGGTTAATTGAGATTTAAAATCCGTAGGAGTATAATACTCTATCGTCAAATTATAGGCTCATAATATCTCAATCATGAGCCTGCGTAAACTTATTTCATATTATTGAAATATTCTTCTGCGATTTCGTCGTTATCATGGTAAACTTTAGAAGACAGTTTAACATAACCTTCTGCTGTGAACATATTAATCACAACTTTTACAGTATACCACTGACCGTCTTCATTACCCATTACTGTGTAAGTTTCAAACATCGGATGATCAGGACCGATAACTTTAATATCATTCACTGTACGACCGAAATCTTCTGAAACGCATTTCATAAAGAAGTTGAACAGTTCGCCGTAATTATCCATTTCATTCTCCAAGTTGTTTTCTGTATCAGTAGTTGATAGTTGTATAGTACCATGGAAGAACAGAGATGTAAACAGTTTTGTGAAAAAATTTTTAGGGAATTCTAGGGCAGGGATGGGCAATTAAAGGATAGGATAATATATTATAAAGGGTATAAACTAAATGATGCCTAGAGAGGTCCAGAAAGGCCTAGATACCAAAAAGCCCTATCATTTAGATAGGGATTTAAAATTATTTACCTAGTTTACTTATTATAGCTTCTGCAGCAGCTTTTAGCTTAGATGCAGTGTTAATACGATTTTTAATTTCAGTATACGCATCGCCAAGAACATCAAGGCTATCAGAATAAACACTTACACTATTGCGTTCGCTATTTGAAATAGAACCTTTAGTTTTGCGGTCAAAATCGGTGTACACGTCTTGAAGATCGCGGGCTGCCTTCTTTGCATCATCCAATGCATCAAGAGCTTTATTCAAAGCATTAACGTATTTTTTAGTGTCGAACATATTCTTAGAAATTTTAACAGGTGCGCGTTCAGGAGTAGCTAACACAGATTTAGGAACCTGAGCGCCAGATGCCAATTTCTTAGAAATTTTGAAAAATGCTTTATTGAATTTATTTTCTTGACTCATTGTAAAAGAACTATTATCGATGTTGTACATTTCAATAGCTTTAGCTTTCCACTTAAGAAAATCGCCGCGGTCTTTTGGGTCCAATTGGAAGAATACTTTAGTAAGATCTGCTTCAGATGGTAATTTTGCTGCTTCGGTTAAAAATTCGGCATAGGTTTTCATTTAAAATCCTTGAAATAATTTATCGGTTGGTTATTAATTATTTATTACTTTGTTACTATCCGTAACAGCGTTATCCGAGTGATTCAAACTAAAAAGCCCCAACCTTTCGGTCGGGGCTAAGAATGTCATTTGATTTGTTTAGCAGACCAAATGCGGTCTTTAATAATTTTTTGGATGTCTTCAACATACTCAAGAGAGTGAACATGTGGATTATCTTTGAAACTATAAGCACGGGCTAACTTTTGGCCTTCGGTTTTGATTACTAAAAGCTCTTTAAGGATAGCTTCATATTTAGCGATAATTCCTTTAACGATATTTTTTTCTTGTGCCGCTTTAGGATCTGCTTTAGGAGCAGGTTTACCCGAAGCCTTTGCAAAAGCAGCGCCAGTAGCAACTAAACTTTTCCAGGCCATACTAACTGCATTTCCCGTAAATCCTTCCGCTTTCATGTCGCGTGCAAACTGGAATCGCGATTCATCAGAAGCATCTTTATAGGAATATTTACCCGCGGCAATGGCAGCTTTTGCAACAGCTTGAATTTCGGTGCTAGATGCTTCATTTAACACCGCTTCATTTAAAAATTGAGTATATGATTTCATCTTATTTCCTGTTTTAATTTGTAGATTTAATATACTAATATTTATACCAAAAAGCCCCAACCTTTCGGTCGGGGCTAAGCCTTGCGGCAACCTTGTCGGGGTTCCACCTGCTAAGGCAAGTGTTTGTACGAAACGCCGGGATTCGAACCCGGTTATTAAGTAGTTGACGCTACTCAATATTTTTAAAAGGCCATATCTCGACCATATCCGAACGTTCCGTCAAAAACGCTACTCGGCTTACGGCAAAGATATTTCCTCGAATCGATAATTCGGTGCGCCGTTTCTGCTGTGATAGTAAAGAGCCAGAACACAGTAAAACTGTGGGAGGAAACTATACTCCAGGGAACATCAGTCCGACGACTTACCGGTAGCGACCCGGTTTCTTAATATTCTTTTAAAGAATCAATATATTCACGGCGTTTACGCCACAAATCAATTGCTTCATACGCGGATTCAGCATTTCGAATTAGCCGGCATTTATGTAAAGACTTATGATTTTGATATTGTGTAGATAACGGAATTGTATCTAAAAGGTCTTTACGATCAAAATATTCGTAACCATCTAAACCAAATGAACGATTTTTGAGAAATTGCCAATGACCATATTCGTTTTCGACATAAACATAATCTGCATGCTGATAAAGCAAATTAATTACACGTTCAGAAATAACAGTATCATTATGATTAAAATAGAATGTTAAATCATGAACTACTAAATAAACATTACCTTTCATATTTTCCTCACTTATAATTGGTCGAGGCAGTAGGGATCGAACCTACGACCTAGGACTTAGAAGGTCCTTGCTCTTCCTTCTGAGCTATGCCCCGTAATTGGGGTGACCGATGGGAGTCGAACCCATGACTACGAGAATCACAATCTCGAGTTCTACCAACTGAACTACGGCCACATTAATACCTACTCCAACAATCAAGATGTCTTCACACGAAATTAAGAGAAGAGTGATCAGTTCAACCCCTATAATCGCGTCAAGTAGATATTAATGTGACAGTTGTCACAAATTTGGCGGACGTGATAGGATTCGAACCTATAACCAATCGCTTAACAGGCGATCGCTCTGCCATTGAGCTACACATCCAAATTGGTGGGGAGTGGTGGAGTCGAACCACCCGAGTCGCAATGACAATGGATTTACAGTCCACACCGCTACCTCTACGGGATAACTCCCCAAATTAATTTGGTGGCCCTGGGTGGAATTGAACCACCATCTGGCGATTATGAGTCGCTTGCTTGAACCTTCCAGCTACAGGGCCTTGGTGCTGATTGACGGAATCGAACCGCCGACCTTCTCATTACAAGTGAGTTGCTCTACCTACTGAGCTAAATCAGCAAAACTGGCGGAGGCGATAGGATTTGAACCTATGAGTCGCCGGAGCGACTGCCGGTTTTCAAGACCGGTGCATTAAACCACTCTGCCACGCCTCCAGTCTCCATACAAGGATTTGAACCTTGGACCTCCTGATCCCAAATCAGGCGCTCTACCAAACTGAGCTACACGGAGTAAATTAAATTGGAGCGGATAATGAGAATCGAACTCACATCATCAGATTGGAAGTCTGAGGTAATGCCATTATACGATATCCGCAAATTTGGTGCGAGAAGTGGGACTCGAACCCACAAGGAAATCATTCCGCAGCATTTTAAGTGCTGTGCCTTTACCAATTTGACCATTCTCGCGCTGGGAATAAAGGACTCGAACCTTTGCATCCTGGAATCAAAATCCAGTGCCTTACCAACTTGGCTAATTCCCAATTATTAACAAAGGCTCTTAAGCAAGAACCCTTGATGATAGAGGGTATTAATCAGTGCGATATGAGTTAATAATAACAAATAATTCTTAAAGCATATTTACCATTTATAATAATACATATTTACGATGCATTCAAGACCCAAAGGATTCTTGAAAATATCATATTCAAGAGGACCTTTTTCTGTTTCAATAAAGAAATCAAAATTTACTGTATTAAATTTACGTTCTTCCTTCACTAATTTAACTTGAGAAGATGAACGGTCAATGTAAACCTTTTCAACTTCAAAACATGTTAAAATGCCATAATCATCAATCAAAGCTTTAGCCGCGTCTTGATCATATTTATATCCATTTTCAATGGATGATACTTTCGCATAAAGAATCATTATCAGCCTTCATCAACAATAGTGTGAGTATTAGCATTTACGATTTGCCACCAATCAAAGCGATTAGAATCCATCGGTTTGTTTTCATTTTCTTTGATAATGTCACGGAGTTCATCTTCAGAGAATGCTTTAGCAATTAAATCGGTATACCCACCACGGGGATAATAATTATCACCTGCAAACAAAAGGAAATTTACCTTCCCGGAAGCAACATATGCTTCCTTAGGATACTTGTTTCCTGCGTGGTCAACCACTTCAATATAACGGTAAGGAATATCGGTTCTTTCAACCCATTGCCATGCCGCCGCAGGGGAATCGAAAGCATCTACACCTAAACGATTATCTTCATCTTTAGACGGATTATTTTCGTAATCCGCATATACATAATATTCAACGTTCATTATTCACCTTTAGAAATTTTATCCATAACAATAGCAATTAAACCAATTAAAAATGCTACTACAAGTGAAAACACATTTTCTGCTGTAGTCAATAATCCACATATAAATCCAACAAACATTGAAAAACTAAAAGCGGAAGCAGAAATTGCAATAGCAACATTTCGAATTAATTCACAACGTTTCATTTTATTCTCCTCAGTAGTAGATAGGGTAATAGTATCACTACCCTATCTAAAAGTAAACTTATTTTTTACGAAAAATTGATTTATTTTCTGCTGCCCATTTTTCAATAACTGCAGCAGGACCAGTAACAACAATTTTATCACCGTAATCTTCTGCGGCGAGTTGACCGAAATTATCTAATGCATCACGAAGAACTCCATGAGGCATTTCACCCATTTTATCTTTCTTGCCAGTGTAAATAAACTCAACTTTTACATCAGCAGTTTCAGCAATAAATTCTTGGTAAGTTTTCATTTTGATTTCCATTTGGTTTTGTTTTGATAGGGTAATAGTATCACAACTAAAACCCTATGTAAACAACTTTGTGAAATTATTTTAAATCATCTGCCCAATCGAGTTTAAGAGGCTCTTTGTATTCACGGTCAAGTACAACCGGAATTTGTACATCACCGCTAAATGATAAGGGCCCAACATTATAAGACAATGTTATATGCGGTGTGTAATCATCAAAATCGTGTGTAGCACCTAGTGCCCGCGCATACATGTGTCGACAGCGCAGATATTCAGAATCTAGCACAAGTACAAGAGTCGATCCATCTTGTGTTTTCCACACTTCTAAATGTCCAGAAGAAGCTACTTCAAAACTTCCACTCGATGGAACATATGGAACATTTACTCTCGAATAACATATGGTCGAATGAATTTTTTCTCTAGGAACTGGATTAGGAACACGTAAAGAGCGCTGGAGTTCTTCCAGCGCGTCAAGTGTTAATTCTGAAAACTTAGCTGCTACATAAAGACCCGTTGAAAAGTCTTTAAATTCCATCATTCTTCATCTGCAGATTCAGCAGTAAGATTCTTGACAGCTTCAACGATTTCTTCAACTTTAATAGTATCGCCAGTGATACCTACTGCATGAGCAATTTCAGCCAAAGTTCCTTGCAGAATTTTGGATTCTTCCATCAGACGAGCCGCTTGGTCCTGCGTATCAAGAATACGAGATTTCAGAGTTACGATTTCAGCAGACAGTTTTTGTTCAATAGTTTGTTCAGACATTATAGTACCTTTAGTGTATTTTTAATTTTAGAAAAAAGTTCTTCAAGAGAACCATCGTTTGTAATTACTAAATCGCCATCACGAATTGGCAATCCAGCTTCTGTAATATGTGTATCATTGGATTTTTGACCAGGACGAACTACATGAATTACTGTAGCACCCATCGCCCTAGCCGCATCCATTTCATGATCTTGACGGGTATCAGGAACGATATAATAATCATAACCTGAGTTAAATTTATCAAGATAATCTAAAGCAAATAATTTTACCCAGTACATGCGGTCGAAGTTATTAACAATCAAATCCGTACCTAGGGCTTGCATCAGACGACGGACTGACCATTGATCTTCAATATTATTTATAACGTCAGTAATTTTGTTAAATGCTACGAAATTAACTGATTCTTTTCCTTCGTCATCAAAAACAAACACACCTTTAATTGGGCTTTTACCATTAAGATAGCAAAATGCTTGTTCCATAATCATAATTACTTCTAATTTAGTCAAATTCAAATTAGTCTCACGATCATAGTCAATTCCTTCAAACTCTCTACGAGTTAAGCAAGGATAGTCAGTGTTTGCTGCAAATACACCCCATGCATAAGCCAATGCATCTTTAATAGGACCAGCAAGTTGATATTTAACTGCAGAATAATTATTCATGATAAAATCTGCAGTAGTATCTTTTCCACTACGCTTTACACCACTTAAAAAGATTAGTTTCATGTGTTTCTCCTCAAATTTAGTTAAGATTATAACACATGAAACTGAAGCATTAAACTTCTGCTATAATTTTGCCATCTTTTTCTACTTGAAAATACGTATAAGGAATCGTTGCTGTGCATACTAAAGCTGGGTCTGAATCTTCCGTGTAGCTAAATTCTACTTCAGACAGGTCAGAAACCCAAGGCTTATAAAAATTTATTGACATCACGATTTCAGTTTTACTATTATCTAAAATGTAAAGCGTAATGTATTCAGGACCTGTTTTTTGGGCAGTATTTTCGCCTGTAAGATAGTTACTAGTTCCTAGCATCCATTCATACATTCCTATCCACGACTTAAGCTCTTCGTCAACTATAAATCTCACGATGAGTGGATCGTATTCAAATGTAACTCCTGGACGTTGTGCTCTGCCTAGTCCAAACGGCCCAGTCACGGTATCAGTAACAGGTATCCTAATTCCTGGAATAGGAACTGACTGAGCATTTAAAGTAAAAGCAGATGTAGTATTACTATGTGGTATTGATACTACAAAGTTAGTTGTATTTGCTTGGTTAAAAATTTGTTGCAGTGCTTGCGACATATATTCCTCATAATGCTTTATAAATGTTGGTGGTATAATGGGTCTAAGTCCCTTCCATTCAATTCCAATTAGAACAAACAATAGAAAAGAATGGAAGATAATAGAATTAGATATTTGACCAGACTTTGTTTGCAGAGAAACGTTTTCCTTTTGAAACGAACTGCTGAAGTGGCATTAACACAACGTTCGCCCAGTCTTTCGGGGCGATTTCAACAAGGCTACCCATAATATTACCAGGTATATATGCCTTAATCATTTGGTCTGCACCCCTAAATCCTTTCACTTGACTCCAATCAATTTTTAATTTCGTTTTATTAGTAATAGTAGGTGTATTTGAATATTGCTTTAAAAGCTCTTCTAGGAATTGCTGGCGAGCTTTAGGTGGAATATAGTGCAAGTTCAATCCATACATTAAATTATGTTTACCTAAACCGAGGTAAATTATCAAAGGAAATTTATCCCAATAAGGAAGAGTTTCCTTGTGTTTAGCATCGTAAGCAAAAGCATATATTCGTCCCGGCTGCGGGCGAACAACTTTATGTCCTTTTACTTGCTTAATAGTTTCAGCAAACCACTTTCTGGTTTTATTATTAATTGCTGCACCTTCATTACGAATTTTATCACGCAATGTTTGCCTGAATGAATTTATCATAAGCAGTTGTCTTTCTTGCTTATTGAGTTTATTCATTGGTTTTGATTCAAGCTTTTGAATCTTTTCAGCTGTTTTAATTCCTGAAGCATATTTTGACATTGCCGAAGTAAACGTAGAGTATTTGATTCCTCTTTCTTCAGCAAATTGCTTTCCTGTCATTCCTTTTGCTTTGGCCTTTCTGTATTCAAGACCTATCTGAATCCATTTCTTTTCGTTTAATGATTGCTTAACCTTTGGAACTTGGGGAGTGCTTTCATTAATTATTTGAAAAATAGCCATTATGCCCCCTTAAAGCCAAGAGCTCGTAATCCATCTTCTGTTAGAATTCTAAATTTTATTCCACGCTTTTCAGCTAAAGATTGCGCTGCTTTCCATTTGTCAGTATTAACGGAATATGTATAAATTTCATTCATAAATCTTTTCTTCGCTGCAGTTGTTAGATGTGCTGGTTTAACTGGTGGTTGTGTTTCTTTTTTAGGTTTTATTTCAATAAAAAATTCTTGTCCAGAAGAATCTTTCATCCAAATATCCATGAAGTATCTACGTTTTTTCCCTTCTGCATTACAAAAATAAGGAATTACTGCTGTTTCACTACCCCATGCAATAATTTCTGGATTTTTATCTAACCATTCAAAAAAGAATTTTTCCCAATTTGATCTATACGTAATTTTTTTAGGGTCACCTCTATATTTTGATATATTTTTAGGAACCCATTTTCCAGAATATGCCATTGGATTCTCCTTATAAATAGATAATATATTTATAAACAGGAGGGCCCATGCTCTTTACATTTTTTGATCCGATTGAATATGCGGCCAAAACGGTGAATAAAAACGCGCCGACTATTCCTATGACAGATATTTTTAGAAACTATAAAGACTATTTTAAACGCGCTCTTGCGGGATACCGCTTACGTACTTATTATATCAAAGGTTCACCACGCCCGGAAGAATTAGCAAATACTATATATGGAAATCCACAGTTGTATTGGGTTTTATTGATGTGTAATGATAATTATGACCCGTATTATGGATGGATTACTTCACAAGAAGCAGCTTATCAAGCATCTATACAAAAATACAAAAATGTAGGTGGAGACCAAATAGTATATCATGTGAATGAGAACGGTGAAAAATTTTATAATTTAATATCATACGATGATAATCCATATGTTTGGTATGATAAAGGTGATAAAGCTAGAAAATATCCTCAATATGAAGGAGCACTTGCTGCTGTTAATACGTATGAAGATGCTGTTCTTGAAAATGAAAAACTTCGTCAAATAAAAATAATAGCAAAATCAGACATTAATTCATTTATGAACGACCTTATACGTATAATGGAGAAATCTTATGGAAATGATAAGTAATAACCTTAATTGGTTTGTTGGTGTTGTTGAAGATAGAATGGACCCATTAAAATTAGGTCGTGTTCGTGTTCGTGTGGTTGGTCTGCATCCACCTCAAAGAGCACAAGGCGATGTAATGGGTATTCCAACTGAAAAATTACCATGGATGTCAGTTATTCAACCTATAACTTCTGCAGCAATGTCTGGAATTGGAGGTTCTGTTACTGGACCGGTAGAAGGAACTAGAGTTTATGGTCATTTTTTAGACAAATGGAAAACTAACGGAATTGTCCTTGGCACGTATGGTGGAATAGTTCGCGAAAAACCGAATAGACTTGAAGGATTTTCTGACCCAACTGGGCAATATCCTAGACGTTTAGGAAATGATACTAATGTATTAAACCAAGGCGGAGAAGTAGGATATGATTCGTCTTCTAACATTATCCAAGATAGTAACTTAGACACTGCAATAAATCCCGATGATAGACCACTATCAGAGATTCCAACCGATGATAATCCAAATATGTCAATGGCTGACATGCTTCGCCGTGATGAAGGATTAAGACTAAAAGTTTATTGGGATACTGAAGGATATCCGACAATTGGTATTGGTCATCTTATCATAAAGCAGCCAGTTCGTGATATGGCTCAAATTAATAAAGTTTTATCAAAACAAGTTGGTCGTGAAATTACCGGAAATCCAGGTTCTATTACAATGGAAGAAGCGGTAACTTTATTTGAACGCGATTTGGCTGATATGCAACGTGACATTAAATCACATTCTAAAGTTGGCCCAGTTTGGCAAGCAGTTAATCGTTCTCGTCAAATGGCGTTAGAAAATATGGCATTCCAAATGGGCGTTGGTGGCGTAGCTAAATTTAACACAATGTTAACTGCTATGTTAGCCGGAGATTGGGAAAAAGCATACAAAGCCGGTCGTGATTCATTATGGTATCAACAAACAAAAGGCCGTGCATCCCGTGTTACCATGATTATTCTTACAGGTAATTTGGAATCATACGGTATTGAAGTTAAAACACCAGCTAGGTCTTTGTCAGCAATGGCTGCTACTGTAGCAAAGTCTTCTGACCCGGCTGACCCTCCTATTCCGAATGATTCGAGAATTTTATTCAAAGAACCTGTTTCTTCATATAAAGGTGAATATCCGTATGTTCACACAATGGAAACTGAAAGCGGTCATATTCAGGAATTTGATGATACTCCGGGGCAAGAACGATACAGATTAGTTCATCCGACTGGAACATATGAGGAAGTATCACCATCAGGAAGAAGAACAAGAAAAACTGTTGATAATTTGTATGATATAACAAATGCTGATGGTAATTTTTTGGTAGCCGGCGATAAAAAGACTAACGTCGGTGGATCAGAAATTTATTACAACATGGATAATCGTCTTCACCAAATAGATGGAAGCAATACGATATTTGTGCGTGGAGATGAAACCAAGACGGTTGAAGGTAATGGAACTATCCTAGTCAAAGGTAATGTTACTATTGTAGTTGAAGGTAATGCTGACATTACAGTTAAAGGGGATGCTACCACTTTAGTTGAAGGAAATCAGACTAATACAGTAAATGGAAATCTTTCTTGGAAAGTTGCTGGAACAGTTGATTGGGACGTTGGTGGTGATTGGACAGAAAAAATGGCATCTATGAGTTCTATTTCATCTGGTCAATACACAATTGATGGTAGCCGTATAGACGTAGGTTTATAAATAATTCAGAGGTGAATTATGAAAAAATCTAACACTGTTCAATTTAGATACATATATAAAACAACCGTTACTAATCCGAAAGGATTAGTACGTGTTTATATTGGTAAACATGAATCTAGATATTTTGATTTAGAAAATGACAAGTATATAGGTTCCGGTGATTATATTAAAAAGATACGCAATAAACCTGGTTATAAAATAGATTTTGAAATAATTGAATTTGTTTCTACTTATGAAATTCTTAATTTAAGAGAAAGGTATTGGATTTCGAAATATAAATCATCTGACATTCTATGTACCAATATAAAATCCGGCGGTGATGGTTTTTCATCCGAAGATTTGAAGAGAATGTGGTCTAATCCTGAATATAGGAAAGCTCAATTGAAGGCATTAGCTAAATCAACGTCAACTAAAGAATTTTCAGAGAAAATATCTAAAATAAACAAAGAAAGATGCGCATCACCAGAATATCGAAAGAAAATGAGTAATGCGATGAAAACTGCTTTTGAAAATGACCCAACATTAAAAATTCGTATTTCTAATACTGTTAAATCTTTATGGAAATCCGATGAATACAGAAATAAATTAATCAATCATCCAGGAAAAATAGAAGGAACGAAACAATCATGGAATGATCCTTTGATAAGAAAATCGAGATTAGATGCTAGAAATAAAAAACTAAGATCAGTTGAACCTTGGATTAGTATAGAAAAAGTCAAAAAACTTTGGGAGGATTTGGGAAAACCGCATCCGCAGAAATACAAATGGTTTAGAGAAAAAGCAATTGAACATGACCTTCCGGATGTAAGTTATAACGCAATTTTAAAAGCTTTGAAAAAATGTGATTATAAATTTACAGCATTAGAGAATTCAACAATTGGCTAATATACTTCCAATGAGCGCTGATTTAGGAGAATCCATGGAAGGTTCTTCTATCGACGTCACCTTTACCGCTCAATTAGAAACAGGTGAAACGTTAGTATCTATAAATATAACTAGTTACGAAGAAACTCCTGGGGTTTTAGTAGAAGAAAATCGTTTATATGGAACGTATGAATCTGTGTTTGGATTTGGAAATGACGCACTAAAATATCGTTTAGATAATGAATTTAAAACTGCTGCTTCATGGGAAGACCTTCCAACTGATTCTAATACTCAGTTATATCTATGGAAAGCTCCTCAAAACCTCCAGAAGACATTCACTTACGAAGTAACATTAATATATGACTACCAAGAACAAAGTGAATCTGGAGGTTCTGGTAGTAATTCTAGGTCATCTTCTGATACTACTGAACCAACGGATCCTCCTGCTCCAATAAGAAAAACTCTTGTTAAAAATTACACAAAAACTATAGTTGGAAATTGGAGCCGTTGGGCTAATAAATTGAGAAGCTACGTATATGAGAGGCAATAATGTCAGGATTAAGTTATGATAAGTGTGTTACTGCTGGCCATGAAGCATGGCCTCCAACAGTTGTGAATGCTACACAAAGTAAAGTATTCACTGGAGGAATTGCTGTTCTCGTAGCAGGTGATCCAATTACAGAACATACAGAAATTAAAAAGCCATATGAAACACATGGCGGAGTGACACAACCTAGAACTTCTAAGGTATATGTCACTGGAAAGAAAGCTGTTCAAATGGCTGATCCAATATCATGCGGTGATACTGTGGCTCAGGCATCATCTAAAGTATTCATTAAATAGGATTTAAAATGGCAAATACCCCTGTAAATTATCAATTAACAAGAACAGCAAATGCTATTCCCGAGATATTCGTCGGGGGTACATTTGCTGAAATAAAACAAAACCTCATTGAATGGCTTAATGGCCAAAATGAATTTTTGGATTATGATTTTGAAGGCTCAAGATTAAACGTTCTGTGTGACCTTTTGGCTTATAATACATTGTACATTCAGCAGTTTGGTAATGCTGCCGTGTATGAAAGCTTTATGCGTACTGCTAACTTACGTAGTTCAGTAGTTCAAGCGGCACAAGATAATGGATATTTACCTACTTCAAAATCAGCTGCTCAAACTGAAATTATGCTAACTTGTACAGACGCATTGAATAGAAATTACATTACTATTCCTCGCGGAACTCGCTTTTTAGCATATGCAAAAGATACTTCTGTTAATCCATATAACTTCGTTTCTACCGAAGACGTTATTGCTATTCGTGATAAAAATAACCAATATTTTCCGCGTTTAAAATTGGCCCAGGGACGTATAGTAAGAACTGAAATCATTTATGATAAATTAACACCTATTATCATTTATGATAAAAATATTGATAGAAACCAGGTTAAATTATACGTTGATGGAGCAGAATGGATTAACTGGACAAGAAAGTCAATGGTTCATGCTGGTTCTACATCGACAATTTACTACATGCGTGAAACTATTGATGGAAATACTGAATTCTATTTTGGTGAAGGTGAAATTTCTGTTAATGCTTCTGAAGGAGCTTTGACCGCTAATTATATCGGAGGTCTTAAACCTACTCAGAACTCTACGATTGTTATTGAGTACATCAGTACTAATGGTGCTGACGCGAACGGAGCAGTCGGATTTTCATACGCAGATACATTAACAAATATAACTGTCATCAATATTAATGAAAATCCAAATGATGACCCAGATTTTGTTGGGGCAGATGGCGGCGGCGATCCAGAAGATATTGAGCGTATTCGCGAATTGGGTACTATTAAACGCGAAACCCAGCAACGCTGCGTAACTGCGACTGACTATGATACATTCGTTTCAGAGAGATTTGGTTCTATTATTCAAGCAGTTCAGACGTTCACTGATTCTACTAAACCTGGTTATGCATTTATTGCTGCTAAACCTAAATCAGGACTATATTTAACTACTGTACAACGTGAAGATATTAAAAATTATCTCAAAGATTATAATTTAGCTCCTATTACACCATCAATTATTTCTCCTAATTATCTTTTTGTTAAGACTAATTTAAAAGTCACATATGCTTTAAATAAGCTGCAAGAATCAGAACAGTGGCTAGAAGGTCAAATAATTGATAAAATTGATCGTTATTATACCGAAGATGTAGAAATTTTTAACTCATCTTTCGCTAAATCTAAGATGCTGACGTACGTAGATGATGCAGATCATTCTATCATTGGCTCATCCGCAACAATTCAAATGGTACGTGAAGTACAAAACTTCTATAAAACTCCTGAAGCGGGTATTAAATACAATAATCAAATAAAAGATCGTTCTATGGAATCTAATACGTTTTCATTTAATTCCGGACGAAAGGTTGTAAATCCTGATACTGGCTTAGAAGAAGATGTATTATATGACGTTCGTATAGTATCAACAGACCGAGATTCTAAAGGAATTGGTAAAGTTATTATTGGTCCATTTGCTTCGGGTGATGTTACAGAAAATGAAAACATTCAGCCATATACAGGCAATGATTTTAATAAATTAGCAAGTTCCGATGGACGCGACAAATACTACGTTATCGGTGAAATAAATTATCCAGCTGACATGATTTATTGGAATATCGCTAAAATTAATTTAACATCCGATAAATTTGAGGTTCAGACTATTGAGCTATATTCTGATCCAATAGACGATGTTATTTTCACACGCGATGGTTCACTGATTGTATTTGAAAATGATTTACGTCCACAATACTTAACTATCGATTTGGAGCCTATATCACAATGACAGTAAAAGCACCTTCAGTCACTAGTCTCAGAATTTCCAAGTTATCCGCAAATCAGGTGCAAGTACGCTGGGATGACGTTGGTGCTAATTTCTACTATTTTGTAGAAATCGCTGAGACAAAAACAAACTCGGGGGAAAATCTCCCGAGCAATCAATACAGATGGATTAACTTAGGATATACTGCAAATAACAGCTTCTTTTTTGATAATGCTAATCCATTGACATCATACATTATCAGAGTAGCTACAGCTGCGCAAGATTTTGAGCAGTCTGATTGGATTTATACCGAAGAGTTTGAAACTTTTGCTACAAATGCTTATACATTTCAAAACATGATTGAAATGCAATTAGCCAATAAATTCATTCAGGAAAAATTTACTCTTAATAATTCTGATTATGTTAATTTTAACAATGACACTATAATGGCTGCATTGATGAATGAATCATTTCAATTCAGCCCATCGTATGTTGATGTTTCATCAATAAGTAATTTTATTATTGGTGAAAATGAGTATCATGAAATACAAGGTTCTATTCAGCAAGTATGTAAGGATATTAACCGAGTTTATTTGATGGAATCAGAAGGAATTCTATATCTTTTTGAGCGCTATCAACCTGTAGTTAAAGTATCCAATGATAAAGGACAAACCTGGAAAGCCGTAAAGCTCTTCAATGACCGTGTAGGATATCCTTTATCTAAGACAGTATATTACCAATCTGCGAACACAACATACGTTCTAGGATACGACAAGATTTTCTATGGCCGTAAATCGACTGACGTTAGATGGTCAGCAGATGATGTCAGATTCAGTTCGCAGGATATAACATTTGCTAAACTTGGCGACCAGTTACATTTAGGATTTGATGTAGAAATCTTTGGTACTTATGCGACTTTACCAGCGAATGTATATCGTATAGCTGAAGCCATTACTTGTACGGATGATTATATCTATGTTGTTGCCAGAGATAAAGTTAGATATATAAAAACGAGCAATGCACCTATAGATTCTGATCCATTATCTCCAACATATTCGGAAAGGCTATTTGAACCTGATACAATGACTATAACTGGAAATCCTAAAGCAGTATGCTATAAAATGGATTCTATTGGTGATAAAGTTTTTGCTCTTATTATCGGTGAAGTTGAAACATTAAATGCTAATCCTAGAACGTCAAAAATAATTGATTCTACTGATAAAGGAATATATGTTTTAAATCATGACACAAAAACGTGGAAAAGAGTTTTTGGCAACACTGAAGAAGAAAGAAGACGTATTCAACCTGGGTATGCGAATATGTCAACTGATGGTAAATTAGTTTCTCTATCTTCGAGTAATTTTAAATTTTTAAATGATAACGTTGTTAATGACCCTGAAACTGTAGCAAAATATCAGTTAATCGGTGCCGTTAAATATGAATTTCCTCGTGAATGGTTAGCTGATAAGCATTATCATATGATGGCATTTATAGCAGATGAAAAGTCTGATTGGGAAACTTTTACGCCTCAGCCAATGAAATACTATGCAGAACCATTCTTTAACTGGTCTAAAAAGTCTAATACACGGTGCTGGATAAACAACTCTAATAGAGCTGTAGTAGTTTATGCTGATTTAAAATACACTAAAGTTATAGAAAATATTCCGGAAACATCACCAGATAGATTAGTTCATGAATACTGGGATGATGGTGATTGCACGATAGTAATGCCAAATGTTAAATTCACGGGATTTAAAAAATACGCGTCTGGGATGCTTTTTTATAAGTCTTCTGGTGAAATAATTTCTTACTATGATTTTAACTATCGAGTTAGAGACACGGTTGAAATAATTTGGAAGCCAACTGGAATATTTTTAAAAGCATTTTTACAAAACCAAGAGCGTGAAACTCCTTGGTCCCCGGAAGAAGAGCATGGATTAGCTGATCCTGATTTAAGACCATTGATTGGCACAATGATGCCTGATTCTTATTTGCTACAGGATTCTAATTTTGAGGCATTCTGCGAAGCATATATTCAGTATCTTTCTGATGGATATGGAACTCAGTATAATAATTTACGAAATTTAATTCGTAACCAATATCCGCGAGAAGAGCACGCGTGGGAATATTTATGGTCAGAGATATATAAAAGAAACATTTATTTAAATGCTGATAAACGTGATGCTGTTGCAAGATTTTTTGAATCACGTAGCTATGATTTTTATTCTACTAAAGGAATTGAAGCATCATACAAATTTCTTTTTAAAGTTCTTTATAATGAAGAAGTTGAAATTGAAATTGAATCTGGAGCTGGTACTGAATATGATATAATCGTTCAATCTGATTCTTTAACCGAAGACTTAGTAGGACAAACGATTTATACAGCTACAGGAAGATGTAATGTTACTTATATAGAAAGAAGCTATTCTAATGGTAAATTGCAATGGACCGTAACTATTCATAATCTTTTGGGAAGATTAATTGCCGGTCAAGAAGTTAAAGCAGAAAGACTCCCTAGTTTCGAAGGCGAAATTATTCGCGGGGTTAAAGGAAAGGATTTGCTTCAAAATAATATAGACTATATTAATAGAAGTAGATCATATTATGTAATGAAAATTAAATCCAATTTACCTTCTTCCCGCTGGAAATCTGACGTTATTCGTTTTGTTCATCCAGTAGGATTTGGATTTATAGCAATTACTCTTTTAACAATGTTTATTAATGTTGGTTTAACTCTTAAACACACAGAGACTATAATTAATAAATACAAAAACTATAAATGGGATTCTGGATTGCCTACTGAATATGCTGATAGAGTAGCCAAATTGACTCCAACCGGTGAAATTGAGCATGATTCAGTAACAGGCGAAGCAATTTATGAACCTGGCCCAATGGCTGGTGTAGAATATCCTCTTCCTGATGACTATAATGCTGAAAATAATAATTCAATATTTCAAGGTCAATTGCCATCTGAACGACGTAAATTAATGAGTCCTCTATTTGATGCATCTGGAACAACATTTGCACAATTTAGGGATTTAGTTAATAAACGTCTAAAAGATAATATAGGAAATCCAAGAGACCCTGAAAATCCAACACAGGTTAAAATAGATGAATGATTCAAGTGTTATCTATCGTGCGATAGTTACTTCAAAATTTAGAACAGAAAAAATGTTGAATTTTTATAATTCAATTGGAAGTGGTCCGGATAAAAACACTATCTTTATTACATTTGGAAGATCAGAACCGTGGTCATCAAACGAAAATGAGGTGGGATTTGCCCCACCTTATCCCACCGATTCTGTGTTAGGTGTAACTGACATGTGGACTCATATGATGGGAACCGTGAAGGTTCTTCCATCTATGCTTGATGCAGTTATTCCTCGTCGAGATTGGGGAGATACTAGATATCCGGATCCATACACATTTAGAATTAACGATATTGTAGTGTGTAACTCAGCTCCTTACAACGCTACCGAATCAGGCGCAGGCTGGTTAGTATATCGTTGTTTAGATGTTCCTGATACCGGAATGTGCTCAATTGAGTCTTTAACTAATAAGGATGAATGCCTTAAGCTAGGTGGAAAATGGACTCCTTCTGTTAGGTCAATGACTCCTCCTGAAGGTCGAGGAGACGCGGAAGGAACAATCGAACCTGGAGACGGGTATGTATGGGAATATCTTTTTGAGATTCCGCCTGATGTATCTATAAACAGATGCACGAATGAATATATCGTGGTTCCTTGGCCTGAGGAATTAAAAGAAGATCCGACTAGATGGGGGTATGAAGATAACCTCACTTGGCAGCAAGATGATTTTGGATTAATTTACCGGGTTAAGGCAAATACTATTCGTTTTAAAGCATACTTAGATTCAGTTTATTTTCCTGAAGCTGCATTGCCAGGAAATAAAGGATTTAGACAAATATCGATAATCACGAATCCTCTTGAAGCTAAAGTTCATCCAAATGACCCAAACGTTAAAGCTGAAAAGGATTACTATGATCCGGAAGATTTAATGAGGCATTCGGGCGAAATGATTTATATGGAAAATAGGCCACCTATTATTATGGCAATGGATCAAACAGAAGAAATCAATATTCTGTTTACATTTTAAATTAAGGGAGCCCATGGGCTCCCTTTTTCTTTATAAATACTATAAACTCATAAGGAAACCGCTATGTTCATTCAAGAACCAAAGAAATTGATTGATACCGGCGAAATTGGTAACGCTTCTACTGGTGATATCTTATTCGACGGTGGTAATAAAATTAATAGTGATTTTAATGCAATTTATAACGCGTTTGGCGATCAGCGTAAAATGGCAGTAGCAAATGGTACTGGTGCTGACGGCCAAATTATCCATGCTACTGGATATTATCAAAAGCATTCTATCACAGAGTACGCAACTCCGGTGAAAGTTGGTACTAGACATGATATTGATACCTCTACTGTTGGCGTTAAAGTTATCATTGAAAGAGGCGAACTTGGCGACTGCGTTGAATTTATTAACTCAAATGGATCAATATCAGTTACTAATCCTTTAACGATTCAAGCTATTGATTCAATTAAAGGCGTTTCAGGTAATTTGGTAGTAACTAGCCCATATAGTAAAGTTACTTTACGCTGTATTTCATCTGATAATTCTACGTCAGTTTGGAATTATTCTATTGAAAGTATGTTTGGCCAAAAGGAATCACCGGCCGAAGGTACATGGAATATTTCTACGTCTGGATCAGTTGACATTCCGCTATTTCATCGTACTGAATATAACATGGCTAAATTGTTAGTTACATGCCAATCAGTAGATGGAAGAAAAATTAAAACGGCAGAAATAAATATTCTTGTAGATACTGTTAATTCAGAGGTCATTTCTTCTGAATATGCTGTCATGCGGGTTGGGAATGAAACCGAAGAAGACGAAATCGCTAATATTGCATTTAGTATTAAAGAAAATTATGTAACGGCGACTATAAGTTCTTCAACTGTCGGTATGAGAGCAGCAGTTAAAGTTATCGCTACGCAGAAAATCGGGGTGGCTCAATAATGAAACAAAATATTAATATCGGTAATGTTGTTGATGATGGTACCGGTGACTACCTGCGTAAAGGTGGTATAAAAATAAATGAAAACTTTGATGAACTTTATTATGAACTTGGTGATGGAGATGTTCCATATTCAGCCGGTGCCTGGAAAACTTATAATGCTTCATCTGGACAAACACTAACGGCAGAATGGGGAAAATCATATGCCATTAATACTTCGTCTGGAAGAGTAACTCTACAACTTCCTAAAGGAACTGTTAATGATTACAACAAGGTAATTAGAGCTAGAGACGTATTCGCTACATGGAACATCAATCCAGTTACTTTAGTAGCTGCTTCCGGAGATACAATTAAAGGGTCGTCATCATCGGTTGAAATTAATGTTCAATTTAGTGATTTAGAGTTAGTTTATTGCGCTCCAGGACGTTGGGAATATGTCAAAAACAAACAAATCGACAAAATTGTTAGTTCAGATATTAGTAATGTAGCTCGCAAAGAATTTTTAGTTGAAGTTCAAGGACAAACTGACTTTTTAGATGTTTTCAATGGAACTAGTTATAATGTCAATAACATCAGAGTAAAACATCGTGGTAACGAATTGTATTACGGCGATGTATTTAGCGAAAACAGTGACTTTGGCTCTCCGGGCGAAAATGAAGGCGAATTAGTTCCTCTTGATGGATTTAATATTCGATTAAGACAGCCATGTAATATTGGTGACACCGTTCAAATTGAAACATTTATGGATGGTGTATCACAATGGAGAAGTTCATATACAAGACGCCAAATAAAAGTACTAGATTCAAAACTAACATCAAAGACTTCATTAGAAGGAAGTATTTACGTTACTGATTTATCGACGATGAAATCAATTCCATTTTCCGCTTTTGGATTAATTCCTGGTGAACCTATTAATCCTAATTCTCTTGAAGTTCGTTTTAATGGAATTTTACAGCAACAAGCTGGAACAGCTGGATATCCTCTGTTTTTGTGTGAAGGCGCTAATTCAGATACGCAAGAAGGATGTATATCTCTTGGCGGTGAATGGAAAGAATCAAACACGGATTATTCTATAGAATATGAAGACGGAAAACCTATCAGTCTTTTATTTGATAGAAAATTTGAATCCGGCGACATTATCGTTATAACATGGTTCAATAATGATTTAGGAACTCTTTTAGAAAAAGATGACATTATTGAATTAACGGATGACCGTTATGTTAGCAAAGGATCATCTACCGAAGTTACTGGTGATGTAGCCTTAACAGATTTTGATAAAATCGGTTGGCCAAATGTTGAAAAAGTTGATTCTTATACTAGAACGTATAATTCAATATCATCTATTTTCGACAGCATTTATCCTGTTGGTTCAATTTATGAAAATGCTATAAACCCAAATAATCCGGCGACTTATATGGGATTTGGTTCATGGAAATTATTTGGTAAAGGACAAGTTTTAGTAGGATGGAATGATGATGTTACGGATCCAAACTTTGCTTTAAACAATAATGATTTAGATTCTAGCGGAAATCCTTCACATACTGCCGGTGGAACAGTTGGAACAACATCAGTAACTCTTGAAAACGCAAATCTTCCTGCAACTAAAACCGACGAAAGGGTTTTAATTGAAGACGAAAACGGATCAGTTATTATTGGAGGTTGCCAATATGACCCAGATGAAACTGGTCCTATATATACAAAATACCGTGAAGACTACGCAACAACAAACTCTTCACATACTCCTCCCGCTAATATTAGTAATATTCAACCGTCTATTACTGTATACCGTTGGATAAGGATTGCATAATGAGTTTACTTAATAATAAAGCGGGAGTTATTTCCCGCTTAGCAGATTTTCTTGGTTTTAGAACTAAGAAAAATGATATTTCAGTTATGAATAATCAGCCAGTAGGTGCTGTAACAATTTCACAAATAGCAAAAGGTTTTTATGACCCAAATGTAGAATCTGCTATCAATGATGTTAGAAATATGGCAGAGCAACAAGTTGGAGCTGTATTAGTTAATATAAGCGGCGTATCTCCTACTGGCGTGCAGCAAACAGACTATTGGTCATTTGAAGGAACTGTTACTGATACTTCAGCCAAACCAGGTGATCCAGTTATTGTTAACATGTTTGGTATTCCAGTTAAAGCTACTAACGGAATGACTTCAATTGAATTTACCAGTGCCGTTAGAATAGCTCTACAGGAAATGGTTGCAAAATTTATTGCAATTGATTCATTTGAAGACCATCCTACTATAGGAAATAAAATACAAGTTAAGTATTTAGATAACCAAGAACATATCTTAGAACAATACTCTGATAAAGGAATTACTTTCAAACAGGAAATAATTTCTCCTTCTAAACCTGGATACGGAACTTGGCAATTATTAGGTGCGCAAACTGTTACGCTAGATAGTCACACACAACCTACAGTATTTTATTATTTTGAGAGAATAGCATGAGTAACAATACATATCAGCACGTATCAAATGAATCAAAATATGTTAAATTCGATCCAGTAGGATCGAATTTTCCTGACACTGTCACGACAGTGCAGTCTGCATTATCAAAAATAAGTAATATCGGCGTAAATGGTATTCCTGATGCAACTATGGAAGTTAAAGGAATAGCAATGATTGCGTCAGAGCAAGAAGTTTTAGATGGAACTAATAATTCTAAAATCGTTACGCCAGCTACATTAGCAACAAGATTATTATATCCAAATGCTACTGAAACTAAATATGGTTTAACGCGTTATTCAACAAATGAAGAAACATTAGAAGGCTCAGATAATAATTCATCAATAACGCCACAAAAATTGAAATACCACACTGACGATGTGTTCCAAAATAGATATTCGTCTGAGTCATCAAACGGAGTTATTAAAATATCATCTACACCTGCAGCTTTAGCTGGAGTTGATGATACTACGGCAATGACTCCATTAAAAACACAAAAACTTGCAATAAAATTAATTTCACAAATAGCTCCTTCCGAAGATACTGCATCAGAATCTGTGAGAGGTGTAGTTCAATTATCAACTGTTGCTCAAACTCGTCAAGGAACTCTCCGCGAAGGATATGCAATTTCCCCATATACCTTTATGAATTCTGTTGCAACACAAGAATATAAGGGTGTTATACGTTTAGGAACACAATCGGAAATTAACAGTAATTTGGGAGATGTTGCAGTAACAGGTGAAACACTAAATGGTCGAGGAGCTACTGGTTCTATGCGTGGAGTGGTAAAATTAACGACGCAAGCCGGTATTGCCCCTGAAGGTGATAGCTCTGGAGCATTAGCATGGAACGCAGATGTAATTAATACTCGTGGTGGACAAACTATTAATGGTTCTTTAAATTTAGACCATCTTACAGCAAACGGAATTTGGTCGCGCGGCGGAATGTGGAAAAATGGTGATCAACCTGTTGCGACAGAACGTTATGCATCAGAAAGAGTTCCGGTTGGGACTATTATGATGTTTGCAGGTGATTCAGCACCTCCAGGTTGGTCTATGTGTCACGGTGGAACCGTGTCAGGTGACCAATTTCCTGATTATAGAAACGTAGTTGGAACAAGATTTGGTGGTGATTGGAATAATCCTGGTATTCCTGATATGCGAGGTCTTTTCGTCAGAGGAGCCGGCACAGGCGGTCATATTTTAAATCAACGAGGACAAGATGGTTATGGGAAGGATAGACTTGGCGTAGGATGTGACGGAATGCATGTTGGTGGTGTTCAGGCACAACAAATGTCATACCATAAACATGCTGGTGGTTGGGGTGAATATAACAGAAGTGAAGGCCCATTTGGTGCGTCAGTTTATCAAGGATATCTTGGAACTAGAAAATATTCCGACTGGGATAATGCTTCATACTTCACTAATGATGGATTTGAATTAGGTGGACCGAGAGATGCTCATGGTACACTTAATCGCGAAGGATTAATTGGTTATGAAACTAGACCATGGAATATATCATTAAACTATATTATTAAAGTTCATTACTAAGGATTACAAATGATTGAATTAAAAGAGTTACCTTTTGTTGATAGCGTTCCTGACGAAGGTCAGGAACGTATTTCATGGATTAAAAATGGTGAAGAAATATTAGGAGCTAGTACTAAGTATGGAAATGATGGATCAATGAATAGACCAATTGTTTCCGTGTTTAAAAACGTCGAAGTTCTTGATGAAAATGTGGGAATTCTTAAAACTGCCATTGAAACATCACAGAAAGATATTAAAACAATTCAAGGAGTTTTAGATGTATCAGGAGATATAGAAGCACTATCGCAGATCAGTGTTAATAAAAATGACATATCGAATTTAAAGACACTTACTAGTGAACACACTGATATATTAACTGGAACTAATAATACAGTTGACAAAATTATTGCTGATATAGGTCCATTTAATGATGAAGAAAACTCTGTTTATAGAACAATTAGAAATGATTTACTGTGGATTAAACAGGAATTAGGACAATATTCTGGCCAAGACATTAACGGTCTTCCTGTTGTTGGTAATGCTAGCACAGGAATGAAACACAGAATAATAACAAATAGTACATTATTATCTTCACAAGGCATTCGTTTAAGCGAATTAGAAAATAAATTTACTGAATCTGACGTAGGATCATTGACTGTTGAAGTTGGTAAATTACGTGATGAACTTGGTAATAAACCGGTAGATTTTGGACCAAATATTTATAATAGATTAAACACTATAGATGATAAACAAACTTTAATAAATTCTGATATAGCAGAAATTAAATCTTCTATTGGATACCCAGAAAATGTTTCTATAATAACAGAAATTAATAATAACAAAAGTAGCATTGAAGCTATTAATAATGAATTAAATCAGAGTGAAGGTGTTAAACAACGCTTAACGGCTATTGAAACTTCTATCGGTTCAGATGATATTCCTTCTAGTATTAAAGGAAAAATTAAAAATCACACAACTTCTATTGAGTCTTTAAACGGAATTGTTGGTGAAAACACTTCGTCTGGTTTAAGAGCGAATGTTTCGTGGTTAAATCAAATTGTTGGAACTGACTCCAGCGGAGGACAACCGTCTCCTTCTGGATCTCTATTAAATAAAGTTTCAGTGCTTGAAGGAGAAGTTTCAGTTTTAAACAATAATGTTCAAAATATACAAGTTGAAATAGGAAATAATAGAACAGGAATTAAAGGTCAAGTTATTGAACTTACTTCACTTATAAATGGAAATAATCCTGACGGATCAACTGTTGAAGAACGAGGATTAACTAATTCTGTAAAAACGAATGAAACCAACATTGCGGCAGTCACACATGAAGTAAATACAGCTAAAGACAATATATCCTCTTTACAGAGCAGCGTTCAAGCTCTACAAGAAGCAGGTTATATTCCTGAAGCTCCAAAAGATGGCCAAGCTTACGTTCGTAAAGACGGCGAATGGGTACTACTTTCTACCTTTTTATCACCAGCATAACATGGGGCCGCAAGGCCCCAAAGGATTTTTAAATGTCAGGATATAATTCTCAGAATCCAAAGGAGCTCAAAGATGTCATTCTAAGACGTTTAGGGGCTCCAATTATTAATGTTGAGTTAACACCCGATCAAATCTACGATTGCATCCAGCGTGCCCTAGAATTATACGGTGAATACCATTTTGATGGACTTAACAAAGGTTTTCATGTATTTTATGTAGGAGATGACGAAGAAAAATATAAGACCGGAGTCTTCGATTTAAGAGGTTCAAATGTATTCGCAGTAACTCGCATTCTCCGCACGAATGTTGGATCAATAACGTCAATGGACGGAAATGCTACATATCCGTGGTTTACTGACTTTCTTTTAGGAATGGCTGGTATTAATGGCGGTATGGGGACTTCTTGCAATAGATTTTATGGACCAAATGCCTTTGGAGCTGATTTAGGGTATTTTACTCAGCTTACCAGTTACATGGGAATGATGCAAGATATGCTTTCTCCTATTCCAGATTTTTGGTTTAATTCGGCAAATGAACAACTCAAAGTCATGGGAAACTTCCAAAAATATGATTTAATTATCGTAGAAAGCTGGACTAAATCATACATTGATACTAATAAAATGGTTGGAAATACAGTAGGATACGGAACAGTCGGTCCGCAAGATAGCTGGTCATTATCTGAACGATATAATAACCCAGACCACAATTTAGTTGGTCGCGTTGTTGGTCAAGATCCAAATGTTAAGCAAGGTGCTTATAATAACCGTTGGGTGAAAGACTATGCTACAGCTTTAGCTAAAGAACTGAATGGCCAAATTTTAGCACGTCACCAAGGCATGATGCTTCCTGGAGGTGTTACAATTGATGGGCAACGCTTAATAGAAGAAGCACGATTGGAAAAAGAAGCATTACGCGAAGAATTATACTTGCTTGATCCTCCATTTGGAATTTTGGTAGGTTAATATGGCTACTTATGATAAAAATCTTTTTGCTAAATTAGAAAATCGTACTGGTTATTCTCAGACTAATGAAACTGAAATATTAAATCCTTACGTAAATTTCAATCATTATAAAAACAGTCAAATATTAGCTGATGTATTAGTAGCTGAAAGCATTCAAATGCGAGGTGTAGAATGCTATTATGTTCCAAGAGAGTATGTTTCCCCTGATTTGATATTCGGTGAAGACTTAAAAAATAAATTTACTAAAGCTTGGAAATTCGCTGCATATTTAAATTCGTTTGAAGGATATGAAGGAGCTAAATCGTTTTTTAGTAATTTTGGTATGCAAGTACAGGATGAAGTTACTTTATCTATTAATCCAAACTTGTTTAAACACCAAGTAAATGGAAAAGAACCAAAGGAAGGCGATTTGATATATTTTCCTATGGATAACAGCTTATTCGAAATTAACTGGGTTGAACCATATGATCCATTTTATCAATTAGGCCAAAACGCTATTCGTAAAATTACAGCAGGTAAATTCATTTATTCTGGAGAAGAAATTAATCCAGTTCTGCAGAAAAATGAAGGAATTAACATTCCGGAATTCAGTGAATTAGAATTAAATCCTGTTCGCAATCTTAATGGCATTCATGATATTAATATTGATCAGTATGCTGAAGTAGATCAAATTAATTCTGAAGCTAAAGAATATGTTGAACCTTATGTTGTTGTCAATAACAGAGGCAAATCTTTCGAATCTAGCCCATTTGATAATGATTTCATGGATTAATAAATATTATAAACTAATTAAAGCCCAGATTAGGAGAAATCATGTTTGGTTATTTTTATAATTCGTCTTTTAGACGATATGCTACCTTGATGGGCGATTTGTTTTCAAATATCCAAATCAAACGTCAGTTAGAATCTGGTGATAAGTTTATACGTGTTCCTATTACGTATGCATCAAAGGAACACTTCATGATGAAATTAAATAAATGGACATCAATAAATTCACAAGAAGATGTAGCTAAAGTTGAAACTATTCTACCTCGTATAAATTTACATTTAGTTGATTTTAGCTATAATGCTCCATTTAAAACAAATATTTTAAATCAAAATTTACTGCAAAAAGGCGCAACTTCTGTAGTATCACAGTATAATCCATCTCCTATTAAAATGATTTATGAATTGAGTATCTTTACTCGCTACGAAGACGATATGTTTCAAATAGTTGAACAGATTCTTCCATATTTTCAGCCTCATTTTAATACAACTATGTATGAACAGTTTGGAAATGATATTCCATTTAAAAGGGATATTAAAATTGTACTGATGTCTGCTGCTATAGACGAATCTATAGATGGAGATAATTTATCTCGTCGTAGAATTGAATGGTCACTAACATTTGAAGTAAACGGATGGATGTATCCTCCAGTAGATGATGCAGAAGGATTAATTCGTACTACTTATACAGATTTTCACGCCAACACAAGAGATTTGCCTGATGGTGAAGGTGTTTTTGAATCTGTCGATAGCGAAGTTGTTCCTCGAGATATTAACCCAGAAGACTGGGATGGAACAGTAAAACAAACTTTCACTAGCAATGTAAATAGACCAACGCCGCCAGAACCTCCTGGCCCAAGAACATAGAGGTTATTATGGAAGGTCTTGATATAAACAAACTTTTAGATATTTCTGACCTCCCCGGAATTGACGGGGAGGAAATTAAAGTATATGAACCTCTGCAATTAGTAGAAGTTAAAAGCAATCCTCAAAACCGTACTCCTGACTTAGAAGATGATTATGGAGTAGTTCGTCGAAATATGCATTTTCAACAGCAAATGCTAATGGACGCAGCCAAGATTTTTCTTGAGACGGCAAAGAATGCTGATTCTCCTCGTCACATGGAAGTATTTGCAACTCTTATGGGGCAAATGACTACGACGAACAGAGAAATACTGAAGCTTCATAAAGATATGAAAGATATTACATCTGAGCAGGTTGGCACTAAAGGTGCTGTTCCTACAGGTCAAATGAATATTCAAAACGCGACAGTATTCATGGGTTCACCAACAGAATTAATGGACGAAATTGGTGATGCTTACGAGGCTCAAGAAGCTCGTGAGAAGGTGATAAATGGAACAACCGATTAATGCATTAAATGATTTCCATCCATTAAATGAAGCTGGAAAAATTTTAATAAAACACCCAAGCTTAGCTGAAAGAAAAGATGAAGATGGAATTCATTGGATAAAATCACAGTGGGATGGAAAATGGTATCCTGAAAAATTCAGTGATTACCTTCGTCTACACAAAATAGTAAAAATTCCAAATAATTCTGATAAGCCCGAATTATTTCAAACTTATAAAGATAAGAATAATAAAAGATCTCGGTATATGGGTCTTCCTAACCTGAAACGAGCTAATATTAAAACACAATGGACTCGTGAAATGGTTGAGGAGTGGAAAAAATGCCGAGACGATATTGTTTATTTTGCAGAAACATACTGTGCTATTACACATATTGACTATGGTGTCATAAAGGTTCAATTACGTGACTATCAGCGTGATATGCTCAAAATAATGTCATCTAAACGTATGACTGTTTGTAATCTATCACGCCAGCTCGGTAAAACAACCGTAGTAGCTATTTTCCTTGCGCACTTTGTATGTTTTAACAAGGATAAAGCTGTAGGTATTCTTGCGCACAAAGGCTCAATGTCTGCGGAAGTTTTAGATCGTACTAAGCAAGCAATTGAACTGCTTCCTGACTTTTTACAGCCTGGTATAGTTGAATGGAATAAGGGTTCAATTGAACTAGATAATGGTTCTTCAATTGGCGCTTATGCTTCCTCTCCTGACGCAGTTCGTGGTAACTCATTCGCAATGATTTATATTGACGAATGTGCATTTATTCCAAACTTCCATGATTCCTGGCTTGCTATTCAACCAGTAATTTCATCTGGTCGTCGTTCGAAAATTATTATTACTACGACTCCTAATGGATTAAACCATTTTTATGATATTTGGACTGCAGCCGTTGAAGGTAAATCTGGATTTGAACCATACACTGCTATTTGGAATTCAGTTAAAGAACGTCTTTATAACGATGAAGATATTTTTGACGATGGATGGCAATGGAGTATACAAACCATTAATGGTTCTTCATTAGCCCAATTCCGTCAAGAACATACTGCGGCGTTTGAAGGGACTTCTGGTACATTAATTTCAGGAATGAAATTAGCTATTATGGATTTCATTGAAGTAACTCCAGATGATCATGGTTTTCATCGATTTAAAAGCCCTGAACCAGATAGAAAATATATTGCAACTCTAGACTGCTCAGAAGGTCGTGGGCAAGATTACCACGCTTTGCATATTATTGATGTTACTGATGATGTGTGGGAACAGGTTGGTGTTTTGCATTCAAACACTATTTCTCATTTAATTCTACCTGACATCGTTATGCGTTATTTAGTAGAATATAATGAATGCCCAGTTTATATTGAATTAAATAGTACTGGTGTGTCAGTTGCAAAATCACTTTATATGGATTTAGAATACGAAGGTGTTATCTGCGATTCATATACTGATTTAGGAATGAAACAAACTAAACGCACGAAAGCAGTAGGATGTTCCACGCTAAAAGACCTTATTGAAAAAGATAAGCTTATTATTCATCACCGAGCGACTATCCAAGAATTTAGAACGTTTAGTGAAAAAGGCGTGTCTTGGGCAGCTGAAGAAGGTTATCACGACGATTTAGTAATGTCTCTAGTGATTTTTGGATGGTTATCAACACAATCAAAATTTATTGATTATGCTGATAAAGATGACATGCGATTAGCATCTGAAGTATTTTCAAAAGAGCTTCAGGATATGAGCGACGATTACGCGCCAGTTATATTTGTGGATTCGGTTCATTCTGCTGAGTATGTTCCAGTATCTCATGGTATGTCAATGGTATAAATATATTAAAGCATATTAAAGAGGATTAAAAATGACTTTATTATCTCCGGGCATTGAGCTCAAAGAAACTACGGTTCAAAGCACCGTGGTTAATAACTCTACTGGTACAGCAGCTTTGGCCGGTAAATTCCAGTGGGGTCCTGCTTTTCAGATTAAACAGGTTACAAATGAAGTAGATTTAGTTAATACTTTTGGTCAACCAACCGCTGAAACTGCTGACTATTTTATGTCTGCGATGAATTTCTTGCAGTACGGAAATGACTTACGAGTAGTTCGTGCTGTTGATAGAGATACCGCTAAAAACTCATCGCCAATTGCTGGTAATATTGAATACACAATTTCTACCCCAGGTAGTAACTATGCGGTTGGAGATAAAATCACGGTCAAATATGTTTCAGATGATATTGAAACTGAAGGTAAAATTACTGAAGTAGACGCAGATGGAAAAATTAAGAAAATTAATATTCCTACTGCAAAAATTATCGCTAAAGCTAAAGAAGTCGGTGAATATCCAGAATTAGGTTCTAACTGGACTGCGGAAATTTCTTCGTCTTCCTCTGGTTTAGCCGCAGTAATAACTCTTGGAAAAATTATTACTGATTCTGGTATTTTATTAGCTGAAATTGAAAATGCTGAAGCTGCTATGACAGCGGTCGACTTTCAAGCAAATCTCGAAAAATACGGAATTCCAGGAATAGTAGCTCTTTATCCAGGCGAATTAGGCGATAAAATTGAAATTGAAATCGTATCTAAAGCTGACTATGCAAAAGGAGCTTCTGCATTACTCCCAATTTATCCAGGTGGTGGTACTCGTGCATCTACTGCTAAGGCAGTGTTTGGATATGGACCACAAACTGATTCACAATACGCTATTATAGTTCGCCGTAATGATGCTATTGTTCAAAGTATTGTTCTTTCAACAAAGCGTGGTGAAAAAGACATTTATGACAGTAACATCTATATTGATGACTTTTTCGCAAAAGGCGGTTCAGAATATATTTTCGCAACTGCACAAAACTGGCCAGAAGGCTTCTCTGGAATTTTAACTCTGTCTGGTGGATTATCATCAAATGCTGAAGTAACAGCAGGAGATTTGATGGAAGCTTGGGACTTCTTTGCTGACCGCGAATCTGTTGACGTTCAGTTGTTTATTGCGGGTTCTTGTGCCGGTGAATCTCTTGAAACAGCATCTACTGTCCAAAAACATGTTGTTTCAATTGGTGATGCTCGTCAAGATTGCTTAGTATTATGCTCACCTCCGCGTGAAACTGTAGTTGGAATTCCTGTAACTCGTGCAGTAGATAATTTAGTTAACTGGAGAACTGCAGCAGGTTCATACACTGATAATAACTTTAATATCAGTTCAACCTACGCAGCAATTGATGGTAACTACAAATATCAGTATGACAAATATAATGATGTGAATCGTTGGGTTCCATTAGCAGCTGATATTGCTGGTTTATGCGCAAGAACTGATAACGTATCTCAGACTTGGATGTCTCCAGCTGGTTATAATCGTGGCCAGATTCTTAACGTTATTAAACTTGCTATTGAAACTCGCCAAGCTCAGCGCGACCGTTTATATCAAGAAGCTATCAACCCAGTAACTGGTACAGGTGGTGATGGTTACGTATTGTATGGTGATAAAACAGCTACTTCTGTTCCTTCTCCATTTGATCGTATTAACGTTCGTCGTCTGTTTAATATGTTGAAAACGAATATCGGACGTAGTTCAAAATATCGTTTGTTCGAATTAAACAACGCGTTTACTCGTTCATCATTCCGCACAGAAACTGCCCAATACTTACAGGGAATTAAAGCTCTCGGTGGAATTTATGAATATCGTGTAGTTTGCGATACAACAAATAACACTCCGTCAGTAATTGATAGAAATGAGTTTGTTGCAACATTCTACATTCAACCGGCTAGAAGCATTAACTACATTACCTTGAACTTCGTAGCAACTGCTACTGGTGCAGATTTCGATGAGTTAACTGGTCTTGCTGGTTAATACGGTGCATTCTAAAGGCCTGTTTCGGCAGGCCATATAAATACACTATATCCTTAATTCTTTAATTCTATATGCCCTAGGTTAAACATAGGGATATAAATACTACAGAGGCTAATATGTTTGTAGATGATGTAACACGAGCGTTTGAATCTGGTGATTTTGCTCGACCTAACTTATTCCAAGTAGAAATTTCTTATCTTGGACAAAATTTTACATTCCAATGTAAAGCCACTGCTTTACCAGCTGGTATTGTAGAAAAAATTCCAGTCGGATTTATGAACCGTAAAATTAACGTAGCAGGCGATCGTACATTCGATGACTGGACTGTTACAGTAATGAACGATGAAGCTCATGATGCTCGCCAGAAGTTTGTTGATTGGCAAAGCATTGCTGCTGGTCAAGGAAACGAAATTACTGGTGGAAAACCTGCAGAGTATAAAAAGAGCGCTATTGTTCGTCAATATGCTCGTGATGCTAAAACAGTAACAAAAGAAATTGAAATTAAAGGTCTGTGGCCTACTAACGTGGGTGAACTTCAATTAGATTGGGATTCAAACAATGAAATCCAAACCTTTGAAGTAACTCTTGCTCTCGATTATTGGGAATAAAATGAATGGGGAGAAATCCCCATCCTGCTTAAAGCAGAGAAGTCCATTATAAATATAACTATAATTCCCATTTGGAGAATACAATGAAATTTAATGTATTAAGTTTGTTTGCTCCATGGGCTAAAATGGACGAACGAAATTTTAAAGACCAAGAAAAAGAAGATCTTGTTTCCATTACAGCCCCAAAGCTTGATGATGGAGCAAGAGAATTTGAAGTAAGCTCGAATGAAGCTGCTTCTCCTTATAATGCTGCATTCCAAACAATTTTTGGTTCATACGAACCAGGAATGAAAAGTACACGTGAGCTTATTGATACATATCGTAATCTCATGAATAACTATGAAGTGGACAATGCAGTTTCAGAAATTGTTTCAGATGCTATCGTCTATGAAGATGATACTGAAGTCGTTGCGTTAAATTTGGATAAATCTAAATTTAGCCCAAAAATTAAAAATATGATGTTAGATGAATTTAATGATGTATTAAATCATTTATCATTTCAACGAAAAGGTTCTGATCATTTTAGACGTTGGTATGTTGATTCAAGAATTTTCTTTCATAAAATCATTGATCCAAAACGTCCAAAAGAAGGCATAAAAGAATTACGTAGATTAGACCCTCGCCAAGTTCAGTATGTTCGCGAAATTATAACAGAAACTGAAGCTGGCACAAAAATAGTTAAAGGTTACAAAGAATATTTTATATATGATACTGCCCATGAGTCATATGCATGTGATGGTAGAATGTATGAAGCTGGCACAAAAATAAAAATTCCAAAAGCTGCTGTTGTTTATGCCCATTCTGGATTAGTCGATTGCTGTGGCAAAAATATCATCGGGTATTTACATCGTGCTGTTAAACCTGCTAACCAATTAAAATTATTAGAAGATGCTGTAGTCATTTATCGCATTACTCGTGCTCCTGACCGTCGTGTTTGGTATGTAGACACAGGTAATATGCCTGCTCGTAAAGCTGCTGAGCACATGCAACATGTTATGAACACGATGAAAAACCGTGTAGTATATGATGCATCAACAGGTAAAATAAAAAATCAACAACATAATATGTCTATGACCGAAGACTATTGGTTGCAGCGCCGTGATGGTAAAGCTGTGACAGAAGTTGATACTCTTCCTGGTGCTGATAATACTGGCAATATGGAAGATATTCGTTGGTTTAGACAAGCTCTTTACATGGCATTACGTGTTCCTCTTTCACGCATTCCACAAGACCAACAAGGCGGTGTGATGTTTGATTCTGGAACTAGCATTACACGTGATGAATTAACGTTTGCTAAATTTATTCGTGAGTTACAGCACAAGTTTGAAGAAGTTTTCCTAGATCCACTTAAAACAAATCTTTTGCTTAAAGGTATAATCACAGAAGATGAGTGGAATGATGAAATAAATAATATTAAGATAGAATTTCATCGGGATAGCTACTTTGCTGAGCTCAAAGAAGCAGAAATTTTGGAACGAAGAATTAATATGCTAACCATGGCAGAACCATTTATTGGTAAATATATTTCTCACAGAACTGCTATGAAAGATATTTTGCAGATGACTGATGAAGAAATAGAACAAGAAGCCAAGCAAATTGAAGAAGAGTCTAAAGAGGCTCGTTTCCAAGACCCCGACCAAGAACAAGAGGATTTTTAATGGAAGGTTTAATTGAAGCTATTAAATCAAACGACCTCGTAGCCGCTCGTAAATTATTTGCTGAAGCCATGGCTGCAAGAACGACTGATTTAATTAAAGAAGAAAAAATCGCTATCGCTCGTAATTTCTTAATCGAAGGTGAAGAACCTGATGACGAGGATGATGACGAAGACGAAGATAGTGATGATAAAGACGACAAAAAAGACAAAGACTCTGACGAAGACGAGGATGATGAATAATGCTTCTGATCCCTGAAACTCATGAATTAGTTCTCGAGAATGTCGAAGCACTTATTCCTGAAGCACAGGGTCGCTTTGACGAATTGTCTTCTGCTTTAAATAAAGACGATATAAATACAATTGTCGAGAATATGCTTGATGATGAAACTGATTTAGCGGTTGCATTAGCTTCTATTAATGAAAATATGCCGTTAAATGAATTTATCGTTAAACATGTTTCTGCCCGTGGTGAAATTACTCGCACTAAAGATCGCAAAACCCGCGAACGTAATGCATTTCAAACTACCGGGTTGTCTAAAGCAAAACGTAGACAAATTGCTCGTAAAGCTACCAAAACGAAGATTGCCAATCCAGCAGGTCAATCTCGTGCTCAGCGTAAGCGTAAAAAAGCTCTTAAACGCCGTAAAGCATTAGGATTAAGCTAATGAATGAACCCCAATTACTAATTGAAACTTGGGGTCAACCTGGCGAAATTATTGATGGCGTACCAATGCTTGAATCTCATGATGGAAAAGACTTAGGTTTAAAACCGGGTTTATACATCGAAGGAATATTCATGCAAGCGGAAGTCGTCAATAGAAATAAACGTCTTTATCCAAAACGTATATTAGAAAAAGCGGTAAAAGACTATATTAATGAGCAAGTTTTAACTAAACAAGCTCTCGGAGAATTAAATCATCCTCCACGCGCTAATGTTGACCCGATGCAAGCCGCTATCATTATAGAAGATATGTGGTGGAAAGGAAATGACGTATACGGACGAGCTCGTGTTATTGAAGGTGACCACGGTCCTGGAGATAAATTAGCAGCTAATATTCGTGCCGGATGGATTCCAGGAGTTTCTTCTCGTGGATTAGGTTCATTGACTGACACAAATAAAGGTTATCGTATCGTAAACGAAGGATTCAAATTAACTGTAGGTGTTGATGCAGTATGGGGTCCAAGTGCTCCAGATGCATGGGTAACTCCTAAGGAAATTACCGAATCACAGACGGCGGAAGCCGATACAAGTGCCGATGACGCCTATATGGCTCTCGCAGAGGCCATGAAAAAAGCGTTATAAATATTATTATCTAAACAACAGGACTACAAAATGCTTAAAGAACAACTGATTGCCGAAGCGCAGAAAATTGATGCTTCCGTTGCTCTTGATAGTATTTTCGAATCAGTTAATATTTCTCCGGAAGCAAAAGAAACTTTCGGCACTGTATTCGAAGCTACCGTCAAGCAGCACGCCGTTAAATTAGCTGAATCTCATATCGCTAAAATTGCTGAAAAAGCAGAAGAAGAAGTAGAAAAAAATAAAGAAGAAGCAGAAGAAAAAGCTGAGAAGAAAATCGCTGAGCAAGCTTCTAAATTCCTTGACCATCTTGCAAAAGAATGGCTCACTGAAAATAAATTAGCAGTAGATAAAGGTATCAAAGCCGAACTGTTTGAATCCATGCTTGGTGGATTGAAAGAGCTCTTCGTTGAACACAACGTTGTTGTTCCAGAAGAATCAGTTGATGTTGTAGCTGAAATGGAAGAAGAACTGCAAGAACATAAAGAAGAATCAGCTCGTCTGTTCGAAGAACTCAATAAGCGTGACGCATATATCAATTATGTGCAGCGTGAAGTGGCATTGAGCGAAAGTACTAAAGATCTGACTGAGTCTCAAAAAGAAAAAGTCTCTGCTCTGGTCGAAGGTATGGATTATTCAGATGCATTCTCAAGTAAATTGAGTGCAATCGTAGAAATGGTGAAGAAATCTAATAAAGATGAAAGCACTATTACTGAGAGTATAAATACTCCTGATACTGAAGCAGCCGGACTGAATTTCGTCACTGAAGCTGTAGAAGATAAATCTGCACAAGGTGCAGAAGATATTGTAAGTGTATATGCGAAAGTCGCATCTCGTTTCTAATTTTAAAGGTTAACACAAATGACTATCAAAACTAAAGCTGAACTTTTGAACAAATGGAAGCCATTACTGGAAGGTGAAGGTTTACCGGAAATTGCTAATAGCAAACAAGCGATTATCGCTAAAATCTTTGAAAACCAGGAAAAAGATTTCCAGACAGCTCCGGAATATAAAGACGAAAAAATTGCTCAGGCATTCGGTTCTTTCTTAACAGAAGCTGAAATCGGTGGTGACCACGGTTACAACGCTACTAACATCGCTGCTGGTCAGACTTCTGGCGCAGTAACTCAGATTGGCCCAGCTGTTATGGGTATGGTACGTCGTGCTATTCCTAACCTGATTGCTTTCGATATTTGCGGTGTTCAGCCGATGAACAGCCCAACTGGTCAGGTATTCGCACTGCGCGCAGTATATGGTAAAGACCCAATCGCTGCCGGCGCTAAAGAAGCATTCCACCCAATGTATGGTCCAGATGCAATGTTCTCTGGTCAGGGTGCTGCTAAGAAATTCCCAGCTCTGGCTGCTAGCACACAAACCGTTGTAGGTGATATCTATACTCACTTCTTCCAGGAAACTGGTACTGTGTATCTGCAGGCTTCTGCTGTAGTAACAATCGATGCTGGTGCATCTGACGCAGCTAAATTAGATGCAGAAATTAAGAAACAAATGGAAGCTGGTGTACTGGTAGAAATCGCTGAAGGTATGGCTACTTCTATCGCTGAACTCCAGGAAGGTTTCAACGGTTCTACCGATAACCCATGGAATGAAATGGGCTTCCGTATCGATAAACAAGTTATCGAAGCTAAATCTCGTCAGCTGAAAGCTGCTTACTCTATCGAATTAGCACAAGACCTCCGCGCTGTTCACGGTATGGATGCTGATGCTGAACTGTCTGGTATTCTGGCTACCGAAATCATGCTGGAAATCAACCGTGAAGTTGTTGATTGGATTAACTACTCCGCTCAGGTTGGTAAATCTGGTATGACCCTGACTCCGGGTTCTAAAGCTGGTGTATTTGACTTCCAGGACCCAATCGATATTCGTGGTGCTCGCTGGGCAGGTGAATCCTTTAAAGCTCTGTTGTTCCAGATTGACAAAGAAGCAGTTGAAATTGCTCGTCAGACTGGTCGCGGCGAAGGTAACTTCATTATCGCTTCCCGTAACGTAGTTAACGTTCTGGCTTCAGTTGATACCGGCATTTCTTATGCTGCACAGGGTCTGGCTACCGGCTTTAACACTGATACTACCAAGTCAGTATTTGCTGGTGTTCTGGGTGGTAAATACCGTGTATATATCGACCAGTATGCTAAACAGGATTATTTCACTGTAGGTTATAAAGGTCCGAACGAAATGGATGCTGGTATTTACTACGCTCCATATGTAGCTCTGACTCCGCTGCGTGGTTCCGATCCGAAGAACTTCCAACCGGTAATGGGATTCAAAACTCGTTACGGTATCGGTATCAACCCATTTGCAGAATCCGCTGCTCAGGCTCCGGCTTCTCGCATCCAGAGCGGTATGCCTTCTATTCTGAATAGCCTTGGTAAAAATGCTTACTTCCGCCGTGTATATGTTAAAGGTATCTAATCTTTGACGATTTAAGGGACCTTCGGGTCCCTTTAGTTGTTTTTATGGTATAAATAAATCATATAAACCAAAAGGAAAGCGCAATGGCTAAAATCAACGAACTTCTGCGCGAATCAACCACAACGAATAGCAACTCAATCGGTCGCCCAAATCTCGTTGCTTTGACTCGCGCTACCACTAAATTAATATATTCTGACATTGTAGCAACGCAAAGAACTAATCAACCTGTTGCTGCTTTTTATGGTATCAAATACCTTAACCCAGACAATGAATTTACATTTAAAACTGGTGCTACTTATGCTGGCGAAGCTGGATATGTAGACCGAGAACAAATCACAGAATTAACAGAAGAGTCTAAATTAACTCTCAATAAGGGCGATTTATTCAAATATAATAATATCGTTTATAAAGTATTAGAAGATACACCATTTGCTGATATTGAAGAAAGCGATTTAGAATTAGCTCTTCAGATTGCAATTGTTCTTTTAAAGGTTCGTCTATTTTCTGACGCAGCGTCAACAAGCAAATTTGAAAGCTCTGATAGTGAAATTGCGGATGCTAGATTCCAGATTAATAAATGGCAAACCGCAGTTAAATCTCGTAAACTTAAAACTGGTATCACAGTTGAATTAGCACAAGATTTAGAAGCAAATGGATTCGATGCTCCTAATTTCTTGGAAGATTTGCTTGCAACTGAAATGGCAGATGAAATCAATAAAGATATTCTGCAGTCTTTGATTACAGTGTCAAAACGCTATAAAGTTACAGGAATTACTGATACTGGATTCATCGATTTGAGTTATGCATCTGCACCTGAAGCTGGTCGTTCATTATACCGAATGGTATGTGAAATGGTTTCGCATATCCAAAAAGAATCAACTTATACAGCAACGTTCTGTGTTGCTTCAGCTCGTGCTGCTGCGATTCTTGCTGCATCAGGTTGGTTAAAACATAAACCAGAAGATGATAAATATCTTTCACAAAATGCCTATGGGTTCTTAGCTAATGGTTTACCGCTTTATTGCGATACTAACAGCCCATTAGATTATGTAATCGTTGGCGTAGTAGAAAATATCGGTGAAAAAGAAATTGTTGGATCAATTTTCTATGCTCCGTATACAGAAGGCCTTGACTTAGATGACCCTGAACATGTAGGTGCATTTAAAGTTGTAGTTGACCCAGAAAGTTTGCAGCCATCTATCGGTTTATTAGTTAGATATGCTTTATCAGCAAATCCTTACACTGTAGCAAAAGATGAAAAAGAAGCAAGAATAATTGATGGTGGAGACATGGATAAAATGGCGGGTCGTTCAGATTTGTCTGTTTTATTAGGTGTTAAGCTACCAAAAATTATCGTTGATGAATAAAACAAAGGGACCTTTCGGTCCCTTTTTATTTAACTTACCAATTCAATCCAAGCCGGACGAAGTACATCTTGTACCATTTTAACTAATTCCTTTTTAACCAAAGAAGGATTATCTGCTTGAGTTAGAGTAATACCTTCGCGAGAAGTTTCTTCCAAAATATCTTGAACAGTTAGTCCCATCACCTTTCCAAAATCCTTCGGACCAATTTCACCAATTTTAGAAATAACGTTATTTACTCGGTTCAGTGTAACGTAGCAAGCTAAAATTCCCACCAATTTGTTATCAGCTTCTGATAGTTCAACTTTAGCTTTAATAGGCTTATCAGACTTTTTCTTTTCACTAAATTTGGAATTCTTGCATTTGATGGCTACACGATTTCCATTATGAAGCCAAGAAGGATAACAAGGTTTCAATACATATCCTTCAGCGGTAAATACTTCGCCTTTGGCTTCAGCTTTCCAAACACATTTGTTAGCGTCAACTAATCCAGCATGGTCTACCGTAAAATTATAATCCTGTACGACAGAATCTAAATCATTTGGCAATTTAATAAGTTCTTCAAATTTACCACGACCTAAAAGTGGAGCCATTTTAAATTTAAATGTATTACAGAATGATTCCATCATATAATCATCGACATAAGTCACATCACCACTTTCTGTAGTGACAATAATGTCAAATACATAAAAATCTTTATCGCCATAATCGACATTCTTCTGAATGCCAGGTCCAGCGAATTCGCCAAAGACTTGATAAGATACAACCGCTGAGGTTTCCATAATATCTTGTACTGCTTTAATAGAATCTTCGTAATTCTTTAGAATAATTTCATACCCAAAGAAATCTTCAGCAGGAAGAATCGGTCCAGTACGTTTAGCGCAAGTTACTTTATCACGCTCAATAATCAATGAGAAATTTGTGCCGTGAATCTTTTCACGAGCTACCCACTCCCCACCAGTCAATCCCAAGCTATAAAGTTTTTCAATAAATTTAGAGTTGTAATGATTTTCAAGACTGCTATACTTTTTAAACATAATTAATCCTCAAAATGTAATTTCTAACCAATCACCATCACGCTGATCACTATTGACTTTAAAGCTGAATCCTTCTTTTCTCAGCCAATCACCAATTTCTTCAGTAATCAATTTATCACGAGCAGTACAATAATAACTAAAATATGTTTTACCTTGTTCAGCTGCTTTATTAGCAAGTTCCGAAAAATCTTTAATAAAACACTCTAGTTTAAACTGTTTACTTTTAAGTGCTTTTTCACGTAATTGATTAGCAAAAGATTCATTTTCATAAAGATCATACTGTTCCATTTTTCACCTTTTTATTAATATGTCTTTTTCTATAGACAACTTTTTCTCGAGTCTCAAATTTATTCTTAGCAGTCATAGCTCGAGCCCATAATACAGCCACTTCTTTTGCCTGTAAGTTTAATTCACGAGCAATTTCAATGAATGACTTTCCAGACTCATGAAGAGTAAACACCACAACCTCAGTTCTCATAATCAATCTCATGTTATCGAGTTGATGCCATTATATACATCGTTTTCTGATTGTGTTTTGTGTGCTTTCAAAATGAAGAAAGGGGCCGAAGCCCCTGAGATTATGGATAGGTATAGATGATACCAGTTTCTAAAGCAGTTTTATGAATGATGTATCCATTGCGCGATTCTTGAACATCAACTTCTGGATAGTCTTTCATCATCTTCTGAAGAGTGTAACGATGCAGGTAGTATTTACTATCTGGATCTTCAGTTTTCCAATCTTTACCTTCTTCAGTCATTTTTTGGATTTCATCCATAACCCACCAACCACACCAGATATAAGCTGAGCTACGATGTGGAAGAGGATGAACATAAGGTAATTCACCTTCTGGTTCCGGAGCAACTTTATCAGTCACTTGAACTTGACCTGTGGCTTTAACTGTTTTACTATCATAGTCAGTTGCTGTAACGACAGCAGTAACTTCAATAGTTTGACTTCCAATAGATGAGGTATCAACAGTATATACGTTAGTTGACCCTTCTACAGGAGAAGAATCTTTCTTCCATGAGTAAGTAATTTGTGCTTCTTCTGGAGCACCCGTAACATTAGCCGTAAATGTAGCCGAAGCATCCTGCTGAACATTAATAGAAGGAGGAGTCAATGCAATCTGTGGATTCATTGTCTTCTTATTAACTGTCAATGATACTTCATTGGAAGTAACTTCCTTTTCATTATAATTTTCTGCAGTTACTTGGGCTACGCATTTAATTCTTTTTACTCCACTTGTAGTTGGAGTATAGTTAAATGTAGAGTTAGTTTCTCCACCAACTTGTGAATCATCTACATACCACTGATACGTGGCAGACGCTCCATCAGGTTGAGAAGCTAAGGCAGCAGTAAATTGAACTGGGGTTCCGATTACTCCCGCGTCAGGGCTATTAGGAGTTACAGCTAAGGTGGTCGTTTGTGTCTTATTTTGAACTGCGATAGTTGTAGTAGCTTCTGCTGTTTCAGCATCAGTATCTGGAACTGTATTTGTTGCAACTACTTTAATAGTCTTTTGTCCAGCAGGTCCTTTTAATACATAATCAAAAGTTGCTTCAGCTCCATCTTGTGGAGCATCATCTACAGTCCAAGCATATGTAATAGTTCCGCCTCCAGTTTCACCACTGGGTGTAGCAGTAAACTGCTTAGTTTCATCAATAACCCCTGTCGGTGTTTTAGGAGTTATATCAACTGTAAAAGTCATAAGTTATCCTTATTTTAATGTTACGAAAGAAGAGTTGCGTGTTTCACGAATTAAAACTGATCCGTCACGGTTAATGTAATAAATTAAGCTAAATAAAGTTTGGTGTGCTGACGCATGTTCAAAACTAGTTGGGTGAGATTTCCAATCTGGGGTTTCAGCAATCCATTGATAAATCCACCAAGGAACAGTGCAGAATCCTGGATTTTTTCCAATCAGCTGAAGATTCGGACTAAAGTTTTCCGGAAGAGTAAATACAGACGGCTTTTCAGATTCAATAATCTCAGCTACAGCCTGTTCGAATTTTTCTTCAACAAAAGGAGTATCTTCAATTAAAACAGTGGTATTTTCAGGAATTTTATCCGTTTCTACTACTTCAATTTTAATGTCAGATTTAACCGGAGAATCAATCAGAAGTGCTGCCTCTGGATTGACTTCTTCATCGTCATATTTTAATCCGTCTGCGGCATCAGCAGCATCAATTAAGTCTTTAATAGATAACCCATCAGTCTCTGGCATAGGTTCACTAGCGAGCTTCTGGAGAGCTTCTTCAATATCATTAACGATATTATCAAAAGATTTATTCTTTTTGACCTTTATACCAAACTGTTCAGCATATTCAGCTAATTTAGCTTTAGCTTCTTTATTATCATCAAGAGCCTTCAGCTCTGCAATATAATCTTTATCTATCATAATATTTCCTCAGTATAAATATAGATATATTTATTACATGGTATTTAGACATGACTGACATTAAAGTACATTTTTATGATTTTAGTCACGTGAGAATTGATTGCGAAGAAAGTACATTTCATGAACTCCGTGATTTCTTTAGCTTTGAAGCTGATGGGTATCGTTTTAATCCGAAGTACAAATATGGCCACTGGGATGGACGAATTCGTCTTTTAGATTATAATCGTCTTCTTCCATTCGGCTTAGTCGGGCAAATTAAAAAGTTCTGTGATAACTTTGGCTATAAAGCCTGGATTGACCCACAAATTAACGAAAAAGAAGAATTATCAAGAAAAGATTTTGATGAATGGCTTTCTAAATTAGAAATCTATTCAGGAAATAAAAGAATTGAACCACACTGGTATCAAAAAGATGCAGTGTTCGAAGGATTAGTTAATCGTCGTAGAATTCTTAATCTTCCAACATCCGCTGGTAAATCGTTAATTCAAGCTTTGCTTGCGCGATATTATTTGGAAAATTATGAAGGTAAAATTCTTATCATTGTTCCAACAACTGCTCTGACAACTCAGATGGCTGATGACTTCGTCGACTATCGTTTATTCAGTCATGCAATGATAAAGAAAATTGGTGGCGGAGCATCAAAAGATGATAAATATAAAAATGATGCACCAGTCGTTGTTGGTACATGGCAAACTGTAGTAAAACAACCGAAAGAATGGTTCTCACAGTTTGGAATGATGATGAATGATGAATGCCATCTTGCTACAGGAAAAAGTATTTCATCTATCATATCAGGTTTAAATAACTGCATGTTCAAATTTGGTCTATCTGGTTCATTACGTGATGGCAAAGCCAATATCATGCAGTATGTTGGAATGTTTGGTGAAATATTTAAGCCAGTAACGACTTCTAAGTTAATGGAAGATGGACAAGTAACTGAGCTAAAAATTAATAGTATTTTTCTTCGCTATCCCGATGAGTTCACTACTAAATTAAAGGGAAAAACTTATCAAGAAGAAATAAAAATTATTACTGGGCTTAGTAAAAGAAATAAATGGATCGCTAAATTGGCTATTAAGCTTGCACAAAAAGATGAAAACGCTTTTGTCATGTTTAAACACGTATCGCACGGTAAAGCTATTTTCGATTTAATTAAAAATGAATACGATAAAGTTTATTACGTATCAGGGGAAGTTGATACCGAAACCCGCAATATAATGAAAACCTTAGCTGAAAACGGTAAAGGAATAATTATAGTAGCTAGTTATGGTGTATTTTCTACTGGTATTTCAGTTAAAAATCTGCATCACGTTGTTTTAGCACACGGCGTTAAATCTAAAATTATTGTATTACAAACAATAGGTCGCGTATTACGTAAGCATGGTTCTAAAACAATCGCAACGGTCTGGGACCTCATAGATGACGCGGGCGTAGTTTCTAAATCAAAAACATCTTCTAAAAAATACTCGCATTTAAACTATCTTTTAAAACATGGACTTGATCGTATTCAGCGTTATGCTGATGAGAAGTTTAATTATGTGATGAAAGAGGTTAAACTTTGAATTATAAATTAATATACGATAATTTAATTAATAGAGCCCAGAATCGGGCTCGCCTTAATGGATACACTGAAACTCATCATATAATTCCTAGATGTATGGACGGTACGGATGATAAGTGTAATTTGGTAGAACTAACAGCTGAAGAGCATTTTATAGCTCATAAACTTTTAGCTAAAATTCATCCAAACCATTACGGTATAATTAAAGCCGTTATATGTATGGGGATGAATTCAAAGACTCATGAAAGACACGTTAATAAATCTTACGCCTGGGAACGTCGTAAAATGGCAGAACTTCAATCAGGTGAAGGTAATCCATTTTACGGAAAACACCATACGGAAGAACATAAACAATATATGTCAAAACTCATGAAAAATCGTCCAATTACGTGGGGAAGTAAAATTAGTAAAACTAAAAGAATGAACCCAACAAAATGGACTGAAGAAGCTAAAAGATTGCATTCTATCAATCAATCAGGTAAAAATAATGGCATGTATGGAAGGAAACATTCCGCTAAATCTATTCAGAAAATTAAAGATAACATGCCAGATAATTCAGGAGCTAATAACCCAGCTGCTAAACCTATAGAAGTAAATGGTGTTAAGTATAAATGCATGAAAGATGCTTCTAAAGCTACTGGATTATCAATGTACAAACTAAGAATACTTAGAAAAACAGTTAATTTATAAGGGCTTCGGCCCTTTGGAGAAAAAGATGTTACTAGAATTTAAACAATTTCTTTATGAAGCTTCTATTGATGAATTTATGGGTAAAATTGCCTCTTGTCAAACATTAGAAGGTCTAGAAGAACTTGAAGCTTATTATAAGAAAAGAGTTAAAGAAACTGAATTAAAAGATACTGATGACATCTCAGTTAGAGATGCTTTGGCAGGAAAAAGAGCTGAATTAGAAGATTCAGACGATGAAGTAGAAGAAAGCTTTTAAATTAAAAAAGGCCCAACCAAAAAGGAAGGGCCAAAACTATAGACTAAAGGTCACACTATAGCAAAAGTTGTGTTTCATTTAATTGTTCTTCCGAACTTTCTGAAACTGGTAGTTCTTTAATGTAATTATAACAAGGCCCAGGATGTACAGGACCTTTGTCTGTTTCAACAACCAATGCAGAATCGATTGGAGTTTTACAGACAACACAAATCTTATCTGACATGATTGTCTCCTCTAAATTATATATCTATTTATATAACTCTCATATGCATATCAATGCCCATATCTTTAGAATAAAAATACTCATCAAGATACCCGGCAAATTTTCCTTTAATATAAAGTACATCTTCACCGCATGGGTGGTCGGCCAGGATACGAATATCCTGACGCTTGAGATTATACTTTTTCATTAAGAATTGAATTTCCGTTTCGAATTCTTCTTCATAATTAAAAGCATCATCAATGCTATATTTCATTATTTTCCAGCCTCAAATGCTCGCATGTCTTGAATATGCTTAATAGCAAATCCACGTGATTTAATAGCATCAAGAGCTCCGCTACAGAAATCCAATAAAATTCCCCAATATTGTAATGAAGTATCAACTTTTAAAACATCCTTATCAGCTGATAGAACTGTCTTCATTTCTGATTTCTCATAACGATCCATACTAAATTCATCGCCATCTCCTCGTCCCGAGTAGTAGTCTAATTTAGCTTTAAGAGCAACTTTTTTCTGTGCTTCAATTCTAAGCATTTCCTTTTTAATACTTGAATGCTTATTAAGCCATTTACTATATAACATCACATTATTAGCTGCTTCATACTGTAATTTAGTCGAATCTATAAACACATCTTTCTTCAATTCTTCTTGAAGATCTTCTAATCTCATATTGTTCTCTATTCAATTGTTATTGGATGGACTTAGATTCATTATACCACGTTTATACGTGAAGCATTATACTCTGTTACTGGAAGCTAGTTGTAGTTTTATCTGCTCAATATCATCAGGGTTATCGATGACTGAAAAGCGTATTTCTACTATAAGAGTATAATCATCATAAACTGGTATTACATTAACTGCTAATTTATCAATACGTGGCTCGTAGTTTCTTACTGCGCTTTCAATGTTACGCTCAACGGTATCAGCAGTAAGAGGAGTCATATTCTCAAAAAGCTGATCAGATAAATCGCATCCAAATTCTGGGTCAAAAGGTCTTGACCCTTTTCTGGTTGTAATAATTCCCAAAAGGCTATTTTTAATTGACCTTAATCCAAGAGATCTAGAAACATCTTTGTCCCAATCCATTTTCATTTCTGGGTCAATGTCAGAATAAAGCTTATTAATATTTGCCATTACAATAGCTCAAAGAATTCTTTGAGTCCTCTTATTACATGAGCGTGAGATTTTCCACACTCTGGACATTTAATTGGAACAGCCAAATAAACAGTAGGCTTTAAAAGCATATCTTTTATAGCTACAATATCTGACTCTGTGATGATAGAATATA